AATTCAGCAACCGAAATACCAGAAGAACATGATATTGCTAAATGGTCTGATTTCCTTCCTCCACTTGTTCCTTTTAAGATAAAACATTTGATAAATATTTCTGATGAATTCAAAAGAAGTTTAGTAAATGATTTAAGAACTGGTTCACATCATCAGAGAGAAAAAATATTAGTAGTTGAGTCAAAGATTATACAATTCTCTCTAGCTATTCAAGAAAAGATACAAAATATTGTTAAGCAACATAAAGTTCTTCTTCATACAACAAATAATGAACCATACCTTGAAAATGCTTGTTGCGATAGTAAAGAAAATGAAACAACTATTAATTATTTTAAGAGTCGTAGTAGTGACATTGATGAATATAACAAAATTGTACAGAGGTTATCAGACATTCTTGATGATATAAGAGCAAATACTGAATCTGCGTTGTTTTACAGCAACATTAATACAAAAAATATGTATCCATCAATAGCAAATAAGTTTGATGATAAAACTATTTATTTAGCGTTTATTTTTTATTGTAAATTCAAGTCACTTATTCCAATACCAGTAGATTTAATACCAATCTGCACTAATAAACCTGATTCAGACTTAATAAATCCTTCAGATACAATTGACAGAATAATTCAGAAATTAAAAGAAGATGGAAGGAATTACTCAAACGAACAGTTTTTAAGACTTATTCAATTAATAAGTAGAGAGAATATTGTTAATATTGAGTTAGATAATCCTGTTATTTCATGCGTAGCTAAATTATCAAATTTAATTGAAGCTATTTATGATGAAAACAATGAAAATGAAATGATTGAACAATCTTTAAGGGATTTAATATCAAACGCAATCGATACATTTAATATTGCATCAGAAGAATCAACAAAAGAAGTCAAAGAATTAAATAACTTTTTAATTAAAAATAATGACGACATGTCAAAAGAATTAATTGATTTTGTTCAAAAAAATAGTGGTTCAAATGTTACAAGAAGTTCAATTAAAAAATTTATTGATACTATAAATAATATATCTACTTGGTCGTATGACAATTCCCATAGAAATGAAGATATAAAAATTTCAGACGATTCAATGTATAATATTATGAATTTTTATAAGACATTTATAGATAATTTTATTAATATATTTCCAAATGTCATTTTAAATAATGTAAATTATGATAACACTTCGATACCAAATTATTACGGATTTTCCAAAAATCACGCTAATAAATTAAGAAAGTTTATTGCTGATTATTTTGAAAAACTAAAAACCTTTTATGGTTTACCGACTTTGAATAATATTTTAGCTACAATACAAAAAATGGGGAAAAATATGGTAAGAATAGCCGATGCAACACCTGCATTTTCAAGCATTAAAAATGGTGATAAAGTATTAAGGGGTGTTATTGATGAAAGAACTAGTAGATATTTATTTGAATATTACTTACTTAGAACATTGATTACCTACGTAATTTTATCAGATGAAAGTGATATGATTGTTTCTGAGGTAACAAAAGAAGTCGACGTTACTGATTTATTTTCTGTTGAATATATTGAAGATATGGATACAAGAATAGATTTAAGTTATACATCAAGATCTGGAACTGACACAAGAATATTAACCGGTAACAAAAAAGAGTTAAAACAAAAAACAGCAGAATTATTGATTGCTTTTATGGATATTATGAGAAAAGAAAAAAATACAATTGACATCAATTATGAAGAAATACAAGATAGAGTATTTAAATTAAAAGAGAGAGAAAAAGATATGGTAACTGATAGATTAAAATCAATGACAGATGAACAAAGAGACGTTGACACAGTTATGAAAATAACAAAACAAGGCGAATATAGTAAAGGTACGCAAAAAGGTTTAACTGTATTAGATAAAGATTTTTATGATGATGAACAGAAGCTAAGAGACGAAATGACAAAAGCTGAAAGAAAAATCAGATCAAAAAATAAAGATGTAAATGATGATAACATTGATATTTTTCTTGAAGATTATATGGAACAACAGAGAGAAGAAATAGATATAGAAGATGAAGCTTATGATATCGGATATTTAAATGAAGCATTTTATGACGGTAATTTTGATGGATTTGACGCACCTGAAGAGGAAGAAGAAGATTATACGGATTATTATTAAGAGTTTTTAGAAATAGTATAATTATAAAAATAGTTTATAATTATATATTAGATGTATAGAAATTATATAAGAGAAAATATTACACTCATATCAATTATTTTATTTGTAATTATTTTTGGAAGTATTCAATTAACAAAACCTGCTTGCTTTTATAATAAAGATGGAAGTATTCGCGAATTTGGTGTGGGATATAGAAATAAAACAATTTTACCTATTTGGCTTCTCTCGCTTTTGTTGGGAATAGTCTGTTATTTAGCTGTTTTATATTATGTTAGTTCTCCAAAAATACATTAATTTAAATAATATTTATTTTCCAATTCAAAAACATATTCCATTAAAGCTTTTATTTGCAATGATGTAGTGTCATTTATAGTTAAATCCTTAAATATTATTAGATGATTTTTAATAACATTTAATTAATTTTATATATATAGTGCCTTTTTTTTCAGCTGATCCTAACATTAACGTACATTTTTGGTTAACTGCTTATTGTATATGTAGACGCCGCTTGGTCTTTAGAATCTTTTGATTGTTGCTCTTGTTCCAAGAATTTTTGATAATTGGCTTCCATTGTTTTTGAATTACTAGTGCAACCACGTGTAGTTATTTTTAGCTGAACTATTGAAGTAAGCAACAAACCAGTATAAATATACCACATAGATTCGCCAACATTGTCTCTTGTCATAACTAATTCAAATAAGTCATTTTGCATTTTTGCTGATTCTGGACCGTCTATTTGATATTTATCTTTCATTAATGGTTTCAATATACCCCAATATTGGTCAAAATTAGACGGTACAATTTGATTTATTAATATTGAAGTATTACCACATATTTTTATTATTGTGTCAGCCGCAGATTCTAACGCTAATCTCTTTTCAGGTGTCATATTTGGGTCTTCTGTTATCTTAGTTTCAAGATCTTTATTTACCAATAATTCAGTTAATAATTTAGTAGCTGAGCCTGCAACGTAATAATATCCAACTACATCAGCAAAAGCACTCTTGAATCCTGGATAAATGGTCAAAATCAAAATTAAAACTCCAAATATTAATATCCAAGGCAAAAATGTTAATACTCCAGCAGCGCCCAAATTTTCAGAAATATTTCCTCCGCAACTCGACGTTATAATTGAAGAATTTACCATAAATTGAATAATAATTACAAGCAATGCATAAATAGCTAAATACATATAACTGTTGCTTATATAACTCTTATAGGCTTCTTGATTTTTATAGAGCGAATAAGGTAAGGATGGTTTTAAAGCCATGTAATAAAAAATAGTTGTCAATAAAAATGTAACAATATTTAAATATGAATTTGCCATATAGATAATATGTATAATTTATTTTATAATTTTAACTATAATTAATATGAATTTCGATGAGCCAATCCCTAAACCAACTCTTACAGAACCAGGTGTTAAGTATTTTTTAAACCAAGCACTTAAACAATCTCATATAATTAGAGAGAATTTTCATAATATGATATTCAATGTTGGGATGTTTATATTTTTTTTATCGATTTTAGGATTTATATTGATTTACAAATATAAAGGAAAATTAACTCCTGTTGAAATTGCACAAAAAAATAAAGAGAAACAGCAGTACATTTTGGAGAGAATAAAAACATTTCAAATATCTAAACAAAGAGCACAACAAGAATTAATAACTGGTTTGCCTCAATGGGAAAATGAATATAACGTGATTCATTCACGTCCAGGATTTTAGCTTTTACACGTTATAAAAAATAAAATTATAAATTATAATATATATAAAATGTCAGATGAATTTCCCAGTTTCGAAGATGCTATAAATGAATATTATAAATTAAAAAATAAATTTGATAGCGATAATATGTTGTTTAAAAAAAAAATAATTAATAATCCAACACTCAGTAAAAGAGAGAAACGAAGCGCATTCCTTAAATTTAAACCATCATGTGTAAATTGCAAAGCAAGGACTAATAAAGGGACTTTATTTTCAATTATATTTAATAAAGCAACTGATAAAGATGAAGAATATAGAACGTTAAATGCAAGTTGTGGAGATTTAGCAAATCCTTGTAACTTTGAAATTAAAATAAATGTAGGTAAATTTGAAAACTCTGAAACAATTCTTAATAATTTACAAAAAGAAATAAAAGAATATAAAAATAACATAATTGATGATAAAAATAAATTGCTTTTTGGTTTAATCACCACAGAAACAGCCATAGAAAATTTTGATACAAATAAATCATATGTTGGCGAGTTAACTTCATTATATGAAAAATATTTAAGTAGTTATTTACACTCTATCGAAAATCCAGAAAAAAAAATACTTTTGGAAGAATCTCTTGTTCAAACATACCAAAGCATTAATGAGATTAAAGAATGCATTAAAAAAATGCATGAAAATAACGATTCTCGATATGCGTCTGATGTAGCTAATATTTACCAAACAAAATTATATCCTCTTTTAACACAAATAAGACATTTAAAGTATAGTGAAAATTTAGTATTTCACGACGATAATACAGACACGTGTCGTTTAATTCAAAATAAATATACAGCAAATGAATTAGCTGTAACGTCAGAAGCTAATAATAAAGTTATTAAATTTGATGTCGGAATAAGAGCCAAAAAAGCACCAAAAAAACAATTCTTATTGATTGAATCTGATAGCAGCGAACCAGAAGAAAAATTTAAAATCGATATTAAAGAACAAACCCAAGAAGGTAAACCAATTCCTCCTGACAAACCTATTATTGGTGAATGTGAAGACGGAATATCTTGGAATAATCCGCTATATCAAAAACTTTGGAATGCTTTACCTGTTAAGCTAAAGAATGAATTTAAAATAAATGTCAATTGGATGAATGAATTTATGTTTAAGTGTGTAAATACCAGGCAAATAAAAGGAAATACCGGTTGTGAATTAACTACTCCACCTGATATAATTTTACCACCAAAACAAAAATCCGAAAATGAATATGATTTTGGTGTTTCTGTATACAATAAAGTATTTAATAAATTACCAAAAACAGCACAAACAACATATTTAACATTATATAAATTAGACACGCAAACAGGAGAAAAAGATTATAAGGTATTAATAGAAACATTGAATAGGCTAGTTGGACAAGAATTAGGTTTTGATAGAGGTTTTTTCTAATCTAATTATATGATGTTACACTATATATCAATTCCAACATTTTTGATTAGTTTTGCTATCGGAATTATTTTTATATATATATTAGGACCTGAAATTAAAACTATTTACATATATCCTAGTCCAGAAAATGTCGACAAAGTATTATTTAAAGATAAAGCAAATAATTGTTTTAATTTTGAAGAGGAAATTGTTGAATGTCCAAAAAACGCGTCATTAATAGAAAAAATACCTATGCAAACTTAATTATCATTATAAAAATTTATAAATATAATATAATTATATAAATGGGAGTTCATCTAGGAAAATTTGTACATACAGAAACTGGAAAAATAATTATGTCAGTATTGCTTGGGTTTGGTTTAGCATCTTTATTTAGAACTGTCTGTAAAGATAATAATTGCTTAGCTTTTCATGCGCCCCCTTTAGACGACTTTAAGGATAAAATCTATAAAAATAATGGCAAATGTGTAAAATATGTTCCTGTAGCTACAAAATGCTCTCTAAACGCTAAAATAGTTTCATTTGAATAATAATCCACCTTTAGAAAAGGTGGAGTCAAAATCTTTTTAAAATCCATATTTGACTTCTTTATATATTTGCGTAATTATTGTAATCAATCATTTCTTTACAATAATTATGAATGACGCAACTAGTATTTTAGATTTACCTACTGATCCAGTTGGAGGAGGAAATGTAAGTAATAATATAATTATGAATGCACAGGAACACGCTCAACAAGGTTCTGGTTCAGGAATGTCTTTAGATCAAACGACAATAAATCAGATTGTAAATGGATTACAACAGGCAACTCTTGCAGGCGCAACTCAATTACCGTCTAGAGATATACCGATGACGACATCAGGGTTAAGTGCTGACCCACAAGTTATGCCAAATTATGTTCCACCACCGCCTCAAATGCATCAAGATTATATAAAAAATTACGAACAAACTTCCGACATGATAAATTCATACGATAGAAGTAAACAAATTAATAATTCATTAGACGATATGTATAATGAAATACAAACTCCTATTTTAATAGCAGTTCTATATTTTTTATTTCAACTTCCATTTTTCAAGAAATTTTTGTATAGTTATGGTCCAGTATTATTTTCTAATGACGGAAATTATAATATAAACGGATTTTTATTTACGAGTTTATTATTTGGAATATCATTTCATTCATTGAATAAATTAACAAATTATTTTGGTACATTTTAATTTTTTTCGAATTGTTTATAATTAGTCTATATTAGATAGTTTATTCATTTTCTATTTCCTTTTCTTTTACGGGATTGTTTGCTTTTATTTATCTTACGCTTTTTACTTTTATTTTTATTATTTATATTATGTTTTTTGCTTTTATTTCTTTTATTTTTTCTTTTTTTACCACCTTGCATATTATCGCTGAAATATGATAATACATCATTTGCTATATCATGTTTTGTATATGTTGTTCCGTTTGGTTTTGAAATATTGGTGTCATAATCGGCATGTTCAACGTCTTCGACTGTGTGCCAATTTAAGTTATATGGCGCAGATGAAGCAATTTCTAAATATTTTTCAATTATCTCATTATTATCAAGATTATATGTGTCAAAAAACATTTCCAATTCATCTTCTTCAAATCCCAAATTTAACAATTGTTGAGTATTTCTTTGGACTGCTGGTTGCCCTGGTGCAACAGTACCATATTCGTAACCACGATTATCGCTATCGGCGTCGTTGTTATTTTTTTGAATATAATCACCTCCTTTCATATACTATATTTATAAATTATTTTATAAATACAGTAAGCTAATTACTATTACTTAAACAATATAAACATAATATATATAATTTATTATATCAAAAATATGACAGAATCTTTAATGGATTATATAAATAAATCTAAATCTCATGTAATGCGATTAATTCTTTTTAATAATTTAAAAACAGGTGATCCTATTATTGATGCATTTTTAACGACTGCTGTATTAAGTATTTTTAGTTGGACTGTTTCTTGGCTATATGAAAATCAAATCGACCGTTTTATGTCAAATTTTTCATTTGATGATATTAAATCTTATTTTTATAAGAAAAACACAATTGTTATTGAAGGTCACCGTAGTTCAACTACAAATTCTTACAATAACGGTTATATTGTCACGTCAGCATATAGTGATAGGTTTAGAGCTATTTGGGATTATATTATTAAAAATATAAAAAATAATAATACAATTTTTAAGATTAAAGAATCTCATACGAACTATCAATCAACAAATAAATTTGAAGATAGACAAAAAGCGCAAGATATATTTATGGTTTTTCAGAATAAGCATTTTTTACTTGACAAAGATATTTACGTAAAAACTGTTACGGAACATGAGTCTGATGATGATAAACGTGAAAAGAAAAGTATTAAAATTGATAAAATATCGATTTATATTTATTCGTATAGTTTATCTTTATCAAAATTGATTGAATACGCAGATGATTTAACCGAAAAATATCTTTCATCAATTAAGGATAATAGACTAAATAAAAGATTTATTTATTTCTTAGATAAGGTTGAGTTAAAGGGCGATTCTGAATCTAATTTCGATTATTGGAGGGAAGATCTGTTTGAAAGTGCTCGCACATTTAATAATATTTTCTTTGACGGTAAAGAACAATTAATTTCAAAAATCGATTATTTTTTAACTAATCGCGATTGGTATTATGAAAAAGGTATCCCTTATTCTCTCGGAATTGGGTTACACGGACCTCCTGGAACAGGTAAAACTTCATTTATTAAAGCGTTAGCAAACTATACCGATAGACATATAATTGTTTTATCATTAAAAATAATAAAGACAAAACAACAGCTTGAAAAATTCTTTTTTGAAAATACATATAATGATAATAATGAAAATAGTTCAATTTCATGGGATAAAAAAATATTAGTGTTTGAAGATATTGACTGCATTGGTGATATTATCTTAGATAGAAAAGAACGAGATAAGAAAGAACAAGAAAAGAAACATAAAAAGAACAAAATCGATTATAAAGAATTAAATTCTGATGACGATACTGTAAAGGTAGGAGATATTATACAATCAATTTGCGAAATGAACGATGTTTCAAAAGTGTCTACATTATCAAAAGAACAGCCAATAACTTTGGACGATATTTTGAATTTATGGGATGGAATTCGTGAGACGCCGGGTAGAATTTTAATTATTTCTTCAAACCATTATGATAAGTTAGATCCAGCATTAGTAAGACCAGGAAGAATTGACATTACGCATGCGTTAAATAATGCAAGTCATAAAACAATTGCTAACATATATAGACATTTATTTAATAAAGACATTGATGAGTCTTCGCTAGAAAAAGTAAACGAATATTTTTATTCTCCAGCAGAAATTATAAATATTTATGTTTCATATAAAAATGAAGAAGATTTTATAAAGAGACTTTGTGCAAATAGAAAAATTTAAATATATACGTCATCATAATGTATTTTTTGGCATAATTGATGATATGAATCGCTTTGTTCGCTATTTTCAATAGCTAACATTGGATATATTAACGCAGAATTTCCATTGCTATACTTTGTAATAATTTTATCGCTCATAAAATAGTTTAATTCGTATTTTGCTATGCGTGGGTCATAATAATTGTCTAATAAAAACTTTGCATGATTTTTTGTTATCATATACATTTGAGATCCTGATAAATAATCAGGATATGTATGGTATTTAAACATTGATTCTTTTGGCATTTCATGTTTAAGCTTATAATTAGTTAATATATGTTGTTGCCATATCTTATACGGCAATAAATAACTCAATAATAAAATATCCAAATTAAGTAAATTAAAGTCGGTTATAACTTTATGTAAAATCAATTTTATATTACGATGAATATAGATGTCGTCTTCACAAAAAATCCCATATGTTTTATTACTATTATTATAAAAATCACGTATCATATCTAAATGTCCATATGTTGCAGACCATTGACTCTTGTTAAAGTTATTTAATTTTTTTTCTTTTATTCTAGAATCATCGTGTTTTACACCATCATAAAATTTGCAAGGTATTTTCAAATGTCTAAACCGGTCTATCATATCTCTTTTTTTTTGTTCATTATTAAAAGATAAACAATAAAACTGGCAGTTGTCGAGATTTGTCATTATATTATTTAATAATATTTAATAATATTTTATAATATTATTAAATTTAAAAAAATCGTTATATTATTCAATACATTATTAAGTGTAAATATATGATTAAAGAATACGTAAATAAATTAATAGAAAACTTACCAGAAAATATAACCAATAAAAACGAAAGAATAGATTTAGTTTTAGACGGAGGAATGTTTAATGGAAGTTATTTAGTTGGATCTCTTTATTTTTTAAAAGAGATGGAGAAAAGGCAATATTTGAAGGTAGAGAGAATTTCAGGATGCAGCATTGGCTCTGTTGTAGCTCTTTTATATTTTATTGATTCACTCGATTTAATGCCTAAATTTTATGAATTAGTAAATAAAGAATTCAAAAATAATTTTACTTTAAATATAATTAAAAACCTAAAATCGTATTTAGGAGACAGAATTCCTAATGATATATGCTCAAGAGTAAATAATAAACTTTACATTTGTTATAATGATGTTAAAAATAAAAAAAAAATAGTAAAGAAATCATATAAAGATGTAGATGAAATTATTGATACAATAATTAAGTCATGTTATATTCCATTTATAATAGATAATAATTTTCTATATAAAAAAAAATATATTGATGGAATAAATGCTTATATATTTGATAAGGAACCTAATAAAAAAATACTTCATATGGAATTATTGAATTATGATAAATTTATTGATGCTTTTAATATTAAAAATGAAAAAACTAATTTTCATAGAATATTGTCTGGTTTATTAGACATTCATTGTTTTTTTATTAAAGGTTCTAATACTTCTATGTGCAGTTTTATAGGTGATTGGAATATTATAAATAAATTTAAGTATAATTTAAAATTATTGTTTGAAAAAATTATTGTTTATATAATACATTTAAGTATATATTTTCAAAAATACATTTCAGAAGATATTAAGAATAATATATTATTGAAAATAATTTCAAAAATAATACATGACGTATTTTGTTTAATTTTAGAAACTTATTTAATTTGAGTTTAATTCACTTAACATAAATATCAATATAATAAAATGGATTCTATTGATATTACTGATTCGTCTTTCTCTCTAGACGTTCCTTCGATTATTGGTGGAAGTTTGCCCGATAACAATTTTTATTTGTATATTGGAGTAGCTATTTTAATTGCAATTGTCGGCTTATTTATATTTAAATTTTACAGAAATAAGACGGATTGCAACGATTCTTCAGATTCAAATAATGTATGCGATGCTGAGGACGGTGGATTTTGTACGATGGGGCAACGACAAATTTAAAATAAAGGTTTTTTATTTTTTCTACTTTTTAAACTATAAGGATTAAAAAACCCGTTTTTTTTGGCTTTCTTTGTCTTTCTATTTTGTGTCTTTCTATTTTTTGTATTTTTTATTTTATTTTCCGTATTATTTACTGCTTTACTGGTTTTTATATCATCTGGCTTATAATTTAAAAACCATTCTTCATATACTTTTTTATCTTTACTTTCTTTTAATTCTCTATATTTTTTTGCCCTTTCTGTTTTTATTTCTTCGATTGATTCTTGATGACCGTAACATGTAATGCTAAATCTTTTTAACAAACCTTTTTGTGATAATCTATTTTTTTGTTGAACATCAAATAGAAATTTTGACATACAAAGGATTCTGTCAATAAATTGATTATAATAAGGTTTGTTTGCATACAAGAAAGCCAAATAAAAACTCAACATTGTATCAATAGTTGCAACCTTAACTTTTTTACCCTTCATCATTAAAATATTATAACTATGACATCCAATTGGTTTATAAATAAATAAAATAGAGTCTTTTCCAACTTTTAATTCATAATGCTCTGGAACAATCTCTCCAATAGAAGGTTGTTTAATTATTTTTACATCTTTAATTCCATTATCATCAAGTCTTTCTTTTACAACTGCTGCAGTTGTTTCTGGGTTATTAGAGAGAACGTCGAAATCAGCAATATTCTCTAATTTAACACGTAATTTTTTTGGCATATATTGAGAATAAAGCGTGTTTGCTAATCCACCAAAAAATACAACTCCTTGATTAACTAAAGCACTTTTTACTGTTTCGTATATTTGATCTTCATCCTCTCTACGATCCATTTCACGTTGGAAATTAATATCGTTACAATTTAAGTTTGTTATAGGATAATTCTTATTTAAAAGAGTAAGACGTTTTAGCACTTTTTCCCATCTACTTATATCGCCAGCAGGTCTAGATAGCTCTAGATACATAGACATTCTTAAAAAATTTGGCGGAGCATATAATATACCGCCAACACTAATAGCATCTTTCTTAATAACGCTAAATATTTCTTTAGGTATAAATGTTATATCGGCAACAGCCATATAATTTACAAATACCTTATACGTTCCATGATGTTGTCCTGATTTAGCTTCAACATCAATAAACCCTTTTTTATAGTAAACGTCAGCTAATTCTTTTGAATCATTTAAAGCATTTTCAGAAAAGAAATCATAGTCCGGTAGTTCGGCTTCTTTATTATAAAAGCGGTCTTCTTCTGGTAAGATATTATTAATAGCTGTGCCTCCGTAACATATGTTTTTTTTACGTTTAATAAACTCTTCAACTATATCAATAATTTTCTGAACATCTTCTGAGTTTACAACGCGCTTACCCATTTTTTCTTCTGCTTGATCGACTGCCATACGTAAAATTGCCAATTCACAATCAGCAAATGACAAATCTTTACATACATTTTTATCTTTTGACATTTCTATATTATTCAGTTAAAATAAAATTCATGAATTAAGTATTAATCTAATATATTTTTATAATACATAACTCTTTCATATAATTTTATTATATAATTCAATTTTTCAGTCTCTTTTTCATCATGGTTCATTTCAATATTTTTTGTAATTTCTTCTATATCTTCATTTATATGTTTTAAATGTGTTTTAATATAACATCCGATCAATTCTTTGTTATCTTCTACTAATTCACTTTCCGCTAATTTATGAAGAATAAATATTAACTGTTCAACAACATCCATTGAAAATAAATTAACAAGAGATTCAGGTGGTTCATTTTTTAACATTTCCATCAATAATTTATTCATTTTTTCTAAAATTTGTTCTTCATCATCGTTTACATCTTTTCCATTATTATTATTATTATTATTGTAATTATTATCTGTTTTTTTAATAAACTCAAATATTTGATAATCTGACGGTGTAGCGTTTAACCATTCGTTGTTTTTAAAAATCATTACATCATAAGGTGGATTATTCATATAATATTCAGAATAGTAATCTTCCCAAAAAGAAGTTATATCATCTACGCTATTTACCTCTTCAGGTAATCCATCAATAATAAAATCTGATACATTTCTCAAAAAGAATATATCTAATTCTTCTTCTTTTATCGCACCGAATTCTTGAGACACTTCTGGGCGTTTATAACAAGGATATGCTTTTGAAATAATATAAGGAATCATTATATTATTTTAACTTATGTTTTTATATTGATTTTATAATTATTTATCAATATTACCTTCGGAAACATCCTTATAAAATTGCGATTTCGGAAAAACAGATCCACATCCATTACATTGACATTGAGTATCATTTATTATATAAAATCTACCAGATGAATTAGGTAGTTTACCAGTCTTTTGGCATTCAGGACACGCATAATTTACAGTATTATTTAATATAGATTGATTGGTTTTTGAAAAACTTAATCCCATTTTTAATAATATAATAAATTTATGTTTAAATCTTTTTATTGTATTATATGTTATTTTATTTATGTCGCATATTCAAGTATATAATCATGACACGTTTTAAGAATATCATTTAATAATTTTATTATTTCGTCTTTTTCTTTTTTATTTAAAGTAAGAACATAATTTAATTGATCATCGTTTAATCCGTTCATATTTCTTATATCATTTCTTATATCATTTCTTATATCATTTCTTATATCATTTCTTATATCACTTCTAATTGTATTAAGATATTTATCACGGTCCATTTATATTATACCCAAATATTACATTTATATAGATTTAAAAGTTAAAACTATAATAATCAGTTGATGATGATCTTGTTTCATATGAATAAGCGGGATTTTGTGGAGTTGGAGCTGCCACAGTTACAGGTTGATATCTTAGCTCTGCTGGTTTTAATGCAAACGCATAACTCGCTCTATCAAAGAATTCAGTATTTTCTATAAGATTATTATCTACTAATTGATAACGTATCGCAACCATTTGACATCCATTTGCTCTGCAAACTATTCCACTCGGATTAGCTGGATCTGAACCTTTATCTGGCGTAACGATTGTCATTCCGCGTTTATTATATTCTGTAAGTTCGTTTATGTCTGGATTATTTTTAACTCCATAAAAATCATATTCTCTCATGAAAATAGAGTTACTTGTTAAATTTATATATTCGAGTAATTCATGGTTCTCTAAAAATTCTGTATTGGAACGATCAACAATTAACACTACTTTCTTCTGAAGAGATAATAAAGGAACTCCTCCTAAATTTTTACCTTCAGCTTCGTAACTAAAACTTGGACCCAACATAATATCTGTATTTGACTTAAAAATAGATGCTAATTTTGAATACATAGCTTGGTTAATACTCTTAAATCTTAAATGAATTAATAAAGGGTCTGTTGGGTTTGGACAGGTTGAACCTGAAAATGCATAATTGCGTATAGTATCCATAACAGTTCCAAAATTTACAGAGTTAAAAGTTTCTTTAACGTAATAACTGTCGTTTGTGCTTGTTGCCACGACAGGGTTACCGTCTACTGAGTAAATTTCAAAGTCTAAACCTCTTACACCTTGCTTAATAAGTGCTTTTAGATTACAAATGTCAACAAAGTTATTACTATAGCTTCCTCCTGAGCATGAATTATATGCCGTTTTAATATAATAATCATACAAGTTGTATGTGCAATCTTGGTCTCCAGAATTTATTGCTCTAATATTTCCATTAACAGATGGATAGAGAGAATTCATAAAATCGCATTCACTATTTTCTAATCTATTAAGATATATCATATAACCTATAAAAATAATTAGAATTATAGCTATAAAAGCCATTATCACGTATGTCTGGAATTCTTCGTTCATATTTTGAATAGTGCTTAAATAATTGGTTGTATTTGAAGTTGACATTACTAATATATAATTTTATTTTTTAATTATTAGAAATAATAAAATTATATTATGATGAAATTAATAATTAAAAAATAAGTATATAATATACTTAACATGGCCGGAGGCTTATTAAATCTTGTATCACAAGGGAATTCTAATATAATTTTAAACGGAAATCCAAGTAAAACATTTTTTAAATGTACATATAAAAAATTCACAAATTTTGGTAAGCAAAATTTCAGAATAGATTATGATGGTAGCCCAATGCTCAGTCTTACAGGTGAAAGTACATTTAATTTTCGCATTAAACGCCTAGCCGATTTGCTTATGGACTCGTATATTTGCATTACATTGCCAAATATCTGGTCGCCATTAATGCCTCCTCAACCATATACTAATCCTGACGGCACAACAGGCTACACAGATTGGGCTCCATACGAATTCGCATGGATTAAAAATTTAGGGGCTCAAATAATAAGCCAAATAACAATAAACTGTGGAAATCAAAAATTACAGCAATATTCAGGACAATATATTTTAGCATCAGCACAGAGAGACTTTAGTAGTCAAAAGTTGGCACTATTAGATGAAATGATTGGTAACGTGCCTGAGCTCAACGATCCAGCTAATTCAGGTGCTCGTGTAAATGCTTATCCGAACGCATATTACACTACATCAGCTGCCGGAGCACAACCGTCAATAACCGGAAGAACATTATGGATTCCTCTCGGTTCATGGTTTAGTCTTCTCTCTGCACAAGCATTTCCTTTGGTATCTCTTCAATATAATGAGTTATCAATTAATGTATCATTTAGACCAATAAACGAATGGTTTACAATAAGAGATGTAATGGATTATACAAACAATTATCCAGTTGTAGCGCCAAATTTTAATCAATATTATATGCAATTTAATAGGTTTTTACAGACGCCTCCTGATGAAACATTAGGCCCTACATCTTATATAGATACGAGAACTAATTGGTTTGCAGATATCAATTTAAATTGTACTTATTGTTTTCTCTCTGATGACGAATCGACTATTTTCGCAAAGAATGAACAAAAATATTTATTTAAACAGGTATATGAAAAGCCATTTTATAATATAACTGGTCAAAATAAGATTGATTTAGATTCGCTAGGTATGGTTATAAGTTGGATGTTTTATTTCCAGCGAAGTGATGCGAATTTGAGAAACCAATGGTCTAATTATACAAATTGGCCGTACGAATATATGCCACAAGATATTACTCCAGCACCGCAAGCTGGTGACGTAACAAATCCAGATCCATTAGGTCCGCCACTTTTAGGTCCTGGATTAAATCCAGACGGAACGTCATCTGGGCTGTATCTTACTGGCGTGTATAATCCACAAAACATCAAAAATATATTAGTAGCACTCGGAATATTATTGGATGGTCAATATAGAGAGAATGTATTACCATCTGGCGTGTTTAATTTTGTTGAAAAATACGTTAGAACTGCTGGATTTGCTCCGCCAGGTTTATATTGTTATAACTTCTGTTTAAATACTGATCCGCATACTATACAACCGTCAGGTGCTATGAATATGAGCAGATTTACAAATGTTCAATTCGAGTTTACAACAATATCTCCTCCAGTAGACCCGTATGCTCAGGTTCTAACAATTTGTGACCCAAACACAGGTGATATAATAGGCATAAATAAACCAACTTGGCGCATATATGACTATAATTTTAACATGTATTTGATAGAAGAAAGAGTAAATATGGTAGTATTTGTTGGCGGCAATGCAGGTCTTTTATATGCTACTTAAATTTTATATTATTTAATAATTAAACAATATAAAGAAAAACGACTTTAATACATTATTTTAAATACTTACTAATACATTATGCATCTAAAATATCTACTTTTGTTTGAAAAAATTAAAAAATAACCATATTTTCGTAGAATCGCAAAAAGGGCTTGGGAAAGTTTTTTTTACTTTTTAAAAAAGGACAAAAATAAATGTCCAAAAAAATAAAGACCGTATATTTTACCCACTTTTGGCGCACCGCCTTACCATAATTGAATTTTATGGTCTGGCCACCAAAATAATAATTTTCATTTTGTTACGATAAAATTTTTATAATAAGTATTTAAAGATATTTTCTATGGATACATTATGGATACATTGGATACATTAATTGAGCAACCGAATGAGTATTTTTTTTTATGTAAAATATGTGATTATTATACGTCACGTAAATTAAATTATGATAGACATAAATTATCCGTAAAACACAAAAAAAATGAAAATGATACAAAAATGATACATTTGGATCACAATGTTGAGCAGAATGAGTTTTCTGAGCAGTCTGAAATATTTAAGTGCGTATGCGGTAAACCCTATAAGTATAGTCAAGGACTATCAAAGCATAAGAAAGTATGTAAATATGGAGTGTCTGAAACTTTTCAACCGAATACCTACAATGGTGAGAGCGATGTAAAATCATTAACAAATCTTATACTTGAAGTTGTAAAACAAAATAAAGAACTTATTGAACAAAATAATGGACTAACAAATAAACTAGTCGGAATGTGTAGTACTTCAACAAACAATACTCAGATAAATAATAACTTACATAATAATTCACATAATAAAACTTTCAATTTAAATCTGTTTTTAAATGAAACATGCAAAAATGCTATGAATATAATGGATTTCGTTGATTCTATTCAACTTCAATTATCTGATTTAGAAGATGTTGGAAAAGTAGGGTTTATCGAAGGAATTACGAAGATAATAATTAAAAACTTAAAAGCATTAGATATAAATAAAAGACCTGTTCATTGTGCTGACCAAAAAAGGGAAGTTGTATATGTAAAAGATGAAGATAAATGGGAAAAAGAAAATGATCAAAAAATAAAAATACGTAAAGCAATAAAAAGAGTTGCATTTAAAAACCAAAAATTATTGCCACAATTCAAAGAAGCACATCCAGATTGCAATTATAGTGATTCAAAATATGCAGATCAATATAGTAAATTAGTTATAGAATCTATGGGAGATAATGATGAAGAAAAAGAAAACAAAATAATAAGAAATATAACGAGAGAAGTATTAATTGATAAATCAATAAATTAATAATTTGACGGTAAAGGTCCATCTCCTAAAAACTCACCTGTTATGCTATACATTGGTGGATAATTTGGCATATATTTCAATTGATTTGGTTTATATCTTTTATTAAACAATTCCTGACCTTCGTTAAATGAATCAGCCCAAACATTTACACCAAAATTCGCTTTTGGAGGCTCAAATTTAAACATATTGTCTGTAATTATTTTTTGCTGCGTACCATATCCACTTGTTAATGGTGAATAAGTTGGCGTAGCGCCAACTGTCAATTTTCCAGCATCATTGGCACCAGGTATATACCCATTTGTTTGTTTTTCTTTTGAAGTTTGAGGCTGGCAACCTGGACAATCAATGTCAGTAAAACATTGTTGACCAGTTATTGCGCATCTTGCAGTGGGTCCACAAAAATTTTTACAGCTATACGTTGTAGTTAATGGAAGATCTACCGTATGACTTGTTTTAGTGCTTTCTTGAATAGGACCAGTCTGAAAATTTTCGCGTGATACTGCAACTATATAATTTTCAGATGCCAAATAATCACCCATTTTGAAAACAAAATATAATAAAATAATTGATAATATTGCCAAAAGTAATGTATTTGAAAATAATTTCATATATTAAATTGATATAAAATTTTACGAATTTTTATATCAACAAAATATAAGTAATGTCAGACACATCAAATGATACCAGCGCTATTGATGAAAAAAAAGATCAAGATTCATCATCAAATTCAACTGCTAGTTTCACATCTAAAGTTGTACAATATATTTTTCATCTTATTTTTATAATTCTTATTGTACTTTTATATTTTTCTAGTAGTGGTTTAGTGTTATTTGTGACTAAATTAGCGCAGTCTAATATTTTGCCAACTGATGATAACTGTGCACCATATACAGAGTATGAACCAAATATAAAACCTATAAAAACAAATATATTCTCAACGTCAAACTCGTCAATGAAATTAGGATTCCCATATTACGATAATGACAATAATACTAAAAATATCATTTTAGACATGTTTAAGGAATATAAAGATAAAACTTCATCAAATTTTTTAGCAAACTATTTTATTTCAATAGTCGAATCGTTAATGTTATTTGATTACTCAACTATATCCACGATAATGAATTTTTTTAATGAATTACCTGAAATTATAACAGTTTTATTTGGTCCTATTGTCGTTGGAATTATATTTGCATTTATGACTTTACTAAACCAATTATATTTTATCTATTTATTTTTTGCAAATATGTCATGGTTTTTCAAAGAAAATACAAACAATTCTGGTGAAGGAAAACCAAAATGGGACAATGTTACATTATTAAGTCCATTTGATTGGTGGTTAGGAGTTGGTTTAGTAATTTTATTTATTATATTATTTTTCGTTGGATTGCCATTGTTAACTTTTATTCCTTTTATGGCGTTATTTTATTGCGCATTTTCAACAATTATGTATAAAGCTACATTGAATGATAAATCAGTTTCAGCTTTTACAATAGCTAAAGACACCTTATCTCAATATAAATTTTCTATAGTTTCAATTATTAGTTTCTTTGTTATTGCATTAGCATTTTCAAATTTAGGAATTGTTCCAGGAATATTTTCGATAATTGTTTTATGTTTAATTTATTTTGGCGTATTATCAATTAATCTTTTTAATCCACCGCAACAACAAATAGGATTAACACCGCTCGTAAGCAATGATATGGCAAAACGATCATGTCCAAACAAAGGTAATCAAAAAGGAAAGCATGGATTTTTATATAATTTATTAATTGGTCAAAATGGTGGAAATATTACGAATGATTTAAAAAAAATAGGTAAAAATTTATACAATACATAATATAATACTTAAATAGTAATTAATAATATTATTAATGGGAAAAAATAAAATTAAACTACCAAAAAAGCCGTTCGTTAGTATATGTACACCAACCTTTAATAGAAGACCTTTTATCCCGATTATTATAAAATGCTTCGAAAATCAAACGTATCCAAGAGATAGAATGGAGTGGATTATTGTTGACGATGGCACTGATAAAATCGAAGACCTTGTTGCTCATCTTCCTTATGTAAAATATTTTAAATATGATGAAAAAATGTCTCTTGGAAAAAAAAGGAATATTACAAATGAAAAAGCAATTGGAGACATTATTGTCTATATGGATGATGATGATTATTATCCACCTGATAGAGTTAAACATGCTGTTGATAAATTGAAAGAATCGAAAGCATTATGTGCTGGTTCAAGTGCAATGTTTATTCATTTTAAACACATTGATAAAATGTATCAGTTTGGGCCTTATGGACCAAATCACGCTACTGCAGCAACATTTGCATTTAAAAAAGAATTACTACTGCAAACGAAATTTAACGAAGATTCGAGTGTAGCAGAAGAAAAAAGTTTTTTAAAAGATTACACTATTCCATTTGTTCAATTAGATTCGACAAAATCAATTTTAGTTATTTCACATGATCATAATTCGTTCGATAAAAAAGAACTTCTTACACAACTCCCAAATCCAACTGTACATGAAACAGCATTGCTTCCTCGAGATATCATTACAGAACCAGAAATTTATAAATTTTTTATGGAAGATATTGATTCTTTATTAAAAAATTACGAGCCAGGACAGCCTGATTTTAAACCAGATGTAAAAAAACAACTCGCTGAAATAAAAATTTTGAGAGAACAAAAAATGCAAGAACATATTAAAAAACAAAATGAACAACAAAATACAATTAATACAATAAACACATTAACAAACCATCAAATTGCTCAGCAACAAATCAATGAACAAGCTACAACTATACAAAAATTAATAGTTGAAAATAATCATCTTAAAGAACAAGCGCAATATCTAAATGATAAAATTAAACAACTTATCCAAATACAGATGGAAAATCGAAAGTCAGAAAAACAACTAAATTTTGAAAAACAAACTATTAATACAGTTTAAAATGGTTTAAAGATTAAACGGTAATAAGTGTATAAATAAATAATGAGTAAAGAATACTTTCAAGACAGTTGCGCTTTATTAGAGTCAGACGTCAATAATAAGGCATTAGGTGAATTAAAGAAAATTGATAGAGGGCTCAATACAGTAACTAGACGCGTATTAAGACATGACGGTGTCATTAAAAATAAGGAAATAAATGTATTTACTTCAAACGGAACTGGATTTAAGATTCGTGACGCAGAAACAGGCGATTATACCCCTTATACAGTTGGTTCAAAAGATGAAGACTTGTTTTTTAAGATTTCTCTTTCAACTGGTGAATTAAAGAGTCATAATGGTTCTAATACGTTATTTTATGAATCTCCGCACCATTATATGAATCATTTATTTGCCAACATTAGACCTGATATAATTGCAGCTTGGGAAAACAAGAAGAATGAAAGAATGCTATCTGCAAAGTTAGAAAAGAAATCAGACATTCGCGGTGTGGAAGTCCGTTAAAATTATATAAAATAAAAAATATATCAATAAATTATATTTTTTATTATATTTATTAATTGAAAAACTTATTCTTCAATATAATCTTCTTCTTCACATTCATCTTCTATTTCTTTATCTACTGTGCCAGTAGCATTTTCTTTTATATATTTTTCGATATATCTATAAATACGATTAACATCTAATTTGCTTATTTCACAATTTTCAAGTTGATTAATAATCTCATTGTCGTCTAAATTATTTTTAAGCTCTATAAAAAATCCGAATAAATCTTTTTTATCCATACCGAGTTTTTGACAAAGCTTCTGTATAAAGAGATAATTATTGTATTCAGTTGAATATTTTGTTAATACTTTTGTAAATCTCACTTCAGACGGATTATATTTAGGTTTTTTGGTAAAAGTTTCGTGATATAATTTATTATTTTTAAATGTTTTTATTAAAGAACTCATCTCATTAAATTGCCAAATTTGTTTTTGAAATGTTATTCGGTCAATATAGTCTGCGAAACAAATATTATCTAATTGTGATATGTAAAAAGGTATTGATTGTTTTTTATCGAGTTTCTCAATAACGTCAATAATATTTTCATGCCATAATAAGCCGACACTTGTACGATCAGTTTCATTCATTATATTATTATGTTCATTAATGGGATAATATTGGTTAATTAATTTATTTGTAATTTTTTTAGTGTCGTCATTATATGATTTAATTTGAAATACACTGTCTAAAATTTCACATGTAAAAAACTCTGGTTTTCTTACGTTTAAATTATACATATTATTAAGTTTTCTTAAATCCCCTTGAACATAAGACACTAATTTTAATTTAATATCACTAATTACGTTTGGTAATAATTGTTCAGTAATATTTACAATCTGTTCAATTGTAGGAGTTGTTAATTCAATTGTATTACAAACCTTCATTAGTTCTTTAATTTTTTTATCTACTCTATAATTTCCAATACATATTATCGGATTCATCGATACTTCTTCAAGTTTTTGTTTTTTAGTTTTTTTTGGTCTAATTAATTTAATAAGAGAATTGATTCCACCTTTATCTCCATTATTCATACCATCAATTTCGTCCATAATTATTGCTATTTTTTTTACCTTTTTATTAAATAAACTCATAATATTTTTATCAGACATATTATGCTTTGTTATATCTTCAATTACAGAAGCATTTCTGATATCACCAGCGTCATATTTTATAATATCATAATTTAAATCTTTTAAGATATTTGTAACAAATGTTGTTTTTCCTGTTCCTGGATTACCGTATACGTAGATGCCTTTTTTAAACAATAAATTATTCTTATTTAATTCAAATTCTTTCAGTATATTTTTAATTTCATTTTCTTGTGCTGTTCTATTTAATAAACAATTTATATTCAATTGTTCCATTTTATATATTTAACTACATTCTTTTTATGTAGATTTTTATATAAATTTCGTTCTGACAAATAATCAATTAATATTTCTCTACATTTTTCTGAATTATGTTCGACACAATAATAAAGCACAAAATAAATATAATTATTAAATATCATATCCTTATATCTATACTCAATGTTTTTTAACCATCTTTCAAAATTCTCTCTAGCTATATATTTAAAAACCATTTCATTATCTCTATTAATAATATCCCTTACGTAATTGTCATATTGAGGGATATGATTACGAAGTATATAGTGATACGCATTATAATATTTTGAATTAAGAAAGACAACTTTGAAATGAGGAATAAATTCTTTTATTAAATCTACAATCACTTCTGGTAGTTTATTAAGGTTCATTATATACAATTATTAATTTATATTTATATAAAAATTAATAATATTTAATATACATTTAGTATGGTTTAATTTATGCAGATTGACATGGATTATTGACGCCATATGTGATACCATCCCAAGAAACTCCGCATTTATTTGCCCACGTATATTTAGAACACATTCCATTTTGACCAGAGAAAGCAGAACCATTAAAGTTCATTGTCAAATGCTTATCACCGTTTTGAGCCGAACAACTTCCTAAATCTTTAACATTAGCACAAGTAGTATTATTTCCAGAACCGTCAATTTGCCAATAATCAGGACATTGAGCAGTAATTGGTGGCCATTGTTGGTCAGTAGCTTTTGATAAAGCAATGCCAATAAATACTAAAGCAATAAGTAATATTATTATAGCAGCGAAAAGTATAAATTTTTGAAAGCCTTCCATATAAAATAAATACATATATTTTTTTTCTATTTTCTTATTTTATATAAATGAATAAAATTAATAATGGACGTATAAATATTAAATCGCCGGATACTTCAGCATTATTTCAAATGTATGACAAAATTCCAGCAAATCAATGTGTAACGTATAGAAATGCAACTGCAGGTTTATGGAACGAAACTCCTTTGTCTCAATCTTATTTCTCTCAACAAAATATCCAAATTCTTCAAAATGGAATAAGAGCAGGCGTGTACCATAAATCAAATGGTCAATATGTAATTGGCCCGCAAGATTGTGATTCCCTAAAAATCATTATGAGAAGTGTATTTTTACAATATTCAGCAAATAAACCAACCAATTTTGCCGAACAGATTGCAGAATTAAATAAGATTGTTTTAAATTACTGCATACAACAAGTATATAGTGAAGCTCAAGGTTATATTAAATATGTCGATGATGCTAGCACATTAGTTGTTCCAATCGCTCACCCAGTTCAAGCCTCTAATAACGATAGACAACTTGAATTAAAAGCATGGTTTTAATCCACCTTAAAGCGAAGCGACTGTGCTTCTTGTGTAGGTGGAGCCAAATAGAAAAAAATAAGAAATATAGTATTGTATCAACCTTTTGGAAAGGTTGAGTCAAAATAAGCAAGATAGTATTATATAATAACTATTTAAATATTTTACAAGTTATTATATAATTAATATGGACGATAAAATCGTTTTAATATGTGCAACAGGACGTTCTGGATCAACTACAATGCAACGTATTATAAATACTATTCCAAATTCAAATATATGTGGAGAGAATTTTGCTGCCATAAATTCGCTTCTTGAGTTTTATAGACGAATTAAGAAGTCGACAACCGATAATATTCCTGGACATACAACGTCATTTACATACGATTATCTTATTAAAAAAAATATAAAACCATGTTGGTATAATTCTTATAATATTAATAATATGGTTCAAATGATAAGGATGACAATAATTAATATGTTTAAAGATTCAGCGACAACCAATTTATGGGGATTTAAAGAAATTAGATATGATTCAGGTAATATAAATTATATAACAGATTTCAAAGAAATATTTCCTCAAACAAAAGTAATAATACAAATTAGAGAGAATATTAAAAGTCAATGCAAAAGTGGATGGTTTAAAGGAGATAAAACAGCAGGTAAGTTTTTAACTGAAACAAATAAGGAATTAATTAATTTTGCTCTATCTAATAAAGAATGGTGTTATTTAACAAGCTTCGAGAAAATGTTTGATATACCTAATTTAAAGAATATATTCACATTTATTGGTTGTGGCGAACAATATGACCAAAATAAAATCACAGAAGTGTTGAATAATAATATTAAGGATTAAAAACACATCGTTTATAAAAAAAATATTTATATAATTATTTTTTTTATATTAATTTATATTTACAAAATTTATATCTAATTATCTTCAACTATAAGAGTTTGTTTCTTGACAATCTTTTTAACGATAGATTTTGATACAACCTTCTTCTTCTTTTCTTCTCCGCTCATAAGCATTGCTCTCTCTTCCTTATATTTTAAGTATTGTTCTTCTAGTTCGTTCAATTCATTTAACCACATTTTATTAATAGTCGTTGCTTTTATAGCCTCTAATTCAACCTCTTTATTTCCATGTTCTTTATTTAACTTATCCACATTCTCTTCAGTAACTGAATCCATTGGCATCTTAACAAGATATTTATAGTCTTCATCTCCTTGAACTTTATCGTATCCTTTTTGTTCTAACATTTCAACAACTTGTTCCTTCTTTTTCTTTCGCAAATCAATAGTTCCATCTAAATTTTCCTTTATATATTTCGCCTTGTTTGACAATACAACAAGATCTTTTTCTAAAGCATCAATTAAATATTCTTTTCTTGTTCCGTACATCTCAAGTCTAGTTTCGTAATATGCATCAATAATATCAGGCACATTATTATATTTTTGAAGAGTATCATTTGCATCAAATAAGTGCATATTTGTTGTAGTATTCGTAGTATATAGTTTCAATAGCTTCTCAATACCATTACAACCATATTCTCCCTTAGATTTTTCAATCTCTTCTAATTTTCCCTTTGAAAATGTAATTGTAAAATCAACATTAGTGTCTTTGCTCATATCTTCGTAATCTTTAATTATAGAAGTAATTTTCTTTCCATCTTTATCAGCTCCTGGTTCGATAAGGTTTTCAATTAGTTCCTTGAAATCTTCAGTCCAATAACCAACTGGAAGCTCAGTTACTTTTATTTTATCAACAGATATTTTTTCATACAATCCCTTAATTAAGAATTTTTCATCTGATATCTTTGTAATCTTTCCATTAAATCCTTCATAATAAGGAATGAATTCAATATCATCTTCAATTGACATTAATTTATTCTTTAAATATTCAATAATTTGCATTGGATTGTAGCACATAATGTCAGTACTAAAACCAGTGCCAATTCCCTTTGATCCATTTACAAGAACCATAGGTATAATTGGAGCATAATGTACAGGCTCAACTAATAATCCATCATCATTTAAATAATTCAAAATATTATCATCAGCTGTTGGGAAAATACTTCTAGTAATTTTATTTAATTGGGTAAAGATATATCTTTCAGAAGCACTATCTTTTCCGCCTTGTAATCTTGTTCCAAATTGTCCATTTGGCATAAATAAATTAATATTATTAGAACCGACAAAGTTTTGCGCCATACCAACAATAGCAGCATTTAAACTTGCTTCACCATGATGATAACCAGATTCCTTAGAAGTATATCCACTGAACTGTGCAACCTTTATTTCCTTATTAAGATTCATTTTAAATGCCGAATATAAAATTTTACGCAATGAAATCTTAAGTCCGTCCATTAGATTAGGAATGCTTCTGTCACAATCATATTTAGAGAAATGTATTAATTCTTTATCGATAAAATCTTCATATGAAACATTTGTTTTTGTTGTATCTAGATATGATTTTCTGTCATATAACTTCAACCAATCTTTTCTATCATCAGCTCTTTTCTTATTAAAAACCATATCAATTGCATCATCTGATTTCTCAGAATGTTCGAATCCAACTAGCTTCTTTTTTTCAAAATACTCACGAAATTCCTTACCTGTACTAGTTCCTAAACCTTTATAATACTTAACGTTCCATCCTTTAGAATCATTATGTTCCTTCCATTCGTTATATTCTCCATCATTATAAAACTCAAGCTCTTGGCTTCCTTTTTTTGCCTTCAAAATAGGAGTATTCATAAATCCAATAAATCCTGGAATATTTGCAAGCGTAGGCCATTCAGATTGGAATAAATTTATACCTAATCCCTTAATATGACTACCGTCTAAATCCTGATCAGTCATAAACAAAACCTTTCCATATCTTAAATTCTTGTATACATCTTCAATATTTAAATATTTTTTACCAGTTTCTAAACCAAGAATCTTTTTAATTTCAGCAATCTCTTTATTTTCAGAAATCTTTTTTACATTCTCACCCCTAACATTTAGAATCTTACCCTTCATAGGATATACTCCAATTGTGTTACGGTCTTCAGATGACAATCCTGAAATAATACCTGCTTTAGCTGAATCACCCTCGCATAATATAAGCATACAATCATTTGATTTTTCGGTACCAGCCCAATTTGCATCAGTGAGTTTAGGAATGCCTCTAACAGATTTAGACTTTACACCATCTGTTTTTTTTGCGGCCTTATTTTCTTTCACCTCTGTAAGAGCACAAGCTGCATCCATAACACCCATCTTTGCTACTTTTTCAATAAATTTATCAGATACTTCACACTTTGAACCAAACTTAGTAGAAGGAGTATTCATATAATCCTTAGTTTGACTATCAAAAGCAGGATTTTCAATATCACATCTTAAGAACAAAATTAATTGCTCTTTAATGCTATTAGGATTAACCTTTACCTTCTTCTTTTTCTCGATAAATTCAACTAATTTTCTAGTAATTTGATTCAAAATATACTCAACATGTTTTCCACCCTTAGAAGTATGGATACCATTAACAAATGATATTTGTGCAAATTCATTAGTAGGTGTTAAAGCTACAGCATATTCCCAACGCTCACCATTTTCTTCATAAACACGAGGCGCCTCTGCTTTATCACCAATATACATATCAATATATTGTTGGAAGTTTTTAATAGGAACAAGGTTATCATTATATTTAACCTTAAGGGCTTTATCTGTTATAGCTGATATATCATATACTCTTTTCTTTAACAGCGAAATAACATCAGCAGATGGTCCTTCAATTCCAAGTCTTTGATAATCGGGTCTAAAAGTAATCTTAGTGTAAGACTTGTTTTTGCATTTAGTAATTGACGGCTTGCATATTTCATCTAAATTATTCTTGTATTCTTGAATATACTTAAGACCTCTAATATGGTCTACAGTTTCAACACGACCATAAGTAGACCAAATAAGAACAAGTTTAAATCCAAAACCATTCTTACCACCAACAATCTTTTTTTCATCTTTATTATAATTTGTCGAAGTTCTAAGATGACCAAATACTAGTTCAGGAATCCAAATACCGTCTTTTTGAGCCACATCAATCCCATTACCATCATTTGTCATCGTAATTGTTCCATCGGGATTAATTTCAATATCAATATGTGAAACAGGCACAGCATTTTCAACCTTACTATCGACCTTAGATTTCATTCTAACGACATGATCGCGGCAATTAACAATACCTTCATCAAATAACTTAAATAGACCAGGTATATAATTAATATTTTTTTCAATAATCTTCACATTATCTTCGCTCATAATCCACATATCAGCATCAATACTTTCAACAGAACCTATATACGTATCTGGATTATCCAAGATATGTTGCTTATCAGTCTTCTGTTGAACGTCAAAGAATAAATCAGCATTAGTTGCACTCATTGTTATATCTATTATAATTTTATATTTAACTCATTTTAAAATTTCAATTTTTTTTGTAAATTAAATAAAAATAAAATCAATCAATATACTATCAATGTATTCATATCAAAGTTTCACACCTGGATCTAGAAGTAATACTTCACGCATAATAAATTATATAGCAGAGGCAAATGCAGTTGACGGAACAATAAATACATGTTATTGTGTTCCAGATAAATACGATAAAAACACTCCTGGATCAGATGCCGCATCAGCAAGGGTTTCATATGCAACAAAAATAGCACAAATAATTAAATCGAAAAAAGGAGGAACTCCTCAATATGGAAATTTTTATTTAGGTCAACCATTAAATGTGAATTATTTAGGTAGAATTGAAGGAATGCCAGGAGGAGGAGGTTTTCCACCAAAAAATAGATTTTAATTGCGTTTTTAATTAATGAATTAAAAAATAATATTTTCTCAGTTAATTTTATAATGCAAACAACAGGAAGTAAAGCGCAAGTTTGGCACAAAACTGCCAAACATACTACAGGAGGTCTTACCAAAAACAATTTAATGAAAAACAAGCACGGACGTATCGTTTCAAGAAGAAAGCATAACTTGGGGAAAAAAAGTATTAAGAATCTTGTTAAACTTGGTTACAAAGCTAAGAAGGGCAAATTTACATTATTCCATAAGGGACATAAAAGTCGCAAGATGAGAGGTGGTATGACTTATGGTGGTCCGTTGTCTCCTCAATCATATGAGGGTTCTGGAGTTGGAACTTCAGGAGTTGCTCTTCAATTTGTTGCTGGAAATGCAGCTTAAATATTTTTATAAATAAATATCATAAATAATTTTTTATTATATTTATTGTTCTTCATTTGGTACAATTTTACACCACTTTAAGCCTCCAACATCATAACAATTCATTGCATCCCATTTACCAGTTTTCCAATTATATTGTTTTTTACCAGTATTTTGAGAGAAATTCATTCCATTAATCCCAAACCCCATTTCTTCTAAAAAACCACCATTTAAAGCCTTTCTTTTTCTTGTGTTTTTATTATTAGTTTTACGCGTTTTTTTAAGATACTTTCTTTTTTTATTATATTTTGTTTTTGTCATATAATATATGCGTCTATAATAATTTAATTATTGATAAAGTCAATTTTAATAAATTTTTCATAAACTATATAATCAGCAAATCTATAATATAAATATTTCTCAAAATATCGTTTGCTGACAATTAATTTTATAGAATGTTGTCCGCAATAAGTATGATAATAATTATATAAATCGTCAAAACTAATTAGTGATAATGTATTATTAATTTTTAATTGTTCTTTGATATATAAAATACTTTTATCGATATCACTAGATTTATCCCAAATTGAAGAAATAATATTTAATAAATATTTATTTTCAGTGATCTCAAACTCAGGAAAGAAATGTTTTAATATTCTCAATATATTTTCTTCTGATAAATTATTTTTATTTTTAGACCATTGTTTAAATAATGAGCTAATTTCATCTATTTCAAATTCATTTTCAAAATCTTGTTCCAACGTAACAGTAATTGTATTTTTCCAAAATTGTATAAAATCTTTATAAAGCGGTAAATACTTACTTGTAATTCCGACAAATGAATCTAATTCTTCGTTATACTGAAACCTAGTTTTCAATAAATTCTTTAAAACATTTGAAAAAATTACATTTGGTAAATTATTAATAGAGAGAAATTGTTTCCAAATAAAATGAATGTTTTTCCATTCAATGCTTAAATCGTTTGATGTTTTTTCAACATATCCAGAAATAAATTTATCGACTAATTCAGATTGAGTAGTATTTTTAAGTGTGTATGCGTAATTTGTTAATTCTTCATCAGACTTACTATTTAAAAAATTATCTGAATTTAAATGTCTATTAGAATAGTGAGTAGCCACACATAATAGATTTAATCCGATTTTTTTTAATATATCTCTCCAGTATTCATTTGAATAATTTTCATTCATTTTTATTAATCTTGAACTTTCAAAAGAATGATTTTCATGATATTTAGTGACAAATTTACATGAAATATTACTTATTCCGATAGAAGACGTTGACACAGCTTCTAATTCATCGAGAAACTGACGCATTTTAGGACTTATAATAAACGTTAAATCAGACTTTTTCTTGAATATATTGTCACCAATAATCGTAAGGAAATATTTAGCTGAATTTTTACATGTAAAGAAAGATTGATGAAGTGCGTTTAAAACACTCTGAATGGTATCAGTATCAGGAATAGAATTAAAAATATTTCTTTCTTTAATTTGTTTTATAATATTAGCTTTTGTTTTATGTTTCCATTGAAGAAGAATTCTATCTTTAGAAATTGTTGATAAAAGTTTATGAATAATTTCGTCTTCTTTAACAATAAAATAGTCTTTTCCGTTATATTCATAAAAGAAGCCATTATTTGAAAGATAATAATAATTATTCTTACTTAAAAATACCTGAATAAATATTTGTTGTTCTTCTGATAAATAAGAGTTTAAATTTTTCCTCTTTTCGTAATTTTTACACTCATTTTCAAGTGTATTTGGCAAATACAACGCAACATGATTGCGAAGACGTTGTAAAATATATTCATTATCTTTATATTTTTCCAATAACTTATCTATTGTAGATACACATTCATCGCGTTTCTCTTCAGACATAATACTATACTAAGTATTTAATTTGTTTTTAAATATATTTACGTAAAAAACATATAAAATTAAATTATGAATATAATATTTAGTTATTAAGGAAAGCTATAAAAATATATATGATAAATGTATATATATGAAAATTAACTTGAGATATTTACCTCATAATTTAACTAAAAAAGATAGAGAAAAACAGATAAAAGAGTTGATGAAATCTCGACGTCTATATAAAAAAGGAATATACCATTCAAGAAATAAAATTACTTCATTTAAATCAAAAAAATCACGACATATTATCATGGCAGAAAAAATTTATGATGTAAACAAAATAGACGCTACGAATGAATTAGAAAAAGCTACAGGATGTCAAAAAAAAGCTTTAGCAAAAATAATTAATAAAGGTGAAGGAGCATATTATTCATCAGGTTCAAGACCAAATCAATCAGCTCGTTCTTGGGGTTTAGCAAGACTAGCGAGTTCAATAACTTCAGGCAAAGCTGCTGCGGTCGATTATTCAATTTTAGAAAAAGGTTGTAAACCTAATTCAAAGGCATTGTCTTTAGCAAAAAAAGCAAGAACAAAGTATGGATATGGAACAAGAAAAATGCCAAAAGTTAAAATTTAATTATTTTAAAATAATTTGCGTTAAATATTTAAATATTTAAATACATAAGTATTTAAAGATTTATAATTAAAATTTACTATAATGTCTACATTTTCAAATAAGAACCAAGTTGCCTCGACTCAGGGGAATGTTTTAACAATAAAAACAGTTCAGATAGCTCCGTTTAGAACATTAATGACAGCTCTTAAAGATATATTATTAGAAACAAATATTACTTTTGAACCAGACGGTATGAGGATTATTAATATGGATAAATCGCATACTATTTTGGTACATCTATTTTTGGAAGCAAAAAATTTTGAGTTTTATGAATGTAAAAAAGATAAAATTATAATCGGTGTTAATATGTTTCATCTATTTAAATTGATTAATACTATTGAAAATGATGAAACTTTAACTATATATATCGAAAATTCCGATTACGTTGACGGAATAGTATCTTACTTATCTTTAAAATATGAAAATGGTGAAATTAAACAATGTAAGACCCAGAAGCTAAGGTTAATTGAACCTGATCCAGAAGAATTACAATATCCTGATGTTACTTTTTCATCTGTTATAAATCTTCCGTCTGCAGATTTTCAAAAAATTATTCGTGATTTGTCTTGTATTTCAGACAAACTAGAGATTAAATCGGTTGGAAACGAATTGATATTTAAATGCTCTGGACAATTTGCATCTGCTGAAATTCATCGTGCTGAGTCCGATGGAAGTATGGAGTTTGTATCAAAACAAGACTCGTGCAAAATTATTCAAGGTGAATTCTCTCTAAAAAATCTTGGATATTTTATAAAATGTACAAATTTATGTCAACAAATCGAAGTTTATTTGGAAAATGATTTGCCACTGGTTGTTAAATATAACGTTGCAAGCTTAGGATCTATACGTATGGGGTTGGCTGCATTACCTTCATCGTAAAATAAAAAGTAATGTATTTTATAAGAACAAATAAATATATAGATAATAATTTTATATTCTTCAATAATAATATAAAATGTCTAAATATTATGGAAATTATAGTCAATATTTAGGTTCTCGGAATTGCTGTAATTTGAAAGTTAAAGGTCCAATTGGACCTATTGGACCACAAGGCCTGACCGGAATAGGACAAATTGGACATACTGGACCTGCTGGCAATAGTGTTACTGGACCAACTGGGAGAAATTGTAGAGGAGATACTGGTCCGCCTGGTCCTAATTCAGTTTCAACATCCGTAACTTCATTAACTTTTAGTGGAGGAACAAATACTCCACCAATAAGTCAAACTATACCGATTACATATTATAGTATTGATATACCAAATGGTTCAATATTAAATAAAATAACTATTTCTTCTTTACCAACATGTTATCAAGCTATTATATTTATAAGTTCGGTGTCAGGTTCATCCACAATTGATTTAACGTCTGGAACATCTGGTATTGGTTATTATAATCAAAATACAGCAATTGCAATTGTTAATCCTGGTTTGACTAATTATGAGAAAGCAATATTAATAATTTATAATGATGGTTCAAGTATTTATGGAAATTTAACACCATATTATCCAAATTAAATGTTTTATATATAATAATTAATTATTGTTATTATATATAATGTTAGGAAATTATGTTCAAATTTTAGGTTCTCAAAGATGTTGTAATTTAAAAATTCAAGGACCTATTGGACTACCTGGTCCAAATGGACAACCAGGAATAGGCTCAAGAGGATACGACGGAGTTACTGGTAATAGTTATACCGGACCAACAGGAAGAAGCTGTAAAGGTTTTACTGGTCCAGTTGGAATATCTGCAATATCAACAACAATTGCAACACTTTTGTTTGACGAACCAAATTCTTCTACAACTCCTCTAATAAATCAAACAATTCCTATTTCATATTATAGTTTATCGTTACCACAAGGAAAAACCTTAAATAATATCGGAATATCATCATTACCAATTGGATATCAAGCGATTATTTATATTTCAGTTTCTAGCGTAGGAACTGCTACAATTGATTTAACAGGATCTACAAATATTAAATTATATAATAATAGTTCAGTTGAAATACATAATCCAGGACTTAATATATTTAAACGAGTTATTTTAACTCTTTATAATGACGGGACAAAAATATATGGTAATTTATCAAGTTATTATTAATATATTTTAATTTAAAGTTATTTGTATAATAAAAATATGCCTTTAACAAAAATACCTAGGAATATTTTTCAAACTTGGTCAACTAAAATAATTTCGGATAAATTTCAGAGTTTAACAAAAACTTGGAGAGAAAACAACCCAAATTACGAATATATTCTATTTGATGACGACGATTGTGAACAATTTATAAAAAACAATTTTGACGAAGAAGTTTATGATTCATATAATAAAATAATACCTGGTGCATTTAAAGCAGATTTATGGAGATATTGCATGTTATATATTTATGGTGGAATATATGTGGATATTGATACTATTTGTCTAGGTAAAATAGATGATTTTTTAGATGAAAAAATAGAATTTATTACACCGATTGATTTAAATAATTGCCCTTATTATGGAACATATAATTTATTTAATGCATTTATCGCATCAGTTCCAAAACATCCTATTCTTTTAAACTGTATTAATAAAATTGTTCATAATGTTCAGAATAATATTGTTCCTTTTTCTAATTTAGATTTTTCTGGACCCGGAATATTGGGAAAATCTGTAAATATTTATTTAGGATTAGATGAAACAACGTCATTTATTGGAAAAGAAGGAATATCTGAAAAAAATATAAAATTATTACAATTTATTCAAGGCATTGAATATGTAAAAGATATTGACAATAATACAATATTATTCCAAAATAAGAATGGAAATCCTGACATAAAAAATATATACAATAACGAAATTAAAAATACAAATCATATTTGTTGGGGAAAATGCGCAAATCCGATTAAACAACCAGATATAGAAGAAAAAAATGTGACAATAGTTACAATGTTTTATAATATTAGAGAGAAAGAGTGTAATGATTCAAATTCTCAATTCAATCATAGTATTGAAAAATATATCAATTATGCAAAACAATTTATACTTAAACTAAACTATAATTTAATTATTTTTACAGACAATGACGTAATTAAAAATATAGTTAAAGAAGAACGCAAAGAATTATCTGATAAAACATTTATAGTAAATAAATTGTTTGAAGACACATATTATTATAAACATCTAAATATTCTAACTGATTTACAAACCAAATTTAATATAGTTAACGGTCATGTAGAGCATGAAACTCCAATGTATATAATATTAAATAATGATAAATTTGATTTTATTGAATCCGCTATAAATTTAAATCCTTTTAATAGTAGTCATTTTATTTGGATGGATTTTGGAATTAATCATGTCGCAGCAAATCCAGAAGTTATTGATGAATGGATAAATTATGTGCCAGATAAAATTAAACAATTATGTATAAATCCGTATATTGAAAAAGTTGATGATAAAGAGATGTTTAAATATATATATCATCATGTAGCAGGTGGGTTATTTTCAGGTTCGTCTAAAAATCTATTAACTTATTGTGAATTATTTCGGCAAAAAACAGAACAAATATATAATGATAATTGGTATCAAATTGACGAAGCTGTTATGACTATGGTAATTAGAGAAAATTCTCAATTATTTGATTTATTTTATGGTGATTATAATGGAATAATATCAAATTATTTTTTTCCAATTCATAATATAGATTTAATATTGAGATCGTCACAAAAATATATAACTTCAAATTATACAAATAATGCATATAATATATTAAATTATTGTTCTATATATTTTGATAAAAATCCGTTTGACGAAAATAATATAAATTATATACACCAGCACATAATAGTCGATTATTATAATAACAATCATTGCTTAACCGAACGTTTAATAATTTTGATAAATTTATTGATACAAACAAATAATCAAAATATTATTATTTTATTAGAAAATAATAAAGATAATATCAATTATTATGATAACGCACATTTAATAAAATAAAATATCAACCTTTTTATGTATATTTTACGATTGAGTCTATATATTTTTTATCGTAAACACCAATTTTTGTTGTCCTGTCCCATGTGCTATAGTTCATAATAACTCTATCATCTTCAACCAAAATACTCAAACAATATTCGATAGGCTCGCCTTCAAATTTAAACGGAGCTGAATATCTCAATAAATTCATATTTGAATCAAATACAGAAATTATATGATAATAATGTCTTGGAGATTCGTATGATACTATATGACCAATAAACCATATTTCAGTTTCAATAATATCAATTGCTATGTTTCCATTATTAATAACGCTCATTTCGATTTTTTTATTATAAACATATCCACACGTTGAGCCTCTAACTTTAGAAAATATTTTTGGCATAGGTTTTGTTTCAATTATATTAATAGTATTATTACCGTTATCTAATTTACATATTTTTAATGGACACCATTCATAAATAATTGAGGTTTCTCCTTTAAAATCAACAAATACCCAATTTTTTTCACATCCAGTATTTTTAAAAGTTTGTTTAAGCTCATTGATTTCAAATTTCTTTTCGTCTATATTATAATTTCCTGAAACAATGCCTATTTGATTATTTTGATGATACCCAGTTCCGATAAATTTTAATTTATCATTATAATTATCGTAATATATCTTTACATCTTCTGTTCCAATATATAATCTGTCGTCGTAAATTAAATCTAACCATTCTTCTCTCAAAATATTAAATTTATTATCTAACTCAATGTATTTATTAACTGAAATAATATGTTTATCACAATTTATATAATTACCGTTTCCTTCAATAAAATAATTAACATATCTTATATTACAATGATAATGGTTACTATTATTTTTATTTATTAAACAACTTGAAGATGATATCATATTGACTTTTTCATTATTAATTGGCATTTCTATTGATTTGTCTAATTGGCAAGTCGATTGTTTATTCAGGATAAATTTATAAAATTTCATATTAGATAACATATTATTAACTTCTGAGTCATTATCTGAATTATTAAAAACCTTAATAGATTCATCACAAATGTCTTTTACGCAATTATAACCAGCAAATACCGTATATTCATAATATATTTTATTAAGATATACGTCATTATGTAAAAATAAATAATGGTCTCTGTTTTCATTTTTATCAAGTATTATTTTAGCCATATTATAAAAAACCATACATAATTTATGTTTTGAATTATATCTATAATGTTTAATAATTTCATAAATAGCTTCTAGACGTTCAGGGTAATAATCATATCCTTCTAACCAATAATGTAGAGCATCGCCAAATTTGTCCATATTTTTATAACATAGACCAATCTTATAATAACTATACCAAACTTCTTCTTTCCAACCTCCTAATTCGACGCGTTTTTTGTAACAATTGATTGCTTCACCAAATCTTCCAAGATCATGATAACTATTTGCCAAATAAAAATAGTAACGACCATTTGTTGGTTCATCTTTGATTCCGTCAAGAAGCAATCGTACGTCTCTTTCAAATTTGTCACTTTTACAACCACCATCACCAATATCTCTAATAAATATGTCATTTTTATTAAATGCATGTGTTGTATTATTTGGAGGAGTATCAACGTATTCATGTGTAACTCCGACGTATTTATATAATCCGTTATTTTTTACGATTCTCGTATTTTGATAATAAAACGAATCGTTACCTTGAAGAATAGTAAAACTTTGAGCCATATTTAAATTAGATTTATTAAAATTATTTGCTTCTAGAATCATATCGGCATCAAGAAATAAAACGTAATCAGATAATCCAACACATGATTGTAATGCAAAAGTTCTGTTATGGCAAAAATTTTTAAACGGTTCTTTTACTACTTTTCCAGGTAGCCCTTTTTCTTTAAAATAATCTTCGATTATTTCAACAGTATTATCCGTCGAACCTGTATCGCAAATACAATAAGAATCAATAATTGATATGACTGAATCTAATAATCTTTTTATTATTTTACTTTCATTTTTGACGATCATATTTAAACAAATAGTTGGAATTTTGTTCTCATTCGCAATTAGTTCCATTTAAAACAATAAATAAATTTGTATTTAAATTAAAATATATCATATAAATATAAAATGGCTTGTACCAGATTTAAATATGATGACTGTAGAACTATGAAAGAATTACAGCAATCAACTGACCAAGGACGTTGGATATTAAATGTGCCTGGTAATGGAGCAAATCCATGTTATATGGAAGATCCACAAATTATTCCGCAAAAATGGGGTGCAAATTTAATGACAAATACAATAAATTTAGAGAGTGAATTGCGAGGTGTAAATAGAAATTTAAATAGAGATTGTTTAGGAAAAAATGAATATAAAAATTATAATGTTAAAAGTAAACAAATTCAATATCAGTCTTGTTCTCAGTTGACAACTGAGCAATCTCGTGCAACTAATCCTGCTTGGTGGTATAGAGATTTAGAACAACCAAATTGGAATTATCCTCAATTAAATCCTCAAGCAAATACTTGTTTACCATTTCAAAACAACTTGAGCACACGTATTTTAGAGAAAGATTATTTTACACCAAAGAGAGATTGTGTGTTAGATGAGACAAAAAATATGTTACCAACCAGTTTCAACCTAATTAGAGGAGGTTATGTTGGCGGTCCTAATACTTGTTCTCAAACTGATTCATGTCAAAAGATTATTTAATTTAAATGAAATTAAATTCTAAACATTTTAGAATAAATTAATATTTATAAAATGTTTTATATATATATTATAATAATGGAAATAGCACTCCCTTTAATAGCATTAGGAGGTATGTATGTCATATCAAATCAAAAAAATCAAGATTGTACCAAAAAAGACATAAGAAAAAATGCGCAAGAAAATTTCGTTAATATGGGAACTAGGACAAATTTGGCTACAAAACAAAGCGAACGTTTTGGTAACTATTTACCAAACACAGATATCCCTCCTCAAAATTTTCCTATTTCAAATACTAAACAACTTGTTGATACTGTTCAAAAATATCCTAATCCAAATGTAGCAACAGATAAGTATTTTAATCAAAATTTGTATGAACAAAAAGAACGTCAAGGAGTAGCTGTAGGCAACAATCCACAAGACATATTCTCTCTAACTGGTAACTATTTAAACTCAGACCAATTTAATCATAATAATATGGTGCCGTTTAACGGTGGTAAAGTAAAAGGCCGAACATATGATATGAATATTACAGAATCTGTTTTAGATAATATGATTGGTTCTGGATCACAAGTAATTAAGAAAATTGAACAAGCACCTTTATTTAAACCTGAAGATAATATGCAATGGGCTTATGGTGCGCCAAATCAAAGCGATTTTTATCAATCACGCGTTGTTCCTGGTATGAAGAATAATAACGTTAAACCTTTCGATTCCGTTATGGTAGGACCTGGTTTAGATAAAGGTTATGGTATGAATGGCTCAAATGGTTATAATTCTGGAATGGAAGCAAGAGATAAATGGTTACCAAAAACAGTTGATGAATTACGTGTTGACACTAATCCTAAATTAGAATATGAATTATTAGGCCATGAAGGCCCAGCTGATTCATTTATTAAAAATGCCGCAACTACTCAGATGATTGGTCGGGTTGAAAAACAAAGACCTGATACATATTTTATTAATTCTCAAGATCGTTGGCTAACCACTACCGGAGCGTCAAAAGGAGAAACGTTAAGACCTATTCAAGAGTTGGGTGCAGTTAGAAGAAACGACATACCAGTAGATTACATGGGTCCTGCTGGAGCGATAGATGTAAAAGCTACTACTGCTCCACAAAATTATGAACCAGCCAAACGTCACGAAGCTTTTAAAGGTGGCATAAATCATTCACGTGCTGCCGGTCATGGAGATCATACTGATAAAGATTCTTTTTTGAGAAGTCATACTAATTATGAAAACCATAGATCGACTGTTAAACAACCTGATACTATAAGAAGTGGATTTAGTGGTGCAATTGGTGCTGTTATTGCTCCTATTATGGATATGTTTAGACCAACTAGAAAAGACGAGACCATAAATAATGTAAGAATTTACGGTAACTCAGGAACATCTGTGTCTGAAGGGTACGTTTATAATCCTCAAGACGCCACACCAACAACCGTCAAAGAAACGACTTTATATGCTCCAACTTTTAATATCAATAATCAAAAAGAAGGAATTTATGTTAATAATTATACTTCTCCAGACAATACGCAAAGAGATTCGACCAGTTGCGAATATTATACTGCAGCTGGAGGTTATTCAACTGGTTATGGAGACATGAATTATGATTCTGCATATAGACAACATAATAATGACATTAAATCTCAAACTATTATTAATAGACCAAACCAAGGTGGCACTCAAATATTTAACCAACAAATGAATGTAAATTGTAACAAAAGTGATTGCGATAGATTAGACGGAAGAATGAATCCTGCTTTTTCAAGAATAAGCGCATTACCACCGTCGGCTCAAACATATGGCGCTATTCATGCTCCACAATATTATAACGAATCCGCCAGCTGTGATAGAATAAATCCAGATATATTGAGCGCATTTAAAAATAATCCTTATACGCATTCATTATCGAGTGCCGTATAAATATATTTTAATAAATCTTATAAATTAAAAATGATTTATTAAAAATACTTAAAGTCATTAATATAATAATCTATAATGACAAACTACCCTAAGTGTATTAAATCTTTTATAAAATTTGTTTTATCTGATTATAAATTTCTAAACGTTTATAATAAAATTGGAAATCCGAGACCATTTGATGTCACTTTAAGAGACGGATTACAAGCGTTGTTGAATAAAGAACAAAATGAATTTACTACTCATAATAAAAAAATATTATATAATTATTTGGTGGAAAAATATTGTCCAAAAAATATTGAAATAGGATCCTTTGTAAATAATAAAGTATTGCCTATATTTAATGATACAGATAAGCTTTTAAAATATGTTGATAATAAACAATATTATAACGGGATTGTAAATAATTATGTTTTAGTTCCTAATTTATCTTATTTGCAAATAGCTGCAAATAACGGTGCAAAAAACTTTTCATTTATTACATCAGCATCAAATAATTTTCAAATGAAAAATACACGTACGACAATGGCGCAAAATGAAAATAATATATCATCAATGTTAGAATATTTAGATGACAAATCAAACCTTAAATATAATATAAATACAGGTGATGTATGGAAAGACTATAACCCGTATAATGTTAAATTATACGTATCTTGTATAAACGAATGTCCTTTAACAGATGATAAACTTGATAATATGGCTATCGTTAATACTATAAAAAGATTAAATAAATTTAACGTCAATAAATTATGTTTGTCTGATACATGCGGAACGTTAAACCCAGATGATTTAATCAATATTCTAAGAAATTGCAAAAAAATGGGAATAAATATAGAAAAATTTTCATTGCATCTTCACGTAAAACCGGAACGGGAATCTATTGTTCAAGAATTGATATTTATTGCACTTGATAATGGTATAAATGAATTTGATGTATCGGAATTATCAACAGGTGGTTGTTCAGTCACAATGAATAAAAATAAATTGGCACCAAATATGAATTATGAACAATATTATAAATTTCTAACGAATTATATATTATTACGTGTTTAAAATTATATTTAAATTAATACGTTATATTTAAATATAAAAAGATATTATAAATTATAATAACTTCAAATGTCATTAAATATACATCAATCAATAATAGAAAAATTAAATTACTTTTATGAAATACATAAAATACCGAATATTATTTTTCACGGACCATCAGGTAGCGGTAAACGAACAATGGTAAATAATTTTATCAGAAAAATTTATAATGATGATAGAGAGAAAATAAAAACATACGTTATGTACGTAAATTGTTCACATGGAAAAGGTATTAAATTTATTAGAGAAGAATTAAAATTTTTCGCAAAGACGCATATAAATTCAAATAGTGGAAATACATTTAAAAGTATAATATTATTAAATGCCGACAAACTTACAATGGATGCTCAATCAGCTCTTAGAAGATGTATTGAATTATTTAGTCATAATACTCGTTTTTTTATTGTTGCTGAAGATAAATATAATTTGATGAAACCAATTCTCTCTAGATTTTGTGAAATATATATACCTGAACCAGAAATTAACGGTCAAATAATAAATTTATACAAATATAACTTAAATAATTTATTTAAGATGAAGGATATTAAAATGCAGAGACTTGAATCGCTTAAAAAGGAAATTATAAAATATATTTCTAATGATATTACTATTGGAGAATTAATAGATATTTGTACAAAATTATATGAAAAAGGATATAGTTCTTTAGATATATTAACATTATTAGAAAATAATAAATTTCTTGAAACAAAAATAACGTCAGAAAAACGATATGAATTATTAATTTGTTTTAATCGTGTACGAGGTGAATTTAGAAATGAAAAACTATTAATGTTATTTATATTAAATTTTATATTTTTAAGTTCAGATTTATCTTTAGAAAATATAAGTTTTATGTAAATGGATGACTTTAACGTTAGTGCGCTTCATGAGTCTAAAAATGAATGGGGAGCTAGGTTAGTTACTTTATTAACACCACTCATTATTGACGGTTATAAATCTATTATAGACGAATCATTAAAACTATGTAAAGATAACAATGAAATGGATAAATATTTAATGACCTTTCAAAATTTAATCTCTCGAATTCCAAAATGGAATCAGCAAATTGTTGAAGCCGAGAGGAAAAGAATTTGTGAAAAGTCGGCATGTAATTATTTAGAAGATTTGGTTACTTGTGTTCATATTATTCAACTCAAAATACTTACTGCAATGAGGGTTGGACAAAAACAAAAGAAAATCGATATTAGTGTTCCAAAATTAGACGATTTTATTCATAAGGTTTATATAAATGTAGCAAGAAAAATATATAAGAATGTATATTTATTTGAAATTAATATTCAACCATTACAGATACAAAAGAATTATAGAGAATTAGAAATTATCGTGCAAGAATGTATTTTAAATACATTGAGAGAAAGTATTCCAGTTGAAGCTATTTTGAAGGCTTATATGGATGAATCTATTGAAGAAGATGTTATAGAAGAAATAAAAGAAGAAGTAACTCATGAGCATATTAGAGAACCTGAACAAAATGTATCTTCTGGTATTAAAAAAAACGGAATAAGTTTTAATGATATCGATTATATTAAGACAGAATCTGGCGTAAATCAAGTTAATGCTCCAAAAAATATAGATAGATTAGAAGAAATAAGCGCTATAAGGAATGAGCAAAGAAAGAGAGAATCAGAAGATGACGACGACAATATTAAACTAAGCATTTCTGATCAAGAGTTTAATTTAGATAATTTAGATATTCATAATATTGAAGAACCTAGATTAGAATTATTGCCTGATTTATTAATCGATGAAATAGAAGTTTTAGAATAAATTGCGTAAAATATTATTTTAGATTGTTCTTTGATATTTTAATTGAATGGCAAGTATTTTTGTTGTGGCCGCTGTTATTTCTATTACATTTTTAGTTGCAAAATTCTTAGAGATGAGGTTTATAGAAAAAGAAACCAAACCATTAAAGCTTTTAATAAGAGATGCTTTGATTGTTTATTTTAGTGTTATTGCAGCAGATTTTGTTATGGCGCAAATTAATCCAGTTATGGTTACAGGACCAAAAGCAACGCAAGTTTTTACTGATAATCCTGGATTTTAATTATATAATAATTAGTTAATTATATAAGTAAATTAAATTAAACACTAATAAGACCGTATTAACGACCAGTCCAAACTTTGACAACGCCTCTTGGTAGGGTGCCTTTTTTTAAGCTGACATTATACTCATCATAAGTATATCCCCATTTTTGATATTTCATAATGTCACCGAATAATGATTTTTGATTTGATATTTTATTTGATTCAGTAAAAAATATTGAACCAAATATTCTCTCTAAACAACATCTATCAGCTCTACATTTAACGTGCGAAATTAAATTAGTTATCTTATATTTGTCTTCTATACCTTCCAAAAATTTTAAATTTATATAACTTTGCACACCAAAACAACCATACCATTTTTGAGAAGGTAACGATAATATGCTTTCATTTGAAATTTTATCCAAAATCGCCATGTTATTTTTCAGATTATTTGCTAATCTTTTCGTATTTTCAACATTTTCTTTATCTGGATAAAAAAACCATAATGGAACAACTTGCACACCATTTAATTTTTCAAAATCTATTCTTTTATGAAAAAATACACTATCATGTATTATAACTGCATTATCAAAAAACTTATATTTTAAATAATAATAATATGGTAATAACTCGCCTCTTTTTGGAAATTCAGATTGAATTATTTGCAAATTGTTATATTCATATTCTGGTTTAACGTAATTATAATTGCTATTGTCGTCAATAATTACTATTTTCCTTAATGGATAAAGAGTTCTAATAAGTTTTACACAATTATTCCAATAATTATTTGTTTTGACAGAATTTACATGCCTCGTTATAATAAATCCAAAACTATTCATAATATATATAAATAAATTCTATTATGAATATATCAACAATAATTTAATTTTAAATATGGGATGGTATTTTATCTATATTTATTACGTCATCTTGATTCTTAATATCTCCAACAAACTTTGAAAAAATATCAAATTCAGGTCTTTCTAATTGAGCTTGAGGTGTATGATTATGCACACATCTTGCAATCATTTTATAAAGTTTAAATTCAGGATATCTCTCTACACCAGAATTTTTATAAAGCATATTAATCCCCTTATCGTCTAAACACCACTCGAATACTAAACGTTTTATCGGATCTTTAATTTTACTTAAATCTTTCATTTCTTCAAAATCATCAATAATATAATCAAATATTGAGCAGGCAAGACGACATAAGTCAAAACTATAATTTGGTTCTAATCTGGGTTTTTTATCATTAAAATAAGGCTCAATATTATATTGAGTTGCAGCTTCGCCTCCAGATTGGAAACTATCACTGCAAAATATTTTACCATCAAATTTAAATATACTGCGACCAAAATCGATAATTTTAAATAATCTACCAAATGTCGGCACCTTATAATATTTCTTTTTATAACAATAATATATATATATTTTATCTGTATGATTATACATCACATTATTAGTATGTAAATCATTATGAGTGAAACCATAAGCCTTTTGGTACGTAATTAACATCATTATTATTTGCATAAATGCTGAAAACCATTCATCTGTCGTTAAATCGTTAGAGAGAATTAAATCGTCAAATGTATTTTCACAGTATTCCATTCCAATAACTTGAATTGGGAATTTAGGCAAAGTAGCCTCTATGATTTCTTCTTTCCATTCTTCTTCGTCATCGTCATCTTCTTCATCATTGCCATTGTTATTATCAGAAATATTATCATCTTCTATATTACTATTTTTTTCTTCAGAACCTGAATCAAATACGTCTGGATCGCAATCTTCACATTCTTCATCATCTACGTCTTCTGCGTTCGTATGAGATGAACGAGATGAACATGTTGAATTTGATTTTAACGTAACATTTTGTTCCGAATGTAAAATATTAGTATTAGTAATATCGATCAAATCAAGTGACATATCTTTTAAGTCATTTAGGTCAATTGTTGATTCTGGTATATTATCTTCGAACACGTCTTCAAAAATTTGATTATTTACTGAATTAATTGATTTTAAACTTATATTATTTCCAATAGTTAATGGTTTTAGCCTGGCATTTTCAGGTTGAAATAAATATTCATAATCGTCTACTTTAAACAATTTATTTTTATTTTTATTAAAAAATTCTGAATTATTTAAATAGTCAATATCATCAAATATATTTATTTTATAGTCATTTTTTAACGCAAGAAACGATCCATAATACTCAACTCCATGTATAAATTTATATGTGTTATATAGTTGACCAGATAAAAATAAAAATAAACCATCAACATAAGCTGAATTATTCGTATCAATTATTTTTGGATAACAATCTTCTGCTGTTGAATTAAGATTTGGCAAATTAAATAATTTTGGGTTGGTAATATCATATTTACCTATCATATATTTATACGGATCTAAGAGAGGAGCGAACTTAAAAAAGATTTCTTTGTCCTTAACCTTATTTGTGTTAACGTTTTTTATCCTACACATAAAAATATTATCGTCGTCTCCATTTTTCGTATCAATATTTGAAATAAACCATTTATTATTTAAATTAATGCTATTGTAATTTGTATCATTTAAATTAAAGAATTTTTTGTAAATTGGGATATAGTTTTGTGTGTTGGAGAGATATAATGATGTTGGTTCTTCAAATTTTTTACATAGCTCAGTATTTTTCCTTTTTTGATAATTAATAGATATCATCTTTAGTCAATTAAAATATAAATTTAAATTAGTTTTAACTTATTAGTTTATGAAAATATATATTTCTAAAATCTTTTATAATTTAAAATTAATTTAGCGTTAAAGTTAAATTAATTTTCTTTTTTAGATATTATAATAATGAGTTTAGAACTAAAAAAATTCGATATGAAAAGTATCCAGTTTAAGTCTACTGAAAATAAAGGACCTGTTGTTGTCTTAATTGGAAAGCGTGATACTGGCAAATCATTTTTGGTTAGAGATTTATTATATTATCAACAAGAAATTCCAATCGGAACAGTTATTTCTGGAACGGAAGAAGGCAACGGTTTTTATGGCAAAATGGTGCCAAGATTGTTTATCCATAATGAATACAATTCGGCTATTATTGAAAATGTTTTAAAACGTCAAAAAACTGTTTTGAATCAGGTAAAAAAAGAAATGGAAACATATAAACGTACAAATATTGATCCACGTGCTTTTGTTATTTTAGATGATTGTCTATATGATGCTACATGGACTCGCGATAAATTAATGCGTTTATTGTTTATGAACGGTAGACACTGGAAGATCATGTTAGTCATCACAATGCAATATCCTTTAGGTGTTCCTCCCACACTGAGAACCAACATAGATTATGTTTTTATTTTGAGAGAAAATTACATTGCCAATAGAAGACGTATTTATGAAAATTATGCTGGTATGTTCCCAACTTTTGAGTCCTTTTGTCAAGTGATGGATCAATGTACTGAAAATTATGAATGCTTGGTGGTTAATAATAATTCAAAATCAAATAAATTAAGTGACCAAGTTTTTTGGTATAAAGCTGATAATCATAACGATTTTAGACTAGGTTCAAAAGAATTCTGGGAATTATCAAAAGGAATGCCTGATGAAACACAAGAAGAACAATATGATCCAAATAAGATGAAGAAACGTGGTGCAGGACCAAAAATTAATGTTAAGAAAACAACTAAATGGTAGAAAAAATATCGCTTTTGTTTGTAAAAGTAAAAGTAATATACAAAAATAATAACTTAAAGATATAAATTGTTATTTAATTATAATGGAACAGTTAGATATAGTGAAGTTAATTGAAGACAATCCAATAACTAAGTTATCGATTGATTATAATGTTAAATTATTGATAAAAATTAAAGAATATTTCACAGATTTCGAACAGCAATTATTTTTATCAAGTTTTTACTGTTATTTAAAATACGACATTACAAAAGATTTTATAATTGACTTAGATAATATATGGAAATGGCTTGGGTTTAATCAAAAATATAACGCCGAAAGACTTTTGGAAAAGAATTTTATATTAAATAAAGATTATATAAAATATTCAAATACCGAAGAGTCACCAAATTTATTGCTCCTCCATAAAGAGGAGCAAAAAGGAAGAGGAGGTCATAATATTAAAAAAATTTTATTAAATATTAATTCTTTTAAAAAATTTTGTTTAAAAGCTGGAACAAAAAAAGCTGACGAGATTCATAATTATTATATTAAATTAGAACAAATATTACAAGAAACCATAAATGATGAATGTAATGAATTAAAATTACAGTTATATCAAAAAGATAATATTATAAATAAAAAACAAAAAGAAGTTGAACAAGCAATTATTAATCAATTCCCAGTTAATACAGAATGCATTTATTTTGGAACAATAGATAATTTAAACGAAAATGGAGAGAAATTAATTAAATTTGGTCATACCAATGATTTATCTAATAGAGTTTCGTATCATCATAAACATTATGATAATTTTACTCTACAAAATGCTTTCAAAGTTCAAAATAAGGTTGAAATAGAAAATTTAATGAAAAATCATCCAAAAATTAAACCGCAAATAAGGACAATTAAAATAAATAATAAAAATAAAACAGAAATTATTTCTTACGACAATGTAACTTTTTCAATTGATAAACTCACAAAAATAATTAAAGAAATTATACAGACCAAAATATATAGTGTAGAAAATTTTAGTAAACTAACCAAACGTAATGAAGTTCTTGAAAATGAAAATAAATTACTGAATGATAAAATAATTAATATTGATAAATTGTGCTTAGAAAAATCTCTTAAAATAAATGAACTTAATGAAAAATTAGAAAATTATCAAAAAATTATCGAAACTGTTAATGATGAAAATAAATCAGTTTATCAAAATATTTTACTTCCGGAAGATGAAATAAATAAAAAATTTAATGAATTTGTAAATCAAATATGTATGGTTAGACCAGACGTAGAAGAATTATCTGTAAATATAGAAGGTCGTTATCGCTTATGGAGTCAAACAAAACCAACAAAGGAAATGTTTCATTCCCTAAAAAATTATTTAGACACAAGATTTAAACCTAAACGAATTGGAGGAAACCACGGATATACAGGTTTAAAATTAAAGTCAGCTGAATACAAAAAATCAGCACCAGAATCAGCAGCTGAAACCTTTATATTTCAAGCATGTCAATTTTCAGATTGCGGTAAAATATTAAACTCTGTTTTACTAAGTGAATATCAAAAATGGAAAGCATCAGTCGGAAAAGAAATATGTGATAATGATATGAAAGAAATTAAGGGTTATTTAAATGATTGTCCTTATGCTTTAAAGGCTACCGTATGGACCGACGGAGGTTCAAACGAAGGTTATTATGGATTATCATTAAAAAATAATGAAAAAAAACAAACAATGATCTCTTCAACGGGCAAAAAAGTATTTAAGAGAGAAAATTTTACTAATCAATTGTTGGCAACTTGGGATACTATTGCAAAAGCAGCAAACGACGAGGGTATTTCAACAGCAAAAATGAGTAGAGCCGTTAAAAATAAAACTATTATAGAAGATTACTTTTATAGCAATCAATAAAAAATTGATTATAATATATTAAAAATAATTTAAAATATATTATAAAATGACCGAAATATCAAATAAAAGTTTTTCTGAATTAGATAAATTTCCTGTATGCTCGTTGAATAATTGCTTAACTCATCTAGAAATACAAAATAGGTTTAAATGTCAGAAATGTTCACAATTATATTGTTGTGAACATCGTATTGATTTTAAACATAATTGTCCTTCAATAAAGACTAACTTACAATTATGTACGTTAATAAAAAATATACAACTAAATAAATGTTATTTTGTAAATTGCAGTTGTAAATTAACTGAAATAAATAAATTTAATTGTAAACAATGTAATAAATTATTTTGTGCATCTCATAGATTAGATTTTGAACATAAATGTATTAACAATCATCAAAAGAAATTGTAACAGGATATTTAATGTAACAATAATCTCTCCAATCAGTATTAGGATTATTTAGTTCACACCAATCAAACAATATTTTTTTATCATTTATTTTAAACGGAAAAGGTTCCCATAAATTATATTTAAATCTCAATAGTAAATTCATAATTCCCATTTCGTTTGTTTTACATAACGTATATTTATTCATAGCTTCAATCATCTGATTTTTGCTGCACAAATTCAAAATATTTGTGTCGTAAATCCATATACAATTTAAAAAATAAGTTTCATTTAAAATTTGTTCACCAAAATCATTTTTAACCATTTCAACAGTCTCTGCATTATCATAACTTAATTGACATCCAAAAATTTGATTTTCGTAATATTTACCATCTTTTGGAGCTAATATTTTATTCTTGTAATCTAATTCTAATAAATATTTTACATCGTCTAAAACTCTTAATCCAGCATCTAGAAAAACTACACGGGACCATTTTAAAAAATAATCGTCAAATACATGCAATTTTTCCCATTGATTTAACTTATTAATTTCTCTCTTATCAGAATTTGAAAACCCGTAATTTCCTATAGATTTTAATAAGATTGATTTATCAATTGAATCAAATTGTACTTCGATGATATTATAAAAATCCTTAAAATTTTTATTTAAATTAAATCCAATTGAAATTATAACGATATCGCCAGTCCATTCTCCTTTTGACCTTAAATCAATTATAGTTCTTTTTGTCTTATTAAAATAATTTAAGTCTGTTACTAATACAAACACAGTGTTTTTTTGAATTATTTCTTTTGACTCATCTTTTTTTGATAAATTATAACAGTATAAATTTTCTTCAAATGTAGATATTTGATGAGCTGTAATAGCAGTGTCTAATTCTTTGATATCTTTATAATGAGACACCAAAAAATGCGGATTATGTATTGTATTAATTTTATGATTTTTCGATAATTCATCTATCCACATTCCAACACATAAATCATCACACCAGTGTTTAAACGAACCGTCTATACCTTTTCCTCTTACATAATTATGTATTTCATTATATAATTTATTTGAAATTGTGTATCCTGCTCCACCAGATAAATAATTACACAAATCCCAGTTTGCATGTTCACATTGATATCCAATATAATAAAAATCTTTGCAATTATAATCAGATAAATATGTCTCTAATCTATTTTTAAAAATAAATGTATCATCGTCTATAAAAATATACCAATCATATTCTAATATATTAGTCATGTTGTAAATAAAATGAATATATTTCCACGTTATATTTTTTTCATCATCTATACAATTCCACCCAAATTGTCGATTCTCAATGTTAGGTTTTGATGTCAAATAATATATATCATTTTTATTAACATCTTTTAAAAATGTTTCCATTTGATATTTAACGCGATTGTCTAAATATTTATCGCAAGTTGAAATAATGTAACATAATTTCATTTGTAATAATTGATAGTTATTTATTTAATAGATTATATTAATAATATATAAATAAATTAATAATAATAATAAAAATAATAATAATAATAATAATAATAATAATAATAATATAAATAAATAATTATTATTAAATTATATGATACCAGATTGCACTTTGACGACAGCTTGTTTCGATTTGACAAAGTATAATTCAACATCGCGAGATGTTGATAAAACACTTGAAAACATATCTTCATTATTAGAAGTGCCGTGTTATTTAATTATATTTACTGACACAACTTTATATAATGCTATAAAAAATAAAAGAGACGAATTTAATCTTGGGGTGATGACTCATTATGTTGTTATCGACGTAGAAAGTTTAGATACATTTAAATACAGAGATATTGTAAATAAAAATAGAAAAAAGTTTCATCCAACAAAAGATGAAAGAACATGTGCAGAAAGTCATCTTGTTTGTTCAAGTAAGTTTGAGTTAGTTTTAAAATCTATTGAGATCAATCCATTTAACACAAGTAGATTCGGTTGGGTTGATTCAAATGTTGGCGTTAACTTTTCAAAAATGTGTACAAATTATAAAAATAATATGTTATTAAATATTTTGCATAAATGTAATGAAAATAAATTTTATTTGCAAATTTTAAACGTATGTGATAAAAATTATATATTAGAAGACAAACTAAACGAATATTATTCTCAATATAGATGGATTGTATGTGGATGTCTATTTATAACTGAAAAGGATGTCGGTATAAAAATATTGAATGAACTAAACAACGTATTTATAAAACATACTACTATGGGATATGGTCATGGTGAAGAAATGTATTATTTAGAAATATTAGATAAATATTACGACGAAATTGTACGTTCTTATGGAGATTATCAACATATATTAAATAATTTTGCAAATTTATCAATAGGGATTGATTATATATTAGAAATATCTAATAGATATCTTAATTATGGATATAATAAAGAATGTGTTGATTGTTGTTCAAAAGTAATACAATTATATGATAATTTTGATATTGAGATGAATTATAATTTTTATTTCAAGTATTTATTTAATATGTATGTTTCTACGTTTTATTTGGATAGAGAAAAAGCCAAATTAATTGTAAAAAATATATTTAAACTAATAAATACAACTCCTATAATGGAGACGATTTATTTATCGAATAAATCTTTTTATGATGCGCAATTTTGTTATTGTATGTAAATTTAATAATTAATTAATTATTAAATTTATTTATTTATTTATTTATTTATTTTTGGCAAAAGGACCACTTACCAATTGACTTTGGCCATAATCAGATTTACCAACAACAACATTTTCTCCTTCAAATAATTCCTTGCAAATGTCAGCTGTCGAAATGTTTTCTTGTTCACTCAAAGCAAATTCTTGAGTATTTGCATTATTGACGCCAATTAAATTACCATTTTCATCAATCGTTTGAGATAATGAGTTGCCAGTCTTTTCGGCATTTTTAACATTTTCTTCAATAGCCTTTTGTTTAGCTTCTTTAACACGTTGATCGAAAGCAGTTTTGGCATTTGTTTCGTTCTTTTGTTTTTCGTGCATTAATTGATTAAGTTCCTCTTCTAAATGTTCAACACGTCCAGTCTTATAGGCTTCTGGATCAACAGGCATCCAAACACCAACAGGTCCAACAAAAATATCGTGATTAGGATCGATTTCTCTAAGCATCTTACATCTTAACTCGGCTTCTTCTTGTGTAGGATATGATCCTCTTACTTTTAATCCTCTTGTGCTAGTTTGGAAATCATTTTCAATGTCGAATTTATTTTGTAATTCTTCTTCATGATTATCAATAAAAGTTTTATAATCATCACTTAATGTAGTCTTTGATAAATTAGTTTGTTCTTCTTTAACAAATTCTTTAAAATCATCGCTTAAATTATCAAATGAAACATTATACTTATATGAAATAAAGTTAACAAACTGAAGAAATTTTTCCATAGATTTGTTAAAATCCCATTTCTTTAAAAATTCATAAAAAAAGTAAATTTCCTTTTGCTTTAGAATCTTTTCTGGAGAACAAAAAGAAACACATGCAAATTTTTGTCCAGAAATTGGCTTATCTTCCTCAAGCAAATCAACATATTTAGGATTTTGTTTACCGTTAATAAGTTTTTTCTCAAGTCCGCTCTTTTTGTTTTGTTTTGATTTAGAACTATTCATTTTTAATTAATTTAGTTATTTATTTTTAAGTATTTTATCGCAAAAAATATATTTTCTTATTAATTAATATAATGAATGGAATTATTGATATAGTCGAACTTGTTAAGAGAATTATCAAGTATATTGTTGAAGGTTTAATGGTTGCCATTGCCGCATACGCTATTCCTAAACGTTCTTTGAATATTGAGGAAATTATTTTAATCGCCTTAACTGCCGCTGCTACATTTAGTATTCTCGATACTTATGTTCCATCAATGGGTGTAACTGCTCGTAGTGGAGCCGGCTTTGGTATTGGAGCGAATCTCGTTCGTTTTCCAGGCGGGTTCTAAGATACCATTTGAAATTTAGTAATTTAAATTTTATAAAATAATATAATTTCTTTTATAAAATAAGTTAATATTTGCATTATATATAATGCCAAAAAAACAAACCAGAACCAGAAATAGAAGTAGAAGTAGAAGTAGAAAACAAAGTAGAAGAAGAACTATGAAAGGTGGTGCCTTCTCTCCAGACGAAATGCAGAATCTTAAAGGACAAGGTTTAAATGATTATCAAATTGAGTCGTTAAACCAGTTAGGAATTACTTATGCCGAAGTAATGCAAAAATTTAGTTCAATTATGAATCGAAGTTCAGAAGGATTTAACAGCAATTCTGATGATATGGCTGAACAAGTCGTTACTGAGTTATTGAATGAACATACTACTAATAATCCAAATGCCACAGCAATGAACCTAGAACCTATTCCTAATGCAGATGATGATGATCATCATATGGACATGGACAATGATGACTTAAATTTATCTCAACATTCTAACGGTTCTTTACATTTATCAGATTTAGACCAAATGAGTACCGATTCTGGCTACACAACAGATGAATCAAGGGGATGGTGGGGTGGAAAGAGAAGAAGAAATAGAAAAAGTCGTAAACATATTAAAAATCGTAAAGGACTAAAAAGTCGAAAGCATAAAGGTGGTTCGTTTTTTGGAACTGGTGTTGGATCTAACTCAAATGACCCTAACTTTTCAGTTTATAATACAAACATGCTTAAATTATTTCCATATAGAGCTTAAATTATTATATATGTTTAATTTGATATATAATAAATTATATTGTTGGTATAAATTCCCAATCCAATTCTTGACATATTTTCTTCCAAATTACATCTTGTTCCATTCTTTTTTCTGGATCTTTTAACATTGGGAAATGTTCTAAATAGTTTTCTTCACCCAATAACTCACAAAGCTTATAAGCAGTATAATAATAATTTAAAAAATTTACACGATCATCTGGACAATATTTTGAATAAGGAGCCTGCAATTCTATAAATAAATTACATAGGGTTTCTTCTAGTTCAGGCGACATAATTGGTGGTTTTATTCCGAGTTTATCCTTAATAAATGGGATGTGTTCATAATATTTATTGTGTCCTAGTTTTTTAAGAATTTCTTTTGTTTTAATATTTGTAATTTGAGAGATTTCTATTCTTTCTTTTTTAATTTGTAATTTTATGTTATCAATTACTTCTGGTGGAATTTGAGTAGTTTCTTTACCTTGAAATTGTGCTAAGATTTCTTTAAAATGATTTATACGTTTATAAGCATAAAAACATACTTCCTTAGGCGGTTCTTTATACGATGGTTTTTCATTTTCAATCAAATAAGGAATACTTCTTGAACATATATTGCACACCATAATTCCATCTTCTTCAATTGGAATTAGCTCACCCTTATGACATATTAGACAAATACCAGTTTGATAAATAAAATTATTTATATCTAAAAAATCATCACTTACATTGCTAAGATATTTTAATACAACATTGTTATTGTTTCCTTTTTGTCCAAGCGAATCTGTGTCAATGTCTTCTTTAATTTTAAAAAAATTATTAACGAGCTTTGATTTATTTGTTACTGTTTGCGATTTTATGCCAGTCGAAATATTTTTTTTATTTTCAAAATATTCAAATATATATTTTGAGTTATCAAGCAAATATTCTTTCTTTTTTGTTTTTACTGATTTTATAATTTCTTTTAATTCATTTATCCTGTCCGTACAATCTAACATTTCTTCAATAGAAATATCATTTTTTTTTTCGCTCAACATATTTTGTAGAGTTTTTATTTCATATTTATATTCTTGAATATTCACTTCATCTTTCGAAAACTCATTGAGAAATTCCTTATGTTTTGTGTCAAGTGTGATAATCGATTTTTTATTAAACTTTATTTTTTTGTTTGATTTGGATTTAAAAAACGCCATCCTCTTTTAATATTAGATCTATTGTTTATTTAATTAATAATATATAGAAAATATTTAATTTAAATAAAATAAATAAAAAAATTGAATTTAAATATATATAATAACGAATTAAAATAAACTTAATAATAAATATAAGAGATGACTCAAATTTTGGATAATATGTTTATAAAGCGTTTTTGTTTACCTTCAAGTGCTGATATTTCGTCGTACGAGAATGGAAATTCACAAATTACATCTTGTTTGTGCGGAAATTATAATCACGCAGCTTGTATTTTACAAGGGAAATGTCATTTTGAAAAAAGCTAATATATTAAGTTACGGATTTAATAGAATGGGTGATTTATATGGAAATGAAGCAGGTGTTCATGCAGAACACGATGCAATTAATAAATTAAAACCGATTGCTAAAAAGAAACATTTACAAAATATAAATATATTAGTTATTAGATTTTCTAAAAACAATAAATTACAACAATCAAAACCATGCGTTAATTGTATTAGAACTATGAAAACATTGCCTGAAAAAAAAGGTTATAAGATTAAAAATATATTTTATTCAAATGAAAATGGAGAGATTATAAAAAGTAACATAACAAATCTCGAAAATGAAGATCTACATTACTCACGGTTTTATAGGAGAAAATTGTAAATATAAAAAATTTATTTAATATAATGTTTTTAATTGTTTTTTTTATGATTCTTCAAACTTTAACAATGAATTAAATAGAGAATTGAGAGAAATAAAAGAAAAAAATAATGACGGTGCATGTGTTTAGTTAAAAAGAGTATATTGTTTTCTGGATTTAAAATATTATGGATATAAAGATTAATTTAGATTCTTTTAAATATTTAGAAAACGAAGATTTAAAAGTTGACGCAATAAAATTTCAAAAAATGGTCCTTTTATTTAATTCTATTGAACAAGGATGGTCTGTAAAAAAAAAAGAAGGATCATATGTTTTTGCAAAGCCGCATGAAAATAAAAAAGAGGTGCTAGAAGATAGTTATATATTAAAATTTATGAAGACTAATTTGGATTTAAATAAAGTTTTTTCATAAAAAAATAAGTAATAAATAGCTTAATTTAATTATTTCTAATTAATTAAATTAATTAAATTAATTTAATTAATTTAAATTCCAAAATATTTTTTTCTTTAGCCATATTATAGAAAATGGGCGGAGGTCTTATGCAATTAGTCGCTTATGGCGCACAAGATGTTTACCTTACTGGTAATCCACAAATCACTTTCTGGAAAGTTACTTATCGTAGATACACTAACTTTGCCATCGAATCAATCGAACAAACTTTCAACGGTCAAGCCGATTTCGGTCGTCGTGTCCAATGTGTTATCTCAAGAAACGGTGATCTTGCTTACCGTACTTATTTACAAGTCACTCTTCCTGAGATCAACCAACTTATGGGTCTTGGAAACTACACTACTGGCCAAAACACTGGTGTCTATGCCCGTTGGTTAGATTTCCCTGGAGAACAACTTATCGCTCAAGTTGAAGTTGAGATTGGTGGCCAAAGAATTGACCGTCAATATGGTGATTGGATGCACATCTGGAACCAACTTACCATGACTTCTGAGCAACAACGTGGTTATTTCAATATGATTGGTAACACCACTCAACTTACTTTCATCACTGATCCTTCTTTCTCTGATGTTGAATCTCCATGTGACTCTATGGCTCCTCGTCAAGTTTGCGCTCCCCGCAATGCTCTTCCTGAGACCACTCTTTATGTTCCCCTCCAATTCTGGTTCTGCACAAACCCTGGTCTTGCCCTTCCTTTGATTGCTCTTCAATACCACGAAGTCAAGATCAATCTTGATATTCGTCCTATTGATGAATGTCTCTGGGCTGTTACCACATTGAACTGCAACACCAATCCTTATTCTGGTGCCTCTGGTCAATATTCTGTCGGTCGCCCAGTCCCTGCCACTATTGCCTACAATCAATCTTTAGTTGCTGCTTCCCTCTATGTTGACTACGTCTTCTTGGACACTGATGAACGTCGCCGAATGGCCCAAAATCCTCACGAATATTTGATCACTCAACTCCAATTCACTGGTGATGAGTCAGTTGGTTCTTCTTCAAACAAGATCAAACTCAATTTCAATCACCCTGTTAAGGAATTGATCTGGGTTGTCCAACCTGATCAAAATGTTGACTATTGCTCTTCATTGACTTGCGATGCTCTCCTTTTCAAGGTTCTTGGTGCTCAACCTTTCAACTACACTGATGCCATTGACGCTCTTCCTAACGCTATCCATGCTTTCGGAGGTCCAGCTGCCCTTGCCCAAGATTCTCGTGCTTACATTGATGCTCGTGGATTATTCCAAGACGCTGGCGCCCTTGACTACAATCCTTACCAACTTGGTGCTACCAACTTCACCGGATATTGGCACGGTCCTTCAAACCCTTACAATGAAGCCAATATGGGCGGCCAACAAGTTCCTTTGAACACTGCTGGTCTTCCCCAATCTGTAATTGATTCTCTCCAATCTGGAACTAACGCTCCTCATCTTGAGAACTCTGGTGTCTCTGATGCTGGCAGTTTCGTCCTCTCTGAGACCTCTCTTGACATGCATTGCTGGGGCCAAAATCCAGTTGTCACTGCTAAGCTTCAATTGAACGGCCAAGATCGCTTCTCTGAGCGTGAAGGAACTTACTTCTCTTGGGTCCAACCTTACCAGGCCCATACAAGAAACCCTGATGAAGGTATCAATGTTTACTCATTCGCTCTTCGCCCAGAAGAGCATCAACCAAGCGGCACGTGCAATTTCTCCAGAATTGATAACGCCACACTCCAATTGGTCTTGTCAAATGCCACTGTTGAAGGCACCAAGACTGCTAAGGTTCGTGTCTACGCTACCAATTACAACGTCTTGAGAATCATGAGTGGTATGGGTGGCCTCGCATATAGTAATTAAAAAAATTGTTACGATTTATCGTCTCATTATTTTTTATATATTTTAATAATTAATTATACTTTTTAATTATTAAAGCAAAAAACGATATAAAGACTTATTAGTAATTCATTTATAAAATGAGCGTAGATATCGTAAATCTTATTGAAAGCAATCCAATCACTAAATTGTCTGGCGATTATCAAAGCAAATTAGTTGAGAAAGTTAAAAACAGTTTCACTAATTATGAACAACAGCTATTCTTATCTAGTTTTTACTGTTATTTAAAATATGATACTAAGAATGATTTTGTTATTGATTTAGATAATATATGGCAATGGCTTGGTTTTAGCCAAAAAATAAAGGCAAAAATTTTATTGGAAAATAATTTTAAAATAGATATTAATTATAAAAAGTTGCTTTCCCGTGAGGGAAAGCAAGACGAGAAGACTCATGGAGGTCACAATAAAGAAACATTTATGTTAAATATTGAGACGTTTAAAAAATTTTGTTTAAAGACAGGAACAAAAAAAGCAGACGAAATACATGATTATTTTATTAAACTTGAAAATGTTATGTTTGAAATAACAAAAGAAGAAAGTGAAGAATTAAAAAAACAAATATTAAAACTAGAAAACACAAATAAAGAGATGGAAAAATATGTTATGAAAGAAAAAGAAAAAGTTCTTTTAGATAAATTTTCTACATCAGGACCGCTTGTTTATATTATTAAAGTTAAAACATATAAAAGTGGTGAATATGTTGTTAAAATAGGACATAGTTTAAAAGGTGTTTTAGATAGATATAATGAACATAAAACAAAATTTGATGAATGTTTATTATTAGATTGTTTTTCTTGTGATAAAAGCAAAGATTTAGAAAGTTTTATTCATCACCATAAAAATATTCAATCTAATAAAGTAACTGATTTACCAAGACATACATCAGATAAAGAATTATTTTTAATTGGAAAAGACTTATCATATCAAACTTTATTAAAAATTATTGATAATAATATTAGTAATTATAATTATAGAGTAAAAGAATTACTATTAGAAATTGAAAATTTAAAATTAAAAAATAATGGTGAAACTATTAATAATGATAATGAATTACTAAAAGAATTAGTCCAAACAAATAAGATGCTAACTAATAAAATTATTTCTCTTGAAAATTCAATTCATCTTATTTTAAATAAATTAAATGAAAAAGAAACCAAAGTAGTAACAGGATTTAATCAACAATTGCCTAATTTAGGACCAAGGCTACAAAAAATTAATCCAGAAACTTTACAATTAGTCAAGGTATATGAATCTGTAACAGAAGCTATGAATGAAAATAAAAATATTAAAAGACCTACAATTACAAATGCGGTTAAAGAAAATACTATTTATTGTGGATTTCGTTGGCAATTAGTAGAGAGAAATTTAGATGCCAATATTATTCATTCTTTAGCACCAACAAAGGAAACCAAAGTTCAAAATTTAGGTTATATAGCAAAATTAGACGCAAATAAATCACAAATTATAAACGTTTATTTAGATAGGAAATCATCTGCTAATCGTAATAATTATCCAAGTGATTCTTCTCTTGATTATTTTGTCAAAAATGGAACAATAACAAATGGATATTATTATATGTTATATGATAATTGTGAACAGAGTCTAATTGATATTTTTGAAGAGTTATACGGCGAGACTTTATTATATAAAAACGGAGTTGGTCAATATGATTTAAATAATAATTTAACACATGAGTTTTCATGTAAATATGATTGTATTAAAGAATTAAAAATGAGTGATAAAACATTAGCAAAAGCATTAAAAAATAACACTCCGTATAATAATTATTACTATAAAGAATTAGGCGAAAAAATATCTATTTTATAAAAAAATTGATAATTATTTTATAAAATATTTTAAATGATAAAATAATTATGATATACTTCACATTTGATTTTAAGATATTATACACTAATATAACGTTACAAATAAGTTTTGATGGTGAGACTTCAATTTGTCAATTTTTAGACAAAACATTACAAATATTATCTGAACAATTATTGATTGAAAACGAAATATATGAAATCGTTGAGGCTGGACAATACAATAATGTAAACGGTCCTTATCCAGAATTAGCTCCTGCTATTATTTCATCAGACAAATCTTTAAAAGATGTATATAATAATAATTTTAGAGAAATTTCGTTTTATGTAAGACCTATTTAATACCTTCAAAATTTAGAGAACCAATAAATACTTCATTACCGTAATATTTTATTTGAATAAAAATCGTTTTATACAAATTTAATTTTTTTCTCTCTAATCTAAGTAAATAAATCATAACATCAATTGTTTTTATCATTATCCGATGAAATATATTGTTTTTATCGAATACGCCAAGAATAAACTCAACTTTATTCAATTCAGGCAATTTTCTAATAACTTTCTCTTTTATAGCCTCAATAAATTGTCTAATATATCCATCTGAACCATAACATTGTCCTATTTCTCTCTGTATATTTTCAACCTTTATATCAAATTCATCATTTAAAGTTGTAACATATTTTATATTTACTTTACAACTTAAAGTTTCATAATAAATTAATTGCTTATTAGCTTTTGACATTTAGTTATAGATTTATACAAAAAAATAATTTATTTATAAATTTATCAATTTTTTATTTAAATTTTTTGTTTATACTTATTTTTCATTTTCTTCGCATTATGCACTATACGGTTAATAGTTTTCCGAGTCAGCTTCGTCTCCAAACAATTCATATTCTTCCTCAGGAAGATCAATATATTCACCATTTTCGTACTTCATTTTTCTAGTATTGAACAATAGATTCATATTTATAACTTCTGGTTTGGCAGTATTAGACGTAAATAACTTTTCTATTTGACTATCGTCTCTAAATCGCACAGTATAGGTCTGTTGAATATTATTTCTCCCAATTCTACCCATAGCTTGAATTACTTTCTCTTGCGTTAAATCCAGATCCTTACTTAAGAAACCGTGACAAAACTGATAATTTGTACCATAAATATAATCGCTCGAAGCAATAATCATATACAATTTTTGTTCATCCGCCAATTTTTTCATAATCTCAGTGTAAGTTATGTTCTCATGATTAATAAACACACCTATACCCATCATAAGCATTACCTTCCATAAATTATCGACACCATTTAAAGCCATAATGTCGGAAACAATTTGCTCATCAATTGAACTTGTAAACGCATTTGAAATATTAGAATCAGGTGCCCATTTTTCTATATGATTTTTTTTATTTGGCACAAATGTATCATTTAATGATGCGCGCTTAATCATAGATCGTAATTTATTGACTTCTTCAGTCAATTTATTTAAAGCACCTTTATTTTGCAATTCTTCAGGAATGTCTCTGCTAAGTTTCTTTGGATCCTTTTTTGAAATATTCTTACCTACAGAACTCTTTCCTGAGCTGGTGTTTTTGGTTTTCTGTTCCAATCCTTCTTTAATATACTCCAAATTCTTTTCTACTTCACTTAATTTTTCATTAATAACATTATTATAAGTTATTTTCTTCATAATTTCATCCATAACTATTGCAGGTATGTTTGCTTGTTGAACACAAAACTTTGATATTTTCTCAATATCATTTGAAATAAATATTGTTGGTCCGTCTGTTAAAGTATAAGCATCTTTAGTTGTTACATAACCACCTGATGTTCCTGGTGGCGGAGGCTCAATGGAAGTTGTTATTTGTTCTGACGCTAATCTTGTTAATGGTGCTCCTGCTAATTTATTATATGATTGAGAGGTAACTCCAGGACCAATACTCCTTACTTTATGAATTCTATTACCTTTTGTATCGATAGAAGAATTTTCGAATATTCTTGGTTTTCTATTATCCATAAAATATCTATGAATTAAAGGCCAATTTCCAGGCTTGATATTGCGCAACATTTCAACATAATAAATTTTTATATTTTTCATATTAATTGTTTCCAAATCTTCAAAATGTCTATCAAGAAGCATTTTATTGCTTGCGTAATTATGTTTATTGACAAATGTAACAAAACCAACTACTTCTTTCAAGTCAAAATATCTCAATAATGTTAAATAATCCCTACAATGATTTGCTATTCTCAACATCTCATCATAATTCTCATTCAAATAATGAGGAACAACAACAAACCCATCCTTATTGATAATAGGAATGGATTTTTTACAATCATGACTTATAATACTACATACTTCAGCACCAGGAAATTTATTCAAGAAATCAGGTATAGTCTCACTTAATTCAGATTCCTTAGGTAATGTTGCAGACGATAATACCATTGTCGGTATAATATTTTCATTCCAATTCTTTTTAATCGTATTATGAAATTCATGTTGGTCATAGTCCATAGTAATGGTTGGTTCATCCCAGTAAGTTATAATATTTTCTGCTTTGAAAAATGCTAACATATAATACATAGCTGGTATATAAGATTTTATATCACAAATCATTATCTGTACATTATCACCAACGCTATTATCAACCTTTCCGATACCACCACTACGCCTATTTCTACTATATTCCTTTGCTGCAAAATAATGCAATCTAATATCATCCGCACTGGCACAACCGAACGCAAATGCAATTTTCTTATCGATTGAAATAGCTGCTCTTGCTAAAGCTAAACCAACGTGTCTGGCAGCGCAAACAAATATTACTTTCTTGTGTTCCGACAGCGCAATAGGCGTCATAGTTTTGCCTGTACCAGTTGGAGCCATATATAAAATCAATTTAGGTTTTGGTTGTTTTACCAATGTGAAAATCTCCTTTTGATGCTCGTATAATACTAAATCACCATACCTTAATAAGCTCTCGTTTTTCTCTATAAATTCGACCGCATTTTCTATAATTACAGATTTTTCTATTTCTTCGTCGAATTTATTAAGAATAATATTTACTAATTTTTTAAGGTGTCTATTTAGTCGAGGAATATTATTTCTAATCAATTTATAAGTTGTATAATAATGAAAATGATATAATTTTATATTTCCGGAATTTCTATTTTCTATTAACTTTTCAATATGACCTAAAAGCAGCATCTCATAAACGTCGTTTTTTATAATTGTTTCGTCATCAAAACGCTCCAATCTTGTTCTATCAGCCGAATTAGGTTTAATATTGGCGTCAATTTTCATTGGAATGTATTTTGGATCAATAGTCAATAATTTACCTTCAATTAATTCAACTCTCTTACGCAAATACTTGTTATATGCGTAATCTTCCATCTTCTCTGAATATTCTATCTTTAAAAATGTAAAGATAGAATTACTATTATTAATTTTTATGGTTACATCATGGTAACCAGACGCTATTAAATTCAATACGTCAAGTTCGGGTTTAGATACAGCAATCTCAATGGATTCCCATTCAGATTTATTAAGCTTACGTTGTTTCAGATCCATGTTGTGGTTTAAGTACTTTAATATATGCTTATATCTTTAAATGTATTTTTATATTCAATTTTTTTTTAAATAAAATTGAAACATAAAAACAGATATAAATAAAAAACAATTTATTATACATAACAATGAATAAGGATATTCTTATTATTTCAATTGAAGGAAACATCGGTTCAGGCAAATCAACATTGCTATCAAATTTAAAAAAGCAATTTAATGATGATCCAAATGTAATATTTTTAAAAGAACCAGTTGACGAATGGGAAAAAATTAAAGATGAAAATGGCGTGACTATTCTTGAAAAATTTTATGCAGACCAAGTTAAATACTCATTTCCGTTTCAAATGATGGCTTATATATCTCGTCTTAAATTATTAAAGGAATCAGTTGAAAATATTAAAACAAAAAGAACCGAATTATTAAAAACAATAGAAAAAAATACAAACTCTTATGGTAATAAATCGTCAATTACGTCTGATTGGGCAAAAGCATGTAATAGATATCATAGGCCAGATATTATCATAACTGAAAGAAGTTTATTCACTGATAAAATGGTGTTTGCAAAAATGCTTTATGATAGCGGTAAAATTGAATACGTTAATTATCAAATTTATTTAAATTGGTTCGATACTTTTTCAAAGGAATTTCCTATTGATAAAATAATTTATGTTAAAGCTGATCCTGAAATATGTCATAATAGAATACATAAAAGATCTAGAGACGGTGAAGATAATATTCCATTTGATTATTTGAGTTCGTGTAATGAATATCACGAAAAAATGTTAGATAAAAATTTAGATGAATGTGTTTGCGATAATCAATTAGTATTAGACGGAAACAATGATATTTACGAAAATAATAATATTTTAGTTGAATGGCTTTCAACGATTAATGATTTTATTAATAATTGATAAAATAAATAAATAAATTATATATATATGAGTATAGATTATAGACCAGATAACACATTTATTTTTTCTTTAGCTAGAATGAATCCACCTACGCCTGGTCATCTTTATTTAATAAGGCGTTTAATTCAAGAAGCAATGAATAAAAATGTAAATGACGTTTATGTAATTCTCTCTAAAACAAATGATAATGATGAAAATCCAATTTCTTGTAAAGAAAAAATAAATGTTTTGGGTACCATTGATGATATAAGTAAAACAATGATAAATTCAGAAAAACAAAGAATGATTGACGAAACGACAGACTCGGAAACAAAAGAAAAATTAAAAAATATAAATGTACACGCCTTATGCGTTCCTGATATTAAGGGTGCAACACCTTTTACACCATTATCAGATATATTAAAGACTAAACGTGATATTCCAGATATTAATTTATTTTTAATTATAGGTGACGATAGAGCTGTTATGTTAGATTCTATATCTGATTTTTTTTATAAGAAATGGGATAATATAAAATCAGTAGATGGATTAGTTTTACCGAGAGAAGAAATGAGTGTATATAAAGATATGGTTAAAGACCCCAGTAAATTAGATTCGTTAAATATATCTGAAGTGCCAATTGGTGCTATATCAGCTTCGTTTGTCAGAAATATTGTAAAAAATCATAGAAGAGATAAGTTTACAGAATTGTATTCACCATATTTAGAAGAGTCTAAAATACCAGTATTATACGAAGAAATACTTAATGGCGTGGAGTCGCTACCTCCAAACAAAAGTTCAAATGCGCAATCAAAACCATTAAAATATACATATCCGATGATTAAAGGTAGTTCGTCAAATTCTATATCAGAATATGAGCAACCTGTAAAGAAAAAGGCACGAAAAACCCCAGCCACTTATGGAGGGAGGAAATCAAAAAAAAATAAAAGAAAAATAACAAAAAAAATAAAAAAACGCATTAATAATATAAAAACAAAAAAATATAGACAATAATATAATGGAAGAGCAACCAATTGTCCAATGTCCACACTGTAAATGTCTTGTTGTTGTAGAGAAAATAAATTGTGCGATTTTTAGGCATGGATACTTTAAAAATAATAATAATCAAATTGATCCTCATGCATCAAAAGAGTTATGTGATTATTATATTAGAGAGAACTTAATATACGGTTGTGGTAAACCTTTTCAAATTATAAATGAAGGTGATAAATTAAACGCTATTATTTGCGAGTATATTTAAAGACTTAAATCGACTACAACCGGATAATGATCTGAATTATATTTGCCACAATATTCATCGTAACCATGATACATATAAGCACTAATTACTTTACTTTTTATAGAACTTGTCGTCAAAACATGATCTATCATAGAGTAATCTTTTTGAGAAGATGTATTGCAATTATTATCAGAATTATACCAATCACTATATCTTTCTTTTTGTTCAATATCTTCAGCAATACTATAAAGTTCATAAAGGCCACCAAAATCTCCTTCATTTCCTTTTAATATATCCAATACTCTTGATGTAGGTTTATTACTATTTATATCAAGAACTTCACCATCAAAATCATTGAAATCACCCATCATAATTACCTCATATCCTTTTTGTATGTAACCAAAAATAACGGTTTGTAAAACAGATGCTTGTGCTTCTCTCTCAGCACATCTAGTAGGATCTGTTGGTATCGCTAATAAATGCGCAGCTATTAGGGCTATATTATAGTTATCAAATTTAAATTCAGTAATATAATGTTTACTTACACCCGATGAGCCGACTGAACCCGAGTAACCACATTTCGATCCAGGCAAAGGATAATTATACTTTAGCTCAGTTCGATATAAATTAACGAATGGATCAACACGAGTTAGCATGCCAACATTTTGTCCTGTACTAGTATCTGTACCTTGCTTTAAATATGGCACATAACTATCGTCTAATTTGTCTTTAAGCATGTTTAATTCATCACAACCTTCTATTTCACAAAAATTTATAATGTCAGGGTTTAATTGCTTAACAACGTTTGTGACATAATTCATATGCGTATCAGCCTCGCTTTGGTTTACCCATGTGCAACCAGTTCCTGGACATTTTGCAGAGCTATAATAGTCAATAAATAACCATTCTACGTTATATTGAACAATTCGTAATTTACTCTTATCATTGCGTCTATCTCCAATGCTACTTACAATAGGACATTCAGTATCAGCAAAAACAATATTAGCAAAAAAAGAGAGAAATAAAAACCATTTTAACATTCTTTATATTAGTTTACATTAAATATATACTTATCAACAAATTTTAAATAAAATTGAACAAAATATAAATATGTAACTGTATATTATCTTATAACCTAAATAATGTTTCCAAAAATAAAAACAGCGATAAAAGAACTGAACACTCCTAAAATATATCCTGAATTCGAATTCGTTATGAATTTTGATGGATGCAGCAAAGGCAATCCAGGAATAGCAGGGGCTGGTGCAGTTATATACAATAATGAAATTGAAATGTTGTCTGATATTTTCTTTGTTGGAGAGAAAGCAACAAATAATCATGCAGAATATGCTGGGTTAATATTAGGCTTACAAATGGCTTCTGAATTAAATATAAAAAATTTATTAGTCAAAGGAGATAGTCTTCTTGTAATTAATCATATGAATGGAACATTTAAATGTTCTTCACCAAACCTAATTGAACTATATTTAAAAGCAAAAGAATTCGAATCAAAGTTTGATAATATATGTTATCAACATGTTTTGAGAAATTTTAATAAAAGAGCAGATGCATTGTCAAATGATGCCATTAAAGATCATGTAAAATAATAAATAAATTAGTCAATAATTTATTATTTTATTGTAGTTACTTTTGATACGTTTTTACACCTTTTTACATTTCAATCGCCTACTTTATTTTACTTCGAATGATTTCCAATAATTATGTATGTATTCTAATTCTTTTTTTTTATTGTCTTCCAATTTTGGATAATTTAATTCATTTATACGCCAAAGATAACTATCTTTTTTAATTTTTTGAAGTCTTGATTGATACATATTCTGTAAAATATTGTATCTACTAATTTTTACATTATGTTCTCTAACAAACAAATTAATGAGTGATATAATTCTTATATTTGAACAATACAAAGCATGCCCATAGATAAACTCAATTATATGTGGGTTTGATAAAATGTAATCAGTGTGAAATATTAACATTTTTTCTGTTGAATTATAGTCTAATTTAGTTTCATAAAAAGAACACATTTTATAATATATTATATTATTTAAAATAAGATATTTTTAAGTAATATTTAAAGTAGTTTTAAAGGCGTTTGAAATGTAAAAAGGTGTAATATCAAAATGTTCTTTTATCATTTCAGATTGTCCTTTTATCAATTCCGAATTTTGTTTCAATAACATAGTAATTATCTCATTTTTTTCTGTTACTTTATAGTTTATTTTTATACATATTCCTTTATTTTTATGTTTCCATAACACAGCATTAGTCTTAAATTCTTTATTACAATATTCACATGATGAAATATTCTCGATTAATTTTAGTTCCTCGATTTCCTTGAGGGTCGAAATCTGGCTATTTATATGTTTACGTGTATTTATATGTTTATTCCAATCGCTTAAATAACAGCAATTATAGGTACATGTTTTACAAATATATTTATTCTCGTTTTTCTCGATTTTTTTTAGTTCCTCGATTTCCATTTTTACATATTTCTAAAATTAATTGTTTAAACTCTTTATTTTCTTTCATAAGATATTCAATTAACTCATCTTTTTTATTGTACAGTTCATGATTATTTATATTATTATTTTCATTTATTTTATCTACATCACATATTTTAATATGTTTCCATAATCCTGAATGTGAAGAATATTTTTTACCACATTTACAGGAATAAGCGTTTTCCAGCGTTTCCGGCGTTTCCAATATATTTCCGTCTACACTGCGTTTATGTTTAAGAGTTGATACATGTCTATTCCATTCTGATTTTTTACTACATTTAAAGTGACAATAATTACAAAATAAACAGGCGTTTTTTGGCGTTTCCGGCGTTTCCATTTCTCCTAAATTATTCAGAGAAAATAATTTTCCGAAAAAAATTATCGTCACAATTTTTTGCGTTATTTTTTCTGCGACAAGACCATAAAATTAATTTATGCTCACAAAACACGACTTTTTCATAAAATATCTGGGCTTTTTTATTTTGGACATTTATTTTTGTCCATTTTCAAAAAAATTAAAAACTTTCCCAAACACTTTTTGTGATTCTAGAGTTTCTTTAAGTACTTTAAATATATATAAAATACCCAAATTCTTTAAATAGGTTTATAGAAAATATATTATAATTTATTTTTCTGTTATTGTAGTTACTTTTGATACGTTTTTAATAACTTTATAATTATTCTCTCTATCATCTTTCAGAGATTCAATTACAATCTTACTATATTGATCAGAATGAACAGAATTCGCATTACTATAATCAGGATAACTTTCTTTAAAATTATTAAAGAGTCTGGTATTTTTATAAGCAACCTTTTTTACCACACCATTAAGTTTTTTATTTTCTTCGTCTTTTTCCCATTTATCATCGTCTTTAACATAAAAAGCTTCTCTCTTTTTATCAGTACAATTTACTGGTCTTTCTGTAGCATCTAATTTATTCAAGTTATCAATTATTATTTTAGAAATTCCATCCACATATCCAAGTTCACCAACTGATATCAAATCGGATAATTGAAGGTTTATAGATTCAATAAATTCAGACATATTCATGGCATTTTTACACGTTTCGTTAAGATAAAATTGAAGATTAAATGCTTTATTATGTGAGTTTGTATTAGTTGTTGTATTTGTATTATTATTTATTCCATTTTTACATATTTCTAAAATTAAATCTTTAATCTCTCTATTTTCCTTAATAAGGAATTCAATTAATTCATCTTTTTTATTTGTTTCGTTTTCCTTAATGACCTTATTTTCCTTTATGAGCTGTTCAATTATTTCATCTTTTTTATCAGAAACATTTTCAATATTTTTAATATTTTTTTTTACACATTTATCTCCATTTTTATGTTTCCATAAACCAGCATTTGTCTTAAATTCTTTTTTACAAAGTTCACATATATGGACAAATTGATTTTTTTGCTCTTTTTGCTCTTTTTGCTCTTTTTTCTCTTTTTTTACATTTCCAGTTGCGTTTTTTATATGTTTTGATGTTAACAAATGTCTATCCAAATTAAATAATGTACGGCATTTAAAGTCGCAAATTTCACATGTAAATTCACTAGACTCTTTTTTACTCTTTTTTACTCCAAAATTATTTCCAATAATTTCCATTTCTTCTAAATTAAAGGAAGAAAATAATTTTCCGTAAAAAATAATATCATAACAAATTTTAAATTATTTTTTCTGCGACCAGACCATAAAATTAATTTATGCTCACAAAACACGACTTTTTCATAAAATATCTGGGCTTTTTTATTTTGGACATTTATTTTTGTCCATTTTCAAAAAAATTAAAAACTTTCCCAAACACTTTTTGTGATTCTAGAGTTTCTTTAAGTACTTTAAATACTTTAAATATATATATTAAATAATCTCAATACTCTAGAAGCTGAACGTTTAGTACTTTATTCGATTTATATTTTAAAATATCCAATTCTTTTTTTGTAGTTGGAAACTCGTCGTCTCCATAAATGTCTTGTAACATTAACCATTCAAATAATCCTCCAGAATATATAAATACATTATAGAATCCGAGAGAACTTAACTGATTATATTTATTATATACTTTTTCATCATTACTATTCTTACCATAAATTATAATTTTTATTGATTTATTTCCATTTTTTATGCAATTATTTATTGCTGTTTCTTCATTATTAATATTTATTGTATTTATAATTAAACAATTTTGTTCTGCATTTGAGAGAGTATTTATTAATAAATGACCTTCCGAATGTTTTATAATATATTGAACGTCCTCGTAATTTATTTTTATTGACGATGATAATTTATTTCCCATTATTAATAATATTTAATATATATTTTTAAATATTACTAATTAACAATAATAATTTATTCAAATAAAATTTAAAATGTTATAATAAATGTTTTTTAAGATATTAATTTACTGAAATCTCCATTACTGAAATGATAAATTAAAAAACTGAACAAGCCTAATACAACATCATAAAATAGGGGTGTCCATGCTTCTTTTATTCCTTTAATAGCGTAATAAGCAAACCAAAAATAAAATACTGCGTGAACTGGTCTTAAATTGTTCCACCATATTTTATCTCCAAACGTCTCTGGACCAGACGATCTAGACCCACTTATATATAAATAAACAAATCCTATAGCTGGAAATAAAGCCAAATATCCCAATAATGGTAAGTATTTGAGAGAAATATTCTTAGCTAAATAAACAATAGCTAAACGAGTTGGAATACATCCTAATAAAAATAATAAAAAACGTTTTTGAATAGTATTCATATTATATATGAATAATATATAATTTTATGAAAATTATTGAATCTAATCATTTTGAGTAAATTCACCATTTCTATAATAATTATTAGTAGTTACATATTTTTCGTCTCCCGATTTTTTAAACATTTCTACAATAAATTTTGGGTGTAAAATTGATTCTTTTATAGCAATGTCTTTTGACATAATAATAACTATATTATGAAGTGGGTCTATTTCGTTGTATAACATATAAATATTTTCCATTTATATATTATATCATAAGTATACTTTAAGTTATGTCTTTATATTATAAATACAATTATCGTCTTATAAAATAGCTATCGTTTTTAGAAACCGATATCGTTAAATTAAGCTCTTAATTAAATTTAACTACAATTTCAACTTCCTCTTTCTTTATGCTCTTAGTTGCCGATATCGATAACTCCTCACGCTTCTTACGTGTTTTCGAATTGTCAATAACCGTTTCCTTACGCTTTGATGTACTATTACGGCTATTCATATCCTTTTCAATCGTGTCATAATTCTCTTCGATATAATTAATAACTTTATTTTCGATTGCCCATTTAAAGAAATTTAACTGTCCGATAGTTGTTTCAATGCATGTTTCGTCTTTATAAGGAATGCTTATTCTTTCCCATCGACAGAACGGATCAAAACGCATTTTGCTGTATGCTTTTAATTTCAACTTGTAGTCAAAGTAGACCTTAAATCTAATATGTTCTCCTGTCGAATTAGTTATTGCATATAGTGTATAGTTTTTTTTTGCATAATTAGTTGCAAACCAATCTACAATACGAAGAGATATTTTAGATTCTCCAGTTATAATTTTTAACATTCGAGGAAGATTATCATCTTTTTTATAAAATTCTAATAAATTATTTAGTAATAATTCGTTTTGAGTAGTGTAATTAGTAGCGACGTTCATTATTTATCATACTTAAAAACTTATTTAAGTTGTTTAAATTTAATATACATTAATTTAATTGAAAAAAAAACTAATTGTAATATATATAATGTTTGATTATTTCTTCACTCCATTAAATAATAATTCTTGTACTTATTTTTTAATTACAACTATCATATTTTTCGTAATGCTTATTTTAATTCTTGCTGCAGAAATATTTTATGCAATAAGTAACTACAACAGCATTACATTTAAAATGTTTTCAAATGGAATAGTAATCATTTTTAATATATTTATTGCTTATTTTGTCAATAGATTACTCTATTCTATGTGTTCAAAATCTTTAGCTTAAATTATTTCTATCTTTCATCTCTCCTTGGGTAGTATTTATCGGTTTTAGATATTGATCTCTTATAGAAATATCGTCAGCATAATTGGTTTGTCCTAAAAAAGGATTAAACCCAATTTGTTGGATCATTTCTCTATTTGCCATTTTGTCACCTAATTCTTCTCTTTTGTTTGATACTTTGAAACCTGTTCCAGATAACGTTTGATTTAATATTTCCCAAGTATTTTCATCATGATTTAAAGATGATGTATACGCTGATGACTCCATTTCTTTACTATATTTTTCGTTTTCAATCTCAATTGTATGTTTCATACGTCTGGTTCTTTCGTAAGGTTGTCCGTCGGTCCATTTCCAATCCATGTTAATAATATTATAGCAGTTATTAAATATTATTAATTAACTCATTTTTATATTATGTATTATCTATTTTAACTAATTTTAATTGTTTCGTGAATAAAAATTTTTCGTCACTTCGACGTCTCCTTTTCAAATTGCAGTCCAAACAAGCTAAATAATAATTATCTAAATTATGACCTAAATCATTGTTAATTCTATCAACAGACCATTGATTTAATTCTCTCGATATATCATATAAAATATTCATTGAAATCAAACAATAATAACATTTTAATTCACAAGATACCAGTTTATCGATTACTGATTGTATATTTATAAATTCAGATTCATTATAATGTTTTTTAATCATATCTTGTTGCTTGTAACCATATATTTTTTTATTTATTTGTTGTACAGCTATTTTTGATACTGCGTCAAAATGACCATAATTATTTGAATGTATTTTTCTTATCATGTCTAATTGATTTTGATATTCATAACACTCTGATGTAAAAGTCCAATTTACTGCATCAACACGTTTTTTATCTATTTGTTTTGCAGCTGATTTGAACATCACATTTTTAATTGTGGCATCTTCCATATACAATTGTTTATAATATATATTTAATATTTAATCGATATAAATATAGATTTATAATTATATATTTATATAAAACTAAGTTAAACTTAGCTTGATATATTATGTATATAAAAATGGAAGAAATTTTAGCTTATAACGAATGCCAAGAATTAAAAAATATTAAATATAAAACTATGCTTTTAAATGGCGTTCCTCTAAAAGAAACAAAATCTTCAAACGATTTATCCAATTTGGAAAAATTTTTAGAAAATGAAAAAAATAATAATGTAAATGAACCCTGGTGTAAGTTAAATAAAACAATAAAAACCAAGAAACTGCAAGATTATGTCGAAATATATAAAAATAAAAACGATCTTTCTAATGAAGAGACTGTTTTATTATTAAATTTTTTGAAAGAAAGTCTTGACCGTAAAAAATTAGCTAGAGTTAAAGACGTCATTTACGATAAAGATAATGGAATAATCAAAGATATTCCTGCGTTATATTATTTAAAGTCGAATAAACATTTTACATTAAAAAATATGGATAAGCGTGTATCAACATTGAAATCGTTAGCTCCCAAAAAAGCAGGTCAAGGAACTATGCGAAACAAAGAAATTGTTACCCAAACTAATTCTGATTCAGAAGAAGATGATGAAAAATAATATATATTTATTATCTATTGTGTAAATATAAATATTGTAATATTTAATTATATATTAAAAACATTTAAATATAATATATAGTTAAATATGTTTACGTTCATTTATGATTTAGAACACCTAGAAGATATTACAGATTTATTAGTATTTGAAGACGAACCGTCTATATTTTCTGAAGAACATGCAATTGAATTACTTGAAACTGCATTGCATTTAATGGAAGAATATATGGTAGAAAATCCGTCAGCTATTTCCGAGCCAGATTTTCATGATACTTTATTAGAAGAGATAAAAGAAATATTTTATATTCAAATGGAAGATCATATATTTGAGAGCGATTATATTGAAGATGATATGAATGATTTACTTGAAGATGCTTTCAATATTTATATTACAACTTTTCATCCAGAGAGATCTATAAAAAATAATGAAGACGAAGATGAAGATGAAGACGAAGAAGATAAAAAAAATGATGCAAAATTAATAATTGCAAATAAAATACAAGGTTTAAGGGATATTCCTCAACCAGTTCAAAGAACACCAGAATGGTATAAATTTAGATGGAATCTTATTACAGCCAGTAATGCATGGAAAGCATTCGAAAGCCAAGCTGCAATAAATCAGCTTATATATGAAAAGTGTCAACCTCTTAAAGATTTCAATTCAGATGCTGGTGAAGAAGAGCAATCAAAAATGGTAAATACGAATACAACTCTACATTGGGGACAAAAATATGAACCATTGTCCGTTATGATGTATGAACATATGTACAGTTCAAAGGTTGAAGATTTTGGGTGTATTCAACATTCTCAATATAGTTTTATTGGCGCATCTCCTGATGGAATAATAATTGAATCAACCACCGGAAGATACGGTAGAATGCTTGAAATTAAAAATATTGTTAATCGCGAAATTAACGGTATTCCAAAAAAAGAATATTGGGTTCAAATGCAGCTTCAGATGGAAGTTTGTGACTTAGATCAATGCGACTTTTTGGAAACAAAATTTATTGAATACCCGACTCATCAAAGTTATAAAGAAGATTCAGATGAAGCAGTTTATAATGGAGAGAAGTTTAATAGTTATGTAACCGCTAAAAACGGCAGCTATAAAGGTATTATAATTCATTTTCACGCTAATGATGGTAGACCACATTATGAATATATGCCACTTAATTTATGGACGCCTAATGACGTAGAGGTCTGGGAAGAAAATACGATTAAAAAATATGAATCAAAACCATATAATTATTCGTTTTTAAGATATATTTATTGGAAACTTGAAAAATTGAGTTGTGTTTTGGTATTAAGAAATAATGAATGGTTCAAGAATAGTGTTGGACAGATGAGAAAAGTATGGGATATTATTGAAAAAGAACGAGTGACTGGTTATGAGCATAGGGCTCCAGTCAGAAAAACAAAGAAAGAAAATATGTATAAACCATTTGAACATTCAAATAGTAGTTCATCAGACGTTTGTTTTTTAAAGGTTATAAAAGTTGATAATTAATACAATATATTTGGCATATCAGTTCTAAATGGTAAGCTATCAACTAATTGTTCGTCTGTAGTAAAATATCCGATGCGCGTACCTGACATTGGATTAACAGGTTGTAATTGTTTAATTGTATTTTCTCCTGTTTTTTTCTCATGATATAAAGCGCCGCACATAGAACCAGGCATACATGTTCCTTCGTCAGGATTATTTGGATACTTAATGTTATTTGTTACTTGAGCATAAGATCCTAATTTAAAAATAGGATAATGCCACCACATATCGCTTGAATTTTCGTTTGAAAGTTGGTTTTTGCCGATTGCTGGATAGGTGTCTTCAACTAATACACTTGTCTGAGAATCAGGAAAATTACCCATTGCATTATTTATTTTATAATTGTCAAAACCTTCTGAAAAAGAAATATTGAATATAGATGGCAAACTAACTGCTAATATTACAATTAAAAGTAAAAAAATTTTATTATTCATTTATATATAATTTATATATATTTTTATATATATATAAATTTCTCTCTTAAACTCTTTCAAATTAGATCTCCGATATTTTGAACTAAATCGTCAATACAATTTTCATTAAATAAATATCTAATGCAATATGATGTAAATGGTCTTAAAGTAATACTTTTATCAATAACTAAAGATATAAAATGATCTATTTTCTCTCTATTTTCTTCAATGTTAATCTTTGTTACAGATAACAATTTATTTATTTTATCTCTAAACATTTCAAAATTAGGATAATCAAACTTATACTTTCCACTAATTCTATTAATAAGCGCTTTTTCATTAAATATAATATCACAATTATTGCCTGTAAAGAAACGAATAGTATTTGCTGTATCATCAAAACCATCCATTGCATTTAGGATTTGACCCATTAATATTTTTGTTTCAGAGTCTTCCAAAAATCTATCGAAATCTTCAAACAATAAAATTACATTCTTTGCGGCAGCTTTTCCTGGATTTAATATCTTTGAAATATTGGAACTTCTTACAGTTATTGAATTAATAACGTAAACGTCCATATTATACTTAGACGATAATGCTTTAATTAATGTAGTTTTTCCTGTTCCTGGCGCACCATATAACAAATAACTTAAACTTTTAAATTCACCAATACTTTTAAGCAATTTTTCATGCTTCTTATGATTTTCAATATCATTTTCTATAGACTTAAAATAATCACCATAACCAATTAAGTATTTTTCATCAAATTCAGAATATGTTTCTTCTAAGATCCAGCCTTGTTTTTCAACGTATCTATATAACTTATTTTGTATCTTATCAATTTCTTTTTTTTGAAGTAAATTAAATGTTTGGATTAAGAAATTATACTCGGTTAATGATTTAAAATGTAATATCAAAAATCCCTGTTTTTCTTGATTATATACCCAACAATCAGTTCCAAACCAATTATAAAATCCTGTATCTGGAGAAGCATACGATAAATTATCTACAATATAAATTCTCTTAACAATATTACTACAATTAGTCGCAATTAAATTTAATACACGTGAGTTTAAATGCAATCGCACTGAAAACCCAAAACCTTCTGGTTGATTAACGTTTGTAACACTCTTCGACATTCTTGTTAATAATATAATCTAATCTTTATGTCAATAAAATATATTATTTTTTTATTTAATAGAAAATCGGTTTAAAAGTATAATGTGAAAACATATAATAATATGGATAGTTCAAATGAGATGCGTGTAATTAAAAGAAATGGTGAACTAGAAGACCTAACATTTGATAAGATTTTAAATAGAATAAGAAAACTAGGCCAAGAAGCGAATATTCATATAAATTACCAACAACTTGTAATAAAGGTTATTGATCAATTATATGATACGATCCCTACAACAAAAATAGACGAGTTAGCAGCTGAACAATGTGCAGTTATGTCAACACATCATCCAGATTATGCTACTCTCTCTGGAAGAATAATCATTTCAAACCATCAAAAAAATACTGAACCTACATTTTCAGATGTAATGAAACAATTATATGAATTTAAAAATATAAATGGAGAGAATAAATCGTTGGTTTCAGATTCTCTCTGGAAATTTACAAATAAAAATAAAGAAGAAATAAATAATATGATTGTTCATGATAGAGATTACTTAATAGATTATTTTGGTTTTAAGACATTAGAGAGAGCATATTTATTTAGAGTTGGCAACAAGATTGTTGAGAGACCTCAGCATATGTGGATGCGTGTCGCAATTGGAATACATGGAACTACAAAAAATAATAAAATGTCATTAGACCTAATTAGAGAAACGTATGACTTAATGTCACAGAAGTATTTTACACACGCAACTCCTACTTTATTCAATGCTGGAACACCAAGACCACAAATGAGTTCGTGTTATTTAGTAGCAATGGAAGATGATAGTATTGACGGTATATTTAGTACATTAAAAGACTGTGCTCATATTTCCAAATGGGCTGGTGGGGTTGGTTTACATATACATAATATAAGGGCAAAAGGCACCCATATTCAAGGAACAAATGGAACCTCTAATGGTATTGTTCCTATGTTACGAGTATTTAATAATACTGCTAGATATGTTGATCAGGGTGGAAATAAAAGAAATGGTTCATTCGCTATATATTTAGAGCCATGGCATGCTGATATTGAAGACTTTTTGGAAATGAAAAAGAATCATGGTGATGAAGAAATGAAAGCACGTGATTTGTTTTATGCTCTTTGGATTTCTGATTTATTTATGGAGAGAGTAAAAAATAATGGTAAATGGTCGTTAATGTGTCCACACGAGTGTCCAGGATTAGCTGATGTTTATGGTGAAAAATTTGTTGAACTTTATGAAAAATATGAAAGTGCAGGAAAAATAAGAAAGTCTGTTTTGGCACGTGAATTATGGTTTAAGATCTTAGATGCTCAAATGGAAACTGGCACACCATATTTATTATATAAGGATGCAGCTAATTCAAAATCAAATCAACAGAATCTTGGCACTATCAAATCGTCTAATTTATGCGTAGCACCAGAAACATGGATATTAACAGATAAAGGACAAGTCCAAATAAGCACAGTTTGGGGTGAAACAGTTAATGTATGGAATGGACACGAATGGAGCTCTGTTGAAATAAAGAAAACTGGAGAAAACCAAAAATTAATTACAGTAACTTTGTGTCGCCAATCAGACCAAAAATATTATACTATTAGATGTACGCCTTACCACAAATTTTACGTAAGAGATAATACTGGTGAAGCAGATATAAAAGAAGTAAGAGCTATTGATTTATCTCTTGGCTTAAATCTTATTCCATTTAATGCGCCTGAAGGTGAGTATAATAATATGTCATATGATGATATGCATGTGTCAGGTCTTGAAGATTATGGTAATTATGGTGACACATATTGTTTTACTGAATATAAAAGAAATATGGGAGTCTTTAACGGTATTTTGACAGGACAATGCACTGAAATAATTGAATACTCTGATGATAAAGAAACAGCTGTTTGTAATCTTGCATCGATCGCATTGCCAACATTTGTAAATAAAGAGTCAAAAACATTTGATTACGATAAGCTACATGAAGTCACTAAAGTAGTTACAACCAACCTAAATAAAGTTATTGATATTAATTTTTATCCAACTGAAAATACAAAGCGCAGCAATTTACGTCATAGACCCATTGGTATTGGCATTCAAGGTTTAGCTGATACGTTTGTTTTAATGGATATTGCATTTCACTCTGAAGAAGCTAAAGAAGTAAACAAATTAATATTTGAAACGATTTATCATGCTTCTTTAGAGAGAAGCAATGAAATATCTATAACATTCGGTTCTACAATCCAAGAATTATTGAACGGTCCTAGAAATGAACTATTAGACCTTATAAATCAATATGAATATCCAATTCTTAAAAGAGAAAGCCACGATTTATTAGGAGCGTATAGTTCATTTGAAAATTCTCCATCATCTAAAGGCATATTACAATTTGATCTTTGGAATATTTTACCGTCAGATAGATATGATTGGACTGCTCTCAAAGAATCAATAAAAAAATATGGATTGCGCAATTCTTTATTGGTGGCTCCAATGCCAACTGCTTCAACGTCGCAAATTCTTGGTTTCAATGAATGTTTTGAGCCATTCACTAGCAACTTATATTCAAGAAGAACTCTGGCGGGAGAATTTGTCATTATAAATAAATATTTAATGAAGGAACTTATTGAATTAGGTCATTGGAATGAACAAATTAAAAATAATATTATTGCTAATAAGGGTTCTATCCAACAATTGACTATTCTTTCTGAACATATAAGAAATAAGTATAAGATCGTATGGGAAATTCCAATGAAACATGTAATTGATATGGCGGCAGATAGAGGTGTATTTATTTGCCAAAGCCAGAGTTTGAATTTATGGGTTGAAGATCCAACATATAATTCTCTAACATCGATGCATTTCTATTCATGGAAAAAAGGACTAAAAACAGGCATTTATTACTTAAGAAGAAAAGCAAAGCATCAAGCTCAACAGTTTACAATTGAACCTGAACAACAAAATAATACTGAAGAAAAAGATGAAATTTGTGAAATGTGTTCAGCTTAGGTATTTGTGATTAAATTATAAATTAATTGTATTAATTAAATTATAATTATTTAAAGTAAATTTATTTTCGATGCAGCAGTTTTAAATGGGTTACAACTTTTATTTAAATCTACGTCATACTTAAGTTTCATATAACATCTAAGTGTTATTAATATATCGTTTAATGAATTGTGTAGATTATTTGGCGTTGATTCAAATAATTTTTGATGTAATTCAATTAATTTTGGGTATTTTAAATATGGTTTTCCATATTTAGTTGTCGCTTGAATATTACATAACTTAATTGAATCTTGCAATGTACATACAATATTATCGTAATTTGTAATATAATGTAAATCGAATTTAAACATTTTGGTTATCTGTGGAGGCGTCAAAGTATCATAAATTATTCGCAATGTTTCAACTTTAATCATATTGATGTCAAAATTAACATTATGTCCAATTATTTTATCTACAGTTTTAAGATGGTAATAAAACCAACTTAATGTGTCTTTAATATCAACGCCTTTTTCGTAGCTAATTTCCTTTGTAATTCCATGTAATTTATATGCTTCTTCAGGTATTTCGACATTTTCAGGAACTCTGATTATAAAATCTTTTTGCTCAGCAATTTCATTCAATGAAATATCATAAATAACATAACTCAATTGAACTATATGTGGCCACAAATCGAGTGTGTCGGGATTAATTATTTTCGTGTTAGGCAATCCAGTTGTCTCAGTATCAAAAACTAAAATTCTCATTGTATTAAGTTTAAACTTAAATTTAAGTACTTGTTATAAGTATTTAATATTAATATTAATCAATTAAAAAATATCAATTTTTTATTTAATTAAACGATAAATAAATTTGAATAGTTTTCAATAATAATTTCTAATTTCATCAATATGATTTTTAGTAATGTAATTACTATCACAAATCATTATTAATGACATATAATGACACGCAGCTTTATCAATATTATCTAATGAAAATACCCCATTAATTTGTGATTGTGTTACTTCAATTGAAATAATTTTATTGTCATAATTAAATGGATTAAATGATTTTGTGTTGTAATCAGTATCTTCCGTATGATAATACCCCAAGAAATCCGAATCAATACTTAATAATATATAATTATTATTTTTGGTTAAACTTATTATATCGGTTGAAACACAAGAATCAATATCTATTTCAGATAGTTCAGTCGTTATACGATAATGTCCTGTATTTTTTAATAAATATTTTATATACAAAGGGTCAAACTGAAGTTTTGCCTTTTCAAAAATTTCCCGTATTGTTAATGTATTCATTGTAAATAAATATATATGTTGGTTATTGTATTCAAATACTTTTCATTTCAATTTTTTTATTTTATACCTATTTTTTACATTACTTAAAATTTACAAAAACCATTAAAATTTATAATTCCACTTCCTCCATAACAAATTTAGTTCGAGCTATTATTTGAGTATAAGAATTAAAAGTGAAACATTTTGTTATATATTTTTCTTTATTTTTTATTTCAAAACTATCCCATTCCCAAACTTCTTTTTCTCTATTATCATCACCTCTTATGTATTTGTAAAAAGACGATGGTTAGGGAAAATCCAAAACCATACAGAACTGGAAACATTATCGTCCATGGGCTGATTTGTTGTAAGAACGGATGCGGTTATTGGAATAGAGATGTTAATGGATCTACAAATATTTATAAAATTGCTTATAATGCGATAAATAATAAAGAAAGACCAAATTATTTATCAAGAAGCAAGAATTTATCAGGTAGTTTAGACGAACTACCAAAACCAAAATTTACATGCCTTGAAATAGGCAAACCTTGTTGATTTATTATTTCACCGAAAGGTGCGGTTTTAAATCTTCAAGGGTGTAAATAGTTTATACATTACATTTATTATTTATACATAATTTTTACAAGGCGCAAAGCTTCTTCTATGCCAAATTGTTATACCATGTTGTTTTATTCCATCCATATGTTTCTTTGCTCCATAACCTTTATTTGAATAAATTCCATAATGTTCATCTAATTCAGGGTTAGAATCACATAACTCATGAATATAATTATCACGAGATACCTTTGCCAATATTGATGCGGCTGCAATTGAAGCATATTTGTTATCTCCACCCTCTACAGTAATGTATGGAACAGATTCTATTTTATTGGTTGATTTGTTGAATATTGTAATTGGTTTAAAATAATTTCCATCAATTAACAAGTTTATGTCGTAGTCGGTTTTTTCTTTCTTATTTTGCTCAGCCATTTTTTTATTATATTTTTTCCTCGTTTCAATAATGGCTAAATGCATTGCTGACTGAGTTGCCTGTAAAATATTTATTTCGTCAATCTTTTTTTCGTCTTCAAAACTGACATGCCATGCTAACGCATTATTCATAACATATTCTGCAGCCTCATCAATTTTCTTTTTTGAGTGATATTTTTTGCTATCTTTCACCATTGAATAATCAAAACTATTATCTTTAGGTAAAATTACAGCAGCAGTATAAACTCGTCCAAATAAAGGACCTCTTCCGGCTTCATCTACACCAATTTCAATAATAGATTCATTTTCGTTATGACAGCTTTTTAATATTGGCGTACTTTTAGCGGTTGCTCTTTTTTTTGGGGGTGGTTTTGTTTTTGGCATTATAATATATTCTTCATCAGAAGAATCGTCGATAATTTCTGCTGGCTCATAGTCTAATTTCATTATAATATTGTATAATATTCAATATATTTTAATATCAAATCAATTTTAAATATAATTCAAACTTTTTTCACAATATAAATTATACAATGAATACTGAAGCATTATTTATATTCCTAATTTTATTATTAGGCCTTATTTTATGTTCTTTTTTAGGAGGTAGTTTCAAATATTACGATTTTACAGAAGGATTTAAAGATAACGGTGATACTAATACATTTTACGGACCAGATGGTGCAACTGCAGCTTTTACTAAAGGGAGTGATGGTAAAAAATCTATTCAATTAAATCAAACATCCGGATCACGAAACGTAATTTTCACTCAATCAAGTACCGATAAGAATGTTTATACAAACCCGTTTGGTTTTACTGCTAACGTCATTAAAAATTCTGACGGTACTAAAGCAATAAGTTTTTCAACATCAAGTGGCCAAACAACTGTTTTTACACAAACTCAAAATCAAAATTCATCTTCCGATAATAATAATGATACTTCATCATCTGGTGATAATTCTCAACCACAAGACAATTCTAGTTTCATTAATGCTTTGAAAAATAAAGTAAATACAAATTATAATCATTACACTGACTCAACCAATCCACAAATGACGTCTAGTCAATATTATGGAAGTACAGGATACCCATTACAACAATCAGGTTATTCTTTGTCATACCAAGGTCCTTACGGAGGAAGTGCTGGTTCTGTTACAGGACCCGCTGGAAATTCAGCATTTTATGCTCAAGGCCCTTCAGGAAATGCTGTTGCAGGAACTTCTACAAATAGTTACGACTATTCAAGCACATTACCACCAGGTATTCCAAGAAGTCAAATCCTTCCAGGTCAAGAAGATTTGTATATATTGAAGTCTGAAATAGTTCCTCCAGTTTGCCCAGCGTGTCCAGCATCTCTTTCTTTACCAAGACAAGAACCTCCACCACCATGTCCAGCGTGCGCCAGATGCCCCGAACAATCATTTGAGTGCAAAAAAGTGCCAAATTATAATGCGATAAATAATGACTATTTACCTTCTCCAGTATTAAATGATTTCTCTCAATTTGGTATGTAAAATTAATTTTATCTAATATATTTATAAAATTAATAACTAACTTATTCTCTCGTCTTAATACATTTTTTATCCATCTGAAAAGTAGCCGTTTTATCTTCTTGTGGAACAATATTTATAATACATTTTGATTTTTTACCATATAACGGTTCAGTACATCCTTTTTCTTTTTTCTTTTTAGTCTGGGTTTGTTTAAAATTAAATATTTTGGGTTTTTCTTCTGTACATCTTGACCTAAAATGTTCATATCTCTCTCTAACATCACAATATGTTAAATGAGATTTTTTACCAAGCATTTTGTTCACTAATTCATGTAATTCATAAATGTATTTTGAAAAAGTAGATCTGCTTGCCATATGACATATTTGCAATGGTTTCTTTTTAAGATTATTTGTTAAATTTATTCGGCAATATTTACATGGAAGAATATGTCTTAAATTATATATGTAATCTCGATAGTATCTCTTATCATCGGAAGTTGGATTTACTGGATAATTAAAACTCATCGTATGGAGAAAATGCCATTGTGCAGGACCCCAAACGGACGTCATCATTCCGTCTCCCGAATTATAATCATTTTTTGTATATGTTCCATGTTTTTTTGTTTTATTATGGGTGTTTCTACTTTTACGAGTTTTATTCATTATATATATTTATTAAATAAAATAAAATATACTTAAAAAATATATGGACCCAAACGAACATTTCAGTATAACAATGTTTACAGATACAACAAAAAAAGCTTGTACTTGTTCAGCATTATCGATTTTTTTAATTGTTTTATTTATTGTAAGCCCGTTAAGTAATTTATTTTTTATGTCATTTTTTATGAAAATTATAATTTTGCTTTTGCTTATATATACAATTTACTTAAATATTCAGCAAACTAATTACTTAAGAACAGCTAATCAAATGGACGTCTCGAGAGAAGTAAATAATCAATTAAATATAAATATAATATGTAGTTACATTTTTACATTATTTATTGGGTTGCTTATTATTTTTGTAATTAAAAGTGTTTTCTAATTTAGGAAGTGGTTTATTTATTTCAAGTATTTTTTGATAATATAATTTATCATTGATAAAATTATATTTACTTAATTGAATTAATTTACCTTCGTTGGTCCGAAATATCATTATATATATTCTTAAATTATCTTTATGTCTGTATTCGTTAAAAGACAAATTTAGAATATATAGAATATATATAATATACAATGGCTAGATTTATTAATTTTAATTCAAATTCGTTACCGCCTTTAAACAATGAATCGACTAGTATTTTATCTCGAGCTATGAGCGCTGGAAGTAATATGAGCACAAACCCGATGTTATTGATTGGTGCTTTGATATTATTCGGTATTGTTGCTTTCTTTATTTATTATTATTACATCTCTCCATCTATGACAACTAAATATCATCCAAATAGTGAACAAGTACCAACCGGAAATTCAAATGGAAAAACAGCGGAGCTTTTATTTTTCTATGCTGATTGGTGTCCCCATTGCAAAGCTGCTAAGCCAATTATGAATGAAATTGCTGCTGAATATGAAAATAAAACCATAAATGGTTATAAGCTTATATATACTCCAATTGATTGCTCAGAGGAAACAGCTGAGGTTGAAAAATTGATGAATCAATATACTATTGAAGGTTATCCAACTATCAAATTATTGAAAGACGGACAAATTATTGAATACGATGCTAAACCGTCAAAAGAAATGTTAATTAAGTTCTTGAATACTGTCTTGTAAAGAGTTTAAATAATTTAGTGCTGTTTGTTTACCCTTTTCAAATAAATCTCTTCTTACTTCAACACTGCTTAATGCATTTCTCAATACATCTAAATTTAAATAACTCGCGTCACATATTACTTCGTTTTTAATATTTGGCTGCATATAATTATTTTTAGCACTAAAAACTGCTTTAAATAAAAAATTCAACAAATAATCAAGCAATGTTGATTCTTCATTGATAATTGTTTTATCATCAGAATATTTGTTTTTAAATCCTAGCATTTCATCAGGATTCTTACCTGAATCAATACAAAAATTTAAAGGATAATTGCAAGCTACGCCTCCGTCCATAAAACATTTATCGTCAATACATACTGGTGTAACAAGAACTGGTAATGCGCAAGTCATTTGGATCGCTTGTAATAAATGTAAATTTGGGTAAGTTAAATGAGATATATCTTCAACTTTGTATTGATTTATTTCAAATGAAAACATATGCAATTCCACATTTGTTAATTTGTAAAAATCTGACATATTGATATCAAGAGGAATATCTTTAGCATCAAATAAAGGTTTAAAGCATTTTTCAACTGTTTTCATATCAAATAATCCCCTCTTTGTATACGAATCCAAAATATTTTGCACTTTTATAGGAAAGACATCTTGCCACGGTCTTTTAATAATGTAATCATTAATTGTTTCCCAATCATATTTAAGAGAAATAAGAACGCCAATAATAGCTCCTGCTGACGTACCATAAATAGATTCAATATCATTTATATTTATATAATTATTTTTTTCAAGCTCTTGAATAGTTGATAGTATTTGAACCATTATAGGACCACCACCGGAAATAATTAAATGTTTAATTGTCATTTAAATAATAACAAATAATATTATTTAAATATTAAATTATATTATTATTAATTAAATTTTATAAATTTTAATATTATGTAAGATTAAAAAATGTCAAATATATTTACACTTGAAAATATTGATGATTTTTCCGAAAAAATTAATATCGATGATCTTTACGAAAGAAAAAGACAACAAGATTTAAATAAACTTGTTCTATTTAATAAACTGTTGAATCGTGTACATATTAAGATAAGAACTGTTTCAAGACAAAAAATAGATGAACAATTTTGTTGGTTTTTAGTCCCTGAAACTATATTAGGCGTGCCGAAATATGATCAAGCTGCATGTATTGCTTATTTAATGGAGAAATTAAAAACTAGCGGATTTAACATCCGTTATATACATCCGAATCTATTATTTATTTCATGGTTACATTGGGTTCCTTCATATGTCCGTACAGAAATTCAAAAAAAAACAGGAATAAAATTAAACGAATATGGTCAAAAAATAGAAGATGAATACGAAGATGAAGAAGGAAATAAAAACCAAAACGCTAATCATTCAAATCCAAATGATTATTTATTAAAACAAGGAGAACAACAAAACGGTAAACAAAACAAGAAAGAATACACACCAATTAAGTCATACAAACCTTCTGGAAATTTAGTTTATGATGATGATATTTTAAATAAAATCGAAAATAAGTTTGTATAAATATTATATATCATTATTTTATATGATAAATAAAACGTTAAAAAAAATACAAACTGTTAAAAATAAATCAAAAAAAAAATATAATAAATTATCGAATGTAACTGATAAACAAAGAGATGTAATTTGTAAAAATTCTCCAAATGTTTATGAATCATTTGAACATAAAATAGAAGATTTATTTAAACAAAATAAAATTGATATTTCAGCTATAAGTTATAACTTAGAAAAAGAGGTCGTGAAAGAATTAAAAAAAGCAGTTAGTCCATCAAAAATTACGCCAAATAATGATTTTTATTCTTATATAAATGAAAGATGGTTAAAAGATTTAGACATAGAAGCACATCAAGAATATATAACTCAAATCGATGATTTTAGATTAGTTCAAGATAAAGTTTACAGAGAATTGATAGATATAATTGATAGTTATATTGCAAATCCAAAAAATAAAAGTACAAAAATGCACGAATGCATAAAAAATGTGTTCGAGTCTTTTAAAATAAGAAATACAACACAACAAACAAGACAGGTAGCTAAATTAGCTGTCGAATATATTGACACTATTATTTCTTCTAATGATAGTTTATGGGAAAAATTGGCCGCCTCAAATAAAAATGAGATTGTATCATGGGGTTGTCCATTTGTTTGGTCTATTAATCCAGATGAAAAAAATCCATCAAAATATAAATGTTATTTAGAACCACCCCAAGTCACTTTAATTGACGTTGATATATATTTTGACGATAAAGAAGATACTGAATCTGATAAAAGATATAAAACAAAATATCGTAATGCATACTATAGCTATTTGGATAAATTATTTACAACAGCATTTGGAAGTAATCATGGGTATAATGTAAAAGATATTTATAATTGTGAATATGAAATGATTAATGCTATGTCTTGTGAATTAATAAAAATAGAAGATGACGATAATTATAATCTTGTTTCAAAGTCTGAAGCCCTTAAAGATTTCGGGTTCGATTGGGAAAAGTTCTGTAAAGCGTTAGGATTTGAAACAGTGCCTGAAGATTTTGTTACGTCAAATATAAATTATTTATTATGCGGAACTAAATTACTTAAAGAAAAATGGAATACACCTGAGTGGAGAACATATTGGATTTATTTATATATAAGACAACAATGTAGATGGGATGAAAACGGTTGGAAAGATTATTTCGAATTTCAAGGTTCATTTTTAAGAGGTCAAATAACAAATGTAGACCCTAAAATTATGCCTATTTTTGGTATGGGATTTACATTTAATACATTTTTAACTAATGAATATATAAAACTATATTCAAACCAACAGGCGATCGATTATGTAAAATCAATGGCTGAAGATTTAAAGGTTGTATTTATGAGAATAATAAAAAGAAATAAATGGATGCAGCCAAAAACAAAACAAATAGCTTTGGAAAAATTAAATGCCATAAAATTAATTGTAGGCTCACCTCCAATATTGAGGGAAGACCCATTATTAGATTATAAATCTGATGATCCATGGGGTAATTTGATAAAAATGGCAATTTGGAGACATAAAAAAGCAATTAATTTAGTTGGTAAAGAAATAATTGATATTCCTGTTATTGATTGGTCTGATATTCCGCCAAAATTTATTAGCACACAAGCTTACGTCGTAAATGCAATGTATACTCCGACTGAAAATTCTATTTATATTCCTCAAGGCTATATTCAAAAACCTTTTGTCGATTTGGATGAAAGAGGTTTAGAATATAATTTAGCACATATCGGTTTTACGATTGCACATGAAATGTCACACGCTTTAGATGATTTGGGTAGTAAATATGATAAATTTGGCGTATTAGATGATTGGTGGACAAAAAAAGATAAAGAAGCATTTAAAAAAATTCAAGAGAATATTGTCAAGCAATATGAGGAATATGCTCTGCTCGACGGAATAAAATTCGACGCTTGGCCAAGTATTGGAGAAGATTTAGCAGATATTTCCGGATTTGGTATTTGTCAAGAATATTTAAGAGATTTTCAATTTAAAAATCAAGATATTTTACCAATTCAATCATTATCATTTGAGGGTTTTTTTGTTTATTTTGCGTTACAATCCAGACAAAAAATTTCAAAGAGAGCTATTTTAGCAGAATTAAAGACAAATCCACATCCTTTAGAAAAATATAGATGTAATGTTCCATTATCAAGGTCAAGAATATTTAGGGCAATTTATAATGTTAATGAAAATAATAAAATGTGGTGGAGTTCTTTAAACAGTGTTTGGGTTGATTAACTTTTATGTATTTACTTATTTACTTATTTATTTATTTATTTATTTATTTATTTAGAAATAAAATAAAATTCAAGCGTTTAGAAATATTTTCTTGGTAGTTTATATAAATGGCAAGAACTCATAAACGTCGTCAAGCTCATCGCTCAAGATCTAGATCAATGGCCCGCACCCGCGCTCGCGCTGCTGCTCGTGGTGCCTCTGCTGCTGCTTCCCGCACTGCTGCTGCTGCTCGTGGTGCATCTGCTGCTGCTTCCCGTGCGGCTTCTGCTGCTCGTGGTGCCTCTGCTTCTCGCGCTGCTTCTGCTTCTCGCAGTGCTTCTCGTCAAGCTTCCGCTGCTGCTTCCGCTGCTCGTGCTGCCGCTTCTGCCGCTTCTCGTGCTGCTTCCGCTGCTCGTGCTTAAGCGTCATTAAATTTCTCATTTAAATATTTAATTAATTTAATTTAATTAAATATTTTATTAATATATAAATGCGCAGCAGACGTTATTATAACTCAAGAAGAACAAAAACTATGAAAAAACGTGGTGGAGGAACAGGAAAAAAATGGACCACAGCAATTCAGGCTGCTACCAAAACGTTAAACGAAACTGGCTCACTCAATTCAGCTAAAAAAAGTTTAAGAAAACAAGCACTTACAAACGCAAGAAAGCTTTTTGGTTCTGTTGGAACCCTTTAAAATATTTATGTAAACTATTTAAAGCTAAAATTCAATTTTATATAGTTTAAAACAAATTATGCAAATCCAAATTGATACATCTATTATAATGCCATTATGTTTATTGGTGTTTATATTTTTACCACCAATACATTTATTGTTTATATTAATTCTTGCTGCTTTGGTTGATTTATTTTTTTGTATTTTAAGAAAATTAAACTTACTAATTGATAGAATATTTGAAATAATTGTATATTTATTAAATAATAAATTTGTTATGTCATGTACGTTACTTTATATTTGTTATTTCTTTGTCTTTGTCTTAGGATTTTAGATAACATCTGTTAAATAGTTTTTGATAATTCAGATGGACTAATTGAATTTGAAGGGGTTGGTATTGAAGAAACTGGTGTTATAGGTGTTATTGGTTGAATAGGTTTTACTGGTTCTGACGCTTTCTTTGTTTCTTTTATTATTTTATTTGCTTCATTTTTTAGATTTTCTATTTGTTTTTGTGTTGTTTCAATAATTTTTGACTCAACTATTGCTTCAAATATTTGAACGCCTGTTACGTAATCATTTTCACATTTTATATATAAATCTACAATATATCGCCTAGATTTTTCTATTGCCTTTTGTAATAATTCATCATTCAATTTTGGATTAATTCTTATTACTCTTTTACCTGAATAAGGATCGTTTACGTACGTAAAAATATCATTTATAACTGATAATAATTTATGTTGATTATCAGCAGCACTATCTATCATTTTTTTTATATTATCAGCATATTTAATAAATAATTCATCTTTTTTATTTAATGTATATTTTGCTTTGAGTGATGCTGTCGGTGGTTTGCAACCTGGTTTTTGGTTATAATCTCTTAATTTAATGTCACTAAAACTTTTTATTGTATCTGGCATATCAGAATTGCCTGTAAATGATTGATAAAATAATTTTAAATCTTTTTTGAACTGTGTTTCAGTCTCTTCTGTCATCCCAGTAAAAGTTCCATTAGAATAATCATATTTATCATCGAGATATAATCTTAAAAGTTCAGGCATTCCTGGTTCATCAGCTAATGTTTTGTCAATGCCAGATCTCAATTCATTTATATCGCATACACGTGGTTGAATATACACATTGCCATTCGCATCATTAAGTTGTTCACCCTTTTTTAATGCTCTTATTCTATTGTCACAAATATTTAATTTAAATAATTTTCTATTTACATTTTTAGGAATTTTATCTTTTTCTAGTAATGTTGTTTTTACGGTTTGTCCAGTTGCATCTTTATAAGTATAAACTGGATTAATGGTCATAACTATTGCCGAAAAAAGATGAGCAATCTTAACATAAAATTTAGCAATTCCAATGCAAACACGTTTTTTTTTAATACTTTTTTGTGCATCATTTGACACATCTAAACTTTCAAGATTGTCTTTATTTATAAATTTTAGTTTCTCTGTTTTTAAATCGTTAACTTCTACACCGCTTTTAATTCTTTGAGCGAGATACGTCACTTCAGTATCATTGAAGTATCGGTCAATTATATCAGATGTTAAAATTACTAGCTTATCACAATAAGCTTTTTCAGAAAGTTTGCTTAAGCTCTTAAAGTCCATTGTTAAAATATAATAAGTTGCAATATAGTCTACAATATCATAAAAGTTATCGAATTCTTTATCAGATTGTTTAATAGATGATGTTGCATTTCCCATATATTATACAATTTTAAAAAAATATATATAAAAAAAATATAAATAAAATTGAATTAAAAATATTTTATCTAATCAATGATAATATAGAAAAATGAATAAAGACAAGAGTCAAAAACGAAAAAATAATAATGTCAATCGAGCTGAACTATGGAAGGTATTTGATTCAGAAGTCGAGAATCCAGAAAAAAAACATATTCCTTTAGAATGTATTTATGGTTCAGGAAATAGAGATTTCTGTGAGCTTTGCGATAACATTTTAGCATTTTCCGAAGAAGGATTTTTGACTTGTACTAATAATAAATGTGGAATTATTTATAAAGATTTAGTTGATCATGGAGCCGAATGGAGATATTACGGTGCTGACGATAATCAAACGTCAGACCCAACTAGATGTGGTATGCCAATAAACCCTTTATTAGAAGAATCTTCATATGGTTGCAAAGTATTATGCAACGGTCCAATGAGTTACGAAATGAGAAAAATAAGAAGATATACCGAGTGGCAATCAATGCCATATAAAGAAAAATCACAATACGACGAGTTTCAAATTATTACAACAATGGCTCACAACGCAGGTATTCCAAAAATGATTATTGATGATGCTATTATTTATCATAAAAAAATATCTGAATCGGAAACAACATTCAGAGGAGATAATCGTGATGGTATTATAGCTGCTTCAATTTATATTTCATGTCGAATTAACAATTATCCGAGAACAGCAAAAGAGATAGCTTCTGTATTTCATCTCGATGCCACAAGTGCAACAAAAGGTTGTAAAAATGCATTGACTATCATTAATACATTAGAAAAAGATATGGACAATAAAGAAAAAACAAATTTTGGAAAAACAAAACCAGAAGCGTTTATTGAGAGATATTGTAGCAAATTAAATATAAATAATGAATTGACAAAGTTATGTCAGTTTATATCAATGAAAATAGAAAAGATGGACGTTATGCCAGAGAATACACCTCCGTCAATAGCAGCTGGCGTAGTATATTTTATTGCACAATTATGTAAATTAAATATAAGTAAAAGAGATGTCAAAATTGTCAGCGAAACAAGTGAAGTTACAATAAATAAATGTTATAAGAAGCTTGAAAAAATAGCGAAGGATGAAAATATAATTCCTGCTTCAATTCTCAAAAAATACAGCGTTTAGGATATAATTATATATATTATTATATATATGAAGGTAAAACGTGGAGGTTTAAAATTAAAAAATATCAATAAAAAAGGCTTTAAAGCATTATTTGATATGATAAATAGTGCAAGTGCGAAAATAAATTTATTAACATACAGTTCTTTAAAAGGATTTATGATTGAATTATCAGTTTCCGAACAAGCTTCTGAATATTTTTCTTTAAAAGGAAATATGTTTGTTGAACCAGTTACAAATTATATCCTTAAATTTGCAGTTATTACAAAAGATAATGATACGCTTTTGCCGCAGTATTATGGAAGAGAAAAAGCATCTGAATCGAGAGAAAGTTTTTTTGATGAAGCCAAACTACAGCAAAAAATATGGACAAAATCTATATTGGGAGGAAGACCACAAATATGTCCTCCTGTCGCTAATTTTTCTATATTCGATACACAAAACTCTTTAAAACTATTAAGTTTTTTATCTAAAAAAACTACAGATCAAACACAAGATATTTTTAACTATTTACATCAAATTATAAATGTTAATGACTCTTATGAAATAGGTGTATTAACTATGCCAAAAGTAAATAATTCTAATACATTAGGTTCTATTATATATTCTTCCGGTATAAATATAGAGATAATAAATAAAACAATTGCTAATGTAATTGCTCAAATTGTCAGATTGTTTATCGAATTAGGTGTTATTCATTTTGATTTACATACAGGAAATGTGTTGGTTTACGACAATGGAAGTGGTCAACCAAATAGTTTAATTATTGATTTTGGAAGAGCTTCTGACATTGAAAATGGATTAAATGATGATTATTTAAGCGCATCAGATAAGATAGCAGTTTTAGATGTTAAAAAAAGTTATTATGATGAGTTTTTATCAAAGTTATCTAGAATTGACGAACCAGGTAAAATAAAATTTATGAAAGACGTTTTGACATATATTGCGCATCAAGATTTAACAATAAATAAAAAATTATTCGGGTATTCGGACAATGATAGATTTCAAATGGATTGGTTAAAAAATGTCTTGGTTGATCCTTCATTATCAAATATATTATTAGACTCGTATTACATTCTTAAAACTATGGCATTAACTGAAGGAAATAAAATATTACCTATGACAATTAAAAAATATGAAAATATGGGATATATATTGAAATTTGACGACATAAATAATTATTTAGTTGAATTTCCAGATATAGCTGCCCCTCTTTGCGACAAAGAGATGGCGGAATTAGGTATTTGTACAATAATGGGCGGAAGAAAACACAAAAAAACTATAAAACAAAAAACATCTAAAAAATATAGAAAATCAATAAAACATAGAAAATAATTTATCACTAGTTATATTTTAAATAGTTATAAATTTTATTACTACTAAATTTGGAATCAAAAAGTATATTATTTTTATTTATTTTATTCTTTTAGTTTTATTATGTTTTTTATATTTTATTTTAATAGTATTTAATTTTTTATTTTTATTTTTATTTTTATTTTTTGTCTTCTTATTTTTATTTTTTATATTTCTTTTAGATTTTTTATGTTTTATTCCTCCAGAATAATTTACGGGTTGTTCACATGGATTAGGATGAATATTTTTTGGATTTTTATATTTACTAAAAAGATATAATTTAGAAGCAGAAACATATCCACCTAATGATTTTGTATTTACTTCATCTTCAGCACCATTACATAGTATAAAAATAAATCTTGATGCTGACGGACGGTCATTTGCAGCAAAGAATCTGGTTTGATTACCCGTTTCATTATCATACGACAAGATTTGTGCATCACAATGATAATTGTTACCTACATAACCTCCATATTTACAAACACTATTTATTTCTTGATATAAATCGCCAGTTCCTTTAATTAAAATTTTATTAAATACAACACCAAATATGTTTAAATTGGCATTTACACTTGTATCCATTATAAAATCTGGATAATTGTAATTAATTACACTTTTCTCAGCACCTGTTTCAAAATAAATACTGTCGTCTTTAATTGCCATTGCATATAAATTTTCAAAAATTTCTTTCCCTTTAAATATTTGGTCTAAAACAGGTTTTTCTTGGACATTTATGAATTGAATCATGTCTGTTAAGGTTGTGCGTAAAGAATCTTCTGCGCTTAATTGACTTCTACCATCATAATTAACTTTTACATCTACTTCAGATTTAATTGTTAATAATGGTAATTTTATATTTAGTTTTGTTTTTGAAAAAATATTTCCATCATCATTTTTTACAATTTCTGAACTACCATTATAATACATAGTTGATTCAGTTGTTGGATCGGTATAAAACAAATTAAAATCAATATCACCGTCTTCGAGAATACGTTTTTTTGCTGAATCGTTATATTTACATTGAGGCATAGCATCTAATATTGATGAATATGGACAAAAAATCTCGCTATTCATAGGCATTTTTGATAAATTAGCAGCATTATTAATTACATATTTATTATTTTTTATATTGTTACATTGATATCTCTGTTCCGATTTATCATCTATATATTGATAATCTTCAAAGAATTCTTTAATAAACTCTATCAAAAACCCATCATAATCTATATTTTGATTTCGATTTAACACAGCTTGAAAAATAATATATTCTTTAATATAAGGCAAAATAAATTCATTGCCTAATTTTGTGGTTTCGCAAATTTCATTTAACTCAATTTTTTGTGAATCACTAATAATTTGTTTTTCATTAATTTCATTAATTATATTAAATTGTTTAGTTATTAAATCTATTTGTTCCTGACTTATATCCATAATTATTGGTTTTTGATTTTTATCAACACACTTGGTTAAATATAATGAACCTTTTATAATCATAAAAGCAAAGGATTCTTTTACATCGTATGCAGGAGATTTTACTTTTAATGTAGAACCTTCTATTTTAGCTTTTCGTTTTTTATCAATATCACTATAATTTTTCATTAATTTATTATATTGTGAAGTTATTTCATCTTTAAGGCTAATTAATTTTGTTGCTTTATCAAATGATGACGGTAATAAAAAATTATCAAAACCTCCTGCTAAGGTATCTTGTTTATATTCTCTAATAATATCTTTAAAATCTGACAAAATAGATACTTTAAATCTTTGGTAGTTTTCACTCTTATTTTCTGATAAAGTCTTAACTATATCTGATATAAGTCCATTTGTTTGTTCCATTTCTGTTTTCTTTTCTTTCATTTTATTTAAAAATTCCTCGTTTTGTGTATCATCTATTGGCTCATTGTCACCACCATTTTGGTTATTATTATTTATTAAAAAATTATAAATTGTATATGAAAAATAATAGTCATCTGTTATAAAATCGTATAATAAGTTAAACATATCTTTACCTGGGTAGTCATTTGAAACTACATCCATTTTATTTTTATTATCTTTCAAATCGTCAAAATAATAATCAATAAATCTATCACGTAAAATTGAATATAATTTAGTTTTTATTTCAGGAGTATTATCTGAATCGTTAAGTTTTTTTAAATCATTCGGAATAAAAAAATCAAAAGATGAACTAATATTTAACTCTTCATTTGCATTGTTTACTTCATTATTATAAATAAAATTTGCAACGACATAAAATAATTTAAATTGGATATCATTACCAATATCAGTGCAGAAGTTACTGAATTCTTCTTCATCATATATTGTAGTTATTTCACCACTTTTTATACCTTCACCTAAATTATCAATTGGATTTTTTTTTGGATTCATCTGATTTGGTGGGCTGTAATGTAAAATACTTCTGAAAGGTGATTCAGAATCTTTACGAGATCTTTTTTGCGAAGAGTCCGAATCTAACTCTTCACGAGATCTTTTTTGTGTTACTTTAAAATTAAATGTTTGTGATGGTTTAGTTTCAGTTTCAGTTGTTAGAGTTTCAGTTCCGCCTGACATTGTAAATGATGATTTAAATTTATTAACAAGAGAGTTAACTTTGTCCCATCTTTCCTTTCCTAAATTTCCATAAAAATCATGTATTACATCATGACCTAAAATATTTAATAATAAAAATTTAATATCATCTTTATTAAAATTAATTATTTTTTGACCTTCTTTAATTAATTTTGGGCTTTCTTCATCCATCTAATATAATATAATAAAATATATTATATTATATTATATATTTTATTATATTTGTGGTTTATTTTACAAAATAAAAGCTTTAGTGTTTATATTATGACAGATTTCACCGAAAAAATCCCTAAGCGTATTTTTATAGTTCCGTATAGAAATCGTGTTCAACATAAATTTTTTTTTAGCAAATATATGAGTTTCATATTAGAAGACAGTGATGATTATGAGATATTTTTCTCTCATCAATGCGATGCAAGAACGTTTAATAGAGGAGCCGTAAAAAATATCGGATTTATGGCTGCTAGAAATAAATATCCTGAACATTATAAAGATATTACATTTATATTTAATGATGTAGACACGATTCCTTTCAATAAAATTTTTGATTATCAAACAACACATGGTGTTGTAAAGCATTATTATGGCTTTAAATATGCTCTTGGTGGAATTGTTGTAATGAAAGGTTCAGATTTTGAGAAAACAAATGGTTTCCCTTGTTTTTGGGGTTGGGGAATGGAAGATAATGTATTACAAAAAAGGTGCGATAGATTTGGTTTAAAGGTTGATAGAAGTATATTTTATAATATTGGAAGTCCAGAAATGCTTCAATTATTTGACGGTATATCAAGAATTATATCAAAAAAAGATCCATGGAGGGGTGAATATGATGATGGTCAAGATGGTTTAAAAACTATTAGTAAGTTATCATATTCAATTGATGAAAAATCTGAAAATCCAAATGATAATATATTTACTGTTCATAATAATAATATAAAAATGGTTAATATAAAAACATTTTTAACTCTTATTCCATTTGGATCAGAAGAATATTATAATTACGATTTAAGGGAACCAAAAAGAAAAATAATGAATCCAGATAAAATAAAAGAAACTAAAAAAACAGTTACTAACACAACTGACTGGTCAAACATTCCTTATTATCCGACTACTAGAGAGAAAAGGGAAAACGTTGCTAAGTACTTAATAAAGATGGGTAAAATTGTTCCACCACAACTCATTAAACAAATTGAAGAAGATACAAAAAAAGAAGTTGAAGAAGATATTTATAATAATTTTAATAAAACAGATAATTCTAATGATAATGATAATGATAATTTTGAGCAATTGCATGAAGAAAATCTAGCTGGTTACTATAATTATGTTAATAATAAACCTCTTAATCAACAACCACAATTTTATCATCAACAACAATCAATGCCGATGTATCAAAATTTTATTCAAAACAATTACAATCCAAAAATGCAAGCACGACAACCTCCGCCAAATAAATATTCACCGCAATATGCAGCTTTTATCGGAGTTAAACCAAGGGCTCAAGCTAGTGCACGTGTTCATTTAGGTGGAATATATTAATTTTTTCTCCAAACATATATCATTTCAGTATAATTATTTTGTCGCTTTGATTTTTTTAGAGGAATTATTTGATTAGCTTCTCCAAATAATTTTACAAGTACATTATCATAAACTTCTTTGCAAACGTTAATTATATAATATCCGCCAGTTTTAAGATGTAAAAAACTGTTAGCAAAAATTGGCTTATAGAATTTTTCGTCCATATCTGCCTTCGATTCATATTGCAAATTGTTAGCATATTTTTCTATAAAATAATACGGTGGAGACGAGAATACAGTGTCATAATCTATAGACGAATAATCAAATACGACAGCGTCGCATATATAGACGCCAAATTTGGTGTTTGATTTTGTGCGTAAATATGTAGTAAGCTTATCATAAGGTTCCGTTAAATCACTATTTATTTCAATACCATAGTGAGCTTCAAGACCCAATGCAGCTGCCGCAACTGTTGAACCACCCCAACCTGCGCAAAAATTTAAAACCTTTTTAGCGTTAAATCGTGTGTATATTTCCATACAATTTAACGGTCTCATTATATTTATAGCACTTATGCATATGTTATAAACTTCTTTTAATACTTTATACTCATGTTTGGTATTATTTTTATTTTTAACATCTTTGTAATATTTTAACATTGTCTGAATAAACTTTTTCTCTCTAAATGTATCTAAATTTACTAAAAACTCAAAATAATTAACGTCATATTTACCTTTTGTTTCTAGCCTCTGAACAAAAGTAAAATAATCTACAGAATCATTGCCGACTTTTGATCTCTCTGATATTGTATTTGCATTGATTCCTATTTCAATTAATTTATTCATATCTTTTTCTAAATCAACCATGCTTATGTCTTTTATTTTTTTAGCAATTTCGAATTTCTCGTCTTTTGAATATATTTCTTTTATCATGTTATCTATTTTAATTCGAGAGAAAATATTATTTTTATTGTACGATATTTATTAATTTTAGGGACTACATATTAATTTTAAGCTTTATTTTCGTTTTTAATATTATTTTAATTTAAAAACAAATTATATAAATAAAATATGAAGTCAATTTCTGATATTAAACATGCTTTTTATATTAATCTAAAAAGAAGACCTGATAGAAAACAACACGTTGAAAATCAACTAACCACAGTCGGAATAAATGCTGAACGTTTTGATGCTATTGAAATGCAAAATGGTGCTATTGGTTGCAGCACAAGCCATCTTACAATTTTAGAGATGGCAAAGGCAAATAATTTGGATCATGTACTTATAATTGAAGATGATGTATTATTCACGAATCCTAATTTATTTGTAAGCCAATTTAATAAATTTCTCTCAAATCATTCAGATTTTGACGTTGCTTTAATTGCAGGAAATAATTTACCTCCGCATAAAAATATAGATGACACATGTGTTCAAGTTACACAATGTCAAACCACAACAGGTTATTTAGTAAAAAGTCATTATTATGATAAATTAATCGAAAATTTTAAAAACGGTATTTTAAATCAGATAAACCATCCAAATGCACGAAATCTATATGCTATTGACAAATATTGGTTTAATTTACAAAAAGTAGATAAATGGTTTTTGATTATACCGTTAACAGTAGCACAAAGAGAAGATTATAGCAATATTGAAAACAGAGCGACTAATTATATATCATCTATGCTAGATTTAGATAAAAATTCATTTTTACAGAGGCAAAGAAACTTAGCGTCATTAAGGGATATGGGAAATTTGAATCGCTAAAACCTAAATTTTGCATTCTTCAATCATTTTTGGGAAATCACTTAATTCTATATCGGTAAAATATTTATTTGTAGCTAAATTTATCATATTAGTTTTGTATAATAACTCTAAATTGTAACCAATTGCATAATCTTCTAAATATTCTTTTTCTATTATTGGTTGTTTGCTTATTAAATTTGTTATTGCTTGTCTAGAGAGAAAATAAAATCTTCCACTACAATATCTCGTTTGAAGAATAGGTAAATACTCTGGTAGTTCAGGATGTATTTTATGATATTGTGAAAGATAATTTTGTTTTACGTCAACTATATAACCACCATAATGAATTTTGGGTTTTTGATTTGTTATATTTATAACTATATCTAAAAATTTATCGTTTACTAAAATTTGATCATCATCTGTTTTAAAAATATATTTATAGCTAAATGTCTCTTTAATAGCATTAAATGAACGCATTACTTTTTTTGGTAAAGAGTTATAATCATCTTCAACTTTTATCCATAAAATCTGATTATCATTGTCAAACCTATAATTAACGTCCATATTTGGTTCACCAATTACGTGAAAATATTTAATTATTGAAGGAATTTTAGGCAACCATGTCATCTTTTGAAATATTGCTTTTTTAATATATTTTTGACAATTCATAATTAAAAGTATATAGTCTTGCTCAATCATTATTATAAAATATAATAATGATTTTAAATTAATATTTTAACTATTAATTTCTCTAATAATTTGTTCTGACATTCCTTCAAGAGTAAATAGATATTTTATAGTTTCATAGTATTGAAACATTTCATTATATTTGTCTTCTGTAATTGACGATATTATTGAATATAATTGATCTATTTGTGACACATGAATTACAATACATAATTTATTATAATCTATTTTATTTTGAAATGGTGACCAATTTACATCATTCCAAATATAAATTGGAATTGTTCCTAATTGAAAACATTCAAAAAATCTGAATGACGATCTTCCGTATCCCCTTGGAGCTAAAGCAAACTTTGAATTAATTGTTTCTGTTATAAATATATCTTGTAAATTTTTATTTACCTCTGGCGTCCAACCACCTGAATGTATTAATTTAAAATGCTGATTATTTCCCAAAATATTAAACATTTCTTCTCTTACATTAGGTTTTACGTTATTGCTAGTTATATTTCCAATAAAAGAACATAAAATGTTTTTTTCATTATAAGACTTTTTTTCCTTATTATTGAGCGTACTATTTATATCTTCATAAATTAATGGAATCGGAATATCTCCTGAACAAGCACCATAAATAATAGTATTTTCTGGCAATTTGAGGAGCGGTCCGTCGTCGTATTGTACAACTGTAAAATATCCATTTTCAGAAGGATTTTCTTTTATCCAATTATCTAATGCATTTTGCATTTCTCCTTTCTTTGAATTAAACCATCCTTCTATTTGAAAATTTGTCCATAATACTGGTATACATTTTCTTTTTAAATATGGGTTCGATCTATTTATTTTTCCCAAAAAATATTCTTCAAGGTATAACCCATTCTTAAATGGCGGATATTTGTCTCTATTATTACAATAAAATAAATAATTGTTTATCATATAATTTTGTATGTATAATTATATTTAAGTAGTGAAAATAATTAATATTTAATTATAACTATTTAAATAATCCTAATTAAATATAATTATATAATGGAAAATTACAGCGAATTTTACACAAAACTTATTGATATTTGGAAACATGGTGGTAAAAATGGAGCAGAAGGTGGTTGGGCTGGTTATTATTATGGTGTTTTTTCAGATATAATTAATAAAAACAATTTTAAGAATTGTGCTGAAGTAGGTATAGGTTATGGATTTCATGCGAGAGAAATATTAGAAAATACAACAATTGATAAATTATATTTAATTGACCCAATGTGTTATTATCCAAATGATGGGTTCGTAAAAGATGTGTTCGAATATGGAGGATTTGAATTATTGGTTAAAAATATTACAAAACATTTAAATAATTATAATAAAAGATACACTTGGTTTAAACAACCAAGTACAACAATAACAAATAAACAAATACCAGACGGAAGTTTAGATGCTATTTTTCTTGATGCTGATAATAGCTATCAATCAGTTACCCAAGATCTTGAATTTTGGTGGAAAAAAATAAAAGTAGGTGGATGGTTATTGGGTGATGATTATAATTCGTGTCACCCAGGAACGGAAAAAGCTGTAAATGAATTTGCATTAAAATATAATTTTAAATTAGAATTTTTATACAAATCAAATAGAGAAATCTGTGATTATCCTATATACAAATTTGTAAAACAATAGATAGATTTGTGTTATAAAAAATATAGACGTATATATATATTTTAATTACGATGAATTTGAAATATTATTAAATAAATTTATATAAATGAAAGTAGCTCTAATTATTTCTGGATATTTAAGAAGTTTTAAAAATAATATAGAATCTTTAAGAGAAAATTTATTAAATTTATATGACGTCGATGTTTACATTTATATTACCAATTGTGATGAAATAAAATATATAAATAATTCAACAAGCGTAGATTTTATTCATGAAGCTCTTAAACCAAAAGCAATGATCGTATCAGATAATTTTATTTTTAAAAATAATTATAATGATTTATATAATCAAAATTATAAATTTTACATTATGAATAAAAAACGAAAAGAATTTGAAAAAAATGAAAATATTCATTATGATGTAGTTATGAAATTTCGACCAGACGTTTATTTGAAAGAAAAAATAATTTTTAAAACAGATATAAACACTATTTTTATACCAAAAAATAATCTAATTGATAAAAATAAATTAACAAATATAGACGATAATTATATTTGTGATATAATTGCATATGGTTCACCTACATTAATGGACAAATACTTTGATTTATATTCCAATATCGATAATTTGGTATTAAATCATGGAAATATAAATGAGACCATAACATATCATTATTTAATTGAAAATAATATTAAATTTGAACTTTTTAAGCTAGAATATATTGTTATACTTTCATTGATAAATACAATCGCTATAACAGGTGATTCAGGTGTAGGAAAATCTAGATTATCTGATAGTATAAAAGGACTGTTTAATAGTTCATTTGTTCTTGAATGTGATAGATATCACAAATGGGAAAGAGGTAATGAAAACTGGAACAATCTTACTCATTTGAATCCAGAAGCCAATTTTTTAACAAAAATGAATGATGATGTTTTTGACCTTAAAATAGGCAATGATATATTCCAAGTAGATTATGATCATAATACCGGTAAATTTACAGATAAACAAACAATCGAAAGTAAAGAGAATATTATAGTTTGCGGTCTACATTCTTTTTACGCGACAAATAATACTATTGATCTAAAGATATATATTGATGCAGACGATAGTATAAAAATACCATGGAAGATTAAACGTGATGTAAATAAAAGAGGTTATTCTTACGATAAAATAGTAAAACAAATAAATGACAGAAAAAATGATTATGATAAATATATTTTACCGCAAAAATATAAAGCTGATATTGTTATTTTATTTTTTAGCGAAAGCGCTTTTGATGTAAATAATTTTAGAATCGACGATGATATAGCATATAAATTTAAAATAGGGGTTAATAAAAAATATTGTTTAAAAACGATTACTAACAATTTAGAGATAACTAGCATTGAAATTGATGAGAATTTTTATAATATTTCTTTTCAAGATAACGATTTTAATAAAATTATTCAAAGTGTAATTATTAGTTTCTTTAATTTATAAAAAATATATTAATAAATTATGTTTTATAAAGGAATTATATTTGATTTAGATAATACATTGTACAGTTACACAGACTGTCATAATTTTGCACTAGACAAGTGTATAAATTATTTAGAAAACATTACAAATTATAACTATAAACAGATTTATAATATTTACGATGAAATTACACATAATTTAAAGGTTGAATTAAAAAATACAGCATCATCTCATAATAAAAGTATTTATTTTAAACATTTACTCGAAAAATTAGATATCGGATATTCATATTTTTCGACAATAAATAAAATGTACTGGGATAATTTTTATATAAATATAAAACCATTTGATTATGTTAAAAATTTTTTGGAATGGAATAAAAATATTGGCATTAAAATTGGTATATTAACTGATTACGAAACCGAATATCAAATTATAAAACTTGAAAAACTAGATTTGTTAAAATATGTAGACATTATCGTAACAAGCGAAGAAGTCGGTATTGAAAAACCTAGTTCCAAAATGTTTAATTATATATTAGAAAAAATGAAATTAACATCCGATTGTGTAATAATGTTTGGCGACAATTTTAATAAAGACATAAAGGGTGCAAATAATTTAAATATATTGTCATATTGGGTTAATAAAAAAAATCCAGATTTTGTTAATTTCGAAAATATATATTTAAAATTTAATCAAATATATAATGATTTAATAGGACTAAAAAAAATATCAAAATATTGTGGTGAAAGATTTGATTTGGTACAAGCTGGTGGAGGAAATATATCGGTTAAATCGAATGATTTAATGTTTATAAAAGCGTCAGGGTTTAATTTGACAAACATCGATGAAAAAAATGGTTATGTTGTTGTTAATAATAAATTATTAACGAAAAATATACATGATAACGTCATTTTAGACGATATAACAAAATATAATTATATTGGAACCAAAAGAGGATCAATTGAAACATATATGCATTCCGTACTCAAAAAATATACGATACATTTACATCCAATACAAATTAATAGAGTATTGATATCAGAAAATTCAAGAGAAATTATTTCAAAAATTTATCCTTCTGGATTAGTTATCGATTATTTCACGCCAGGAATAAAAGTATGTAATGAAATTAATAAATATTATGATAATCATGAAATAATATTTTTATTAAATCATGGTATCATTATAACTTCCGATAATATAGAATGTATATACACTTTACTTGAAGATGTGCTAATAAAATTCGAAAATTATCAACATATTAAGTTTGATAAATATAAATTTACTAATATGATTAGCAATATTATCAATAATGCTTTAAATTTATCAAACGTAACGTATTTATGCGAGGACAAAATTATTAATGATTATTTTCAAAACAAAAAAGAGCTTTTTAAAATGAAAATATCATTTCCTGATGCATTAATATATTGTGGTGTAAAAATTTTATTTAATATTAATGAGTTAGATGAATATATAAAATCTTTTAATGATTGCCCAAAAATAATTATTGATAATAATTTAATTTATATAAATAGTCATAATTTACAAAAATGTAAAGAAATTGAAGACGTTTTTAAATCTAATATTATGATATTAGATACTGATTTTAATAAAAAATTTTTATCTTTTGTGGAAATTTGTTTTTTAAATAATTGGGATGATGAAAAATATAGAAAAAATTTATAGGTTTATATTATATATATAATATATATAATAAATAATATATATATATTATCATGGAATTAACAATTGGAATTTTAACTTTTAATTCACCAAAAACTCTTTACAATACATTATTTTCATACAAAACATCAGGATTGCTTGATTGCACTGACGATATTATATGTATTATACAGCCATCTAATTTACAAAATGAAGAATTTAATATATGCAAACAATTTAATATTAATACTATTATTTTAAATGAATTTAACACAAGAATGGCTGGAGCAATAGACGTTATACATCTAAATGCTAAATATGAGAACGTTTTGTTTTTGGAGAACGATTTTCGAATTTGTATAAAAAAAGAAAAATTATATAATTTATTGGAACATTCTTTAAATATTTTAAAAAATGATGAAGTCGATATAGTTAGACTCCGTAGTTTAAAAAATTCAGGTCATCCAATACAATATAATTTATATAAACAAATATTTACGCCAAATAATATTTCAAATACAAATGAATTGTATTTAGTTGCGCATTTTTTGGAAAATCCTCATATAATTTTGCCTGATTATATAAAAAAAAAATATAATGAACCGTTGACATATTTAATGACAAGTGAAAATTGTGTATACACAAATAATCCTCATATACTTAAAAAAAGTTTTTATAATGAATACATAAAACCTTACGTTAATTATGGAGATAATTTGGAATCTCAAATAGACCCTATTTGGCCCAATTTTAAACATAAAATAGCTATTACTGAAGGTTGTTTTACGCATATTAGAATGGATGGGCATAATGGATGTGGTTGTTGTCCAATTGAATGTGGTGGAATATCAAATAAATGCACTTTTCTTTGTTGCGATGAAGTAATTAAAAACCCTAAAATATTTGAAGAACATGATTTAATTTAAGTTTAGTAAATTAATAATGTATTTATTTTATAAATAATTATTATTTTTAAATGATTATTTATACTTAAATAATATATATATAATTTATCTAATGTCTTTAGTTATATTTTCAAATTCTGAATATAGTTTTTTATGGCCAATACTAGAAGAAAATATAAATAAAATTAAATCAAATAAAAATCAATTAAAATATATATTTGTTTGTGATGTAAATAACTTAGAAAAACCTAAAGGATTCGACCAGTATATTGTATATGATATAAATAATTGTTATGCCAAAAGATGGACAACTGATATATTACCAAATATAGAATCAAATTATATTTTGGTTGTTCATGATGTTCATATTATCGTAAATATGGATACAATATTTATTTTAAAAAATATGCAATTAATGTATGAAAATAATATTGACAGATGTAGTTTAAATGTATTTAATGGAAATTATATAATAGAAAAATTTGGGATTAAATTATGCCATCTAAATAACACTAAAGGAAATACATATACTCCTTATGATGTATGTCCGGCAATATGGAATAAACACTCATTAGAGCATTTATTCAAAATATTTCCAGATGAAACATATAGAACAAGTGAATTAAATAAAGAATTGCAATTATTTTGTAAAAATAATTTTAGATGTTTTGGACAGCAAAAATCTTCTGCTGAATTATTTTATTGTTTAGGCAGACCATATTTGAGCAATTTTAAAATATTACATATTACTATTAGAAAAGAAATTCTTAATCCAGTTGAAGTTTATATGAACATGAAAGAAGATTTCTTGTACTACGCAAATAAATATAACTTATTTAATTGTCTACAAACAAACAATGATTATTTTTTTATTTTGGATAATTTTATACCAATACAAAATACCGAAAATAACTTTTGTATAATATCTAATTCTCATGCAGATCAATTTGATAATCAGAATTTAAATATTTTACATTGTTATGGCGCTTCAATTGACGGTTTACATGATGATTATAGTCCACTGCAATTAAAAAAAACAATTTTAGATTATCAAGATTCTAATCCAGAAAAAAAACTTCTATTTTTTTTAGGACAATCAGATATTGAATTTATTTATTATTACATGTCAATTAAAAATAACACAAAAATAAATATAGATAAAATTATAAACTATTTAGTCTATAAATATATTGAATTTATAAAAATGTATATTAAAAATCCTTTGGTATTAGGAATCAATCCAACAGTTATTAAAAATAACGAATATATTTTTAACGTTAACTTTAGAGAAAAAAGTACTGTTAATCCTAGCGGATCGTTTATTCCAGATATAAATTATGAAGATGTAAAAGATTATTATGACGATTATCAGACAAGATTTAATAATATTTTAAAATTTAATGAAAAACTTAAAACCGAGTGCATAAATAATAATATTATTTATATTGATTTAAATGATGAAATATTAGATAACGATATGAATGTAAAAGACATTTACCAACCAAAACATGACGATCATCATATAGTTAAAAATATTACTCTATACAATCATTTAATAGATAAAATTTTTAATTTTTTATAAAATGTAAATCTTTATTTTCTAGCTCCAAAAATTTTTACTATAGATTTATTAGATATATCTATTTCTTTTTCGTAACCATCGCAATTTATTTTAAATATTGTTTGTTTGTTATTATAATTTTCATATACATAACCCCATACCATATCGCAAATCTCTCCTTCGAATGATATGTCATTAACTATACAAGGATGTAATGAAAAACATAATACTGATATAGTACGTTCAAACGCAATTGCTTCTGCTTGATTATTTATAATATTTTTCAAATTTGAAATTTTATATAATTTTTCTAAATCCATTAAAAATTTTTTATCAATTCCTAGACAACAACCCATACAACCTATAAATTTTTTTTCCCTAAAAATATTTAACAAATCTGAATTGTTTGTTAAAGTATTTAATTGTCTTTCAATTAAAAATGAATCATCATACAATTTCGTATCAAAATGCCATACATATTTAACATTTTGAAATAATGAAAAATCTACATACTTTTGTAAAATACATCCGTCATGAAGTATTATCGCTCTATTAAAATCATAATTTAATAGAAATAAATATGGAGAAAATAAACGTGTTTCGTAATTTTCATTATTAATTATATCACAATTTTCAAGCAAAATGTCACATTTTAATATAGATTTATCAGAATTATTATCAATTATAATTATTTTATTATTATAAAATTTTCTAATAGATTTATAACACTCTTGCCATACTTCATTACAATTATTCATACTTTTATTAACGTGTCTAATAATTACAAAAATAAATTCTGATTTATTTGGTTGATCCATATATATATATATATATAAATCTACTTAAAATCATACTTTTTATATTTATATATATATATATAATGCTTAAAAATATTTCAAAAATATTCATAATACATTATGACAAATTATTAGATAGAAAAAAATATTTAATCGATTATTTTTTAAAAAATAATATAGATAATTTTGAATTTAGAAATTTATATCAAAGAGAATATCTTACTGATAATATTAAAAACTATTATTTTAAATTTAATAATTTAACTCCTGATCTTAATAATTTAACTCCTGATCTTAATAATTTAAATCCTGCTCAAATTTGTATTACAATTGAGCATATTGAGACTTATAGAGAAATAATTACTAATTGTTTAAATGAAAATGATTGGTATTTAATATTAGAAGACGATGCTATTTTTTGCGATAATTTTATAGAAAAACTTAATTGTCATATGGAAAATATACCAACTGACGCAGAGTATTTAGATATTTGTGATTATTTTACTATTACTGGAAATAATGTATGGGATAGACAATACGTAACAAGAACCAACTGCTCATATTTAATAAAAAAAAAAACTTGCGAAAAATTATTAAATACAATTATTCCATTTGAATTTGCTATTGATCTTGAATTAAATAAACAAATTACGATTCATGGCATAAAGACTTATTGGAGTACACAATCATTGGTTCACGGTGGTTCAGGTTCACATTATTCTGCTAGTTATTCTCAATACAGATAATTAATATTTATAATCCATGGACTATTTAAACCATCATCTATTCTCTCAACATCATTTTGATTTAGTTCTATTTTTTCATATTTGCTTTCAAAATTCCATCCAACATTAAATTCTTTTGTATATGATACTAATAATTTATCATCATATATCTTATCAATTTCTCCAATTATTTTATTATCTTTCATTTTAATTCTCATATAAGTTTTAAATTCAGTATTTTCAAAATGTTTTGTATTATAATTATAATAAACGTCAACATTATCTAAACTGTATTTAAATCTTCCATTTACATCTAAAAATGTGGGCGAAACAATAGCTTCTAATTTTGTTGAACTTGGAGAGAATAACACATTTGAAATCCCTCCGCCAATAGCTCCTACTACGTGCGTCGCATTTGCAAAATATAATACCTTTTCAATTGTCGTTAGATTCTCAGTAAATACCTCTTTAAAGCCTTCTTTTTGCAGTTTTTCAACCAATGCATCTTCATTTACTAATCTTCTTCTAGTCGTATAATTAGTTCCTATATTTGAAAAATCATTATGTAACCATGTTCTTCTTGAAACGTATATTTTTTTTGGCGTATTTTCTGTATTATATTTTGATTTTACTGTTTCAACTATATTTTTATATAAATCGTATATTTCTTTTCTGGGAGGTAAATTAGAATCACAATCATGTGTATAAGAAGTTGATATATACATTTCTTTATAAATCGTAAATTCGTCTGCAATAACTAGATCATTATCGCTAATATTTAATATATTTAACAATTCAATAACAAAAGGATAAAAAGTTTTTTTTTGTTTATTGGGATATTGAACCAATAATTTAACGTTATTATTTATTTTTTTTAACTCTAAAAACGAAATCAAATATGGTAAACTATCGTATAAAAAATGAAAATAATTGTCTGTATTATAAATAAAAAAAAATAAAGGATTTTCGTAAGTTTCTAATTTTACATCATTTTTATTGAAGTCAAATTCCATATTATTTTTTTCATACGGAGAAGACACGTTTAAAGACATAGTTTTTTCAATTGTTGGCAATACTAATTTATCATAGTTGACTTGATATAATAATACATTAGGATAATAAATATTAATTCCTGTTAATATGCAATCATTGTATTTATATAAATTTATTTCTCTCCTATTTTCTTCTTCAAAAATATTTTTATAAATATTTTGAATTTGTTTAAAATCAGTTATCTTCATTTAATAATATAAATTGCGTAGTTATTAAGTAATTATTACTTAATTATAATATATATGGTTAACGTTGCCTTATTTATTAGTGGTAGATTGATTGGATTTAACGAATATTTGTTACCTTTCATAAATAAACTAAAAAGTAAATATAATATTTATGTCTTTTTTTCAATAAATACATTTTCTTTAGATAAAAATTATAATTTGGAAACAATTACAAATGATTTAAAAAATCAGTTGGAAAATTCATTTGGAGACATTTATTTTGAAGAATATAAAATGCCAAAAAAATATGTTGAAAATCGAATAAAAAATGAAGTAAATATGTTTCAATATAATTGTTTGTCTTGTTTTTATAACGATTTTAGAAATATGGTGTTAATTGAAGAATTTGAAAATAATAATAATATAAATTTTGATGTAATTTGCAAAACACGAAGCGATATGATGTGTCCAAAAATTGATTATGACTTTATAATTGACAATAAAGAGGACTTAATTATAAGACATAACCCATCATTTCTTCTAAGACATTGGGGTCATTGTTATTCTAATACACCTTTTATGATATCTGACACATTTGCGTACGGAAATAAATTAAGTATGATTTATTATGTATCTACTTATGATTTTATTTTAAAGAATGATATTTCGATGAATGGAAATTATAATCAAACGTTCGAAATTTTTTTGACAGATAGTATATTACAATGTATATTTTATTCTAATACTGGAGGAGGTATAATACCAACCCTAACAGAAGAAGAAATTAATTATAGATATAATAATATTCCTAACGGATGCAAGATTTATTATATAAATGATTTTGATGTTTCTTTAATGAAACCAGAATTAAGAAAAACAAATAATTTTAATGTTGACATAAATAATGTATTTAATTATACACAATCTTAATATATAATATAAAAATTACATTATTTATTAATATTGCGTGTTAATATGGTTTATAGCTTGAACAAGTGTTAAAGCTATCTTGAGAGACTAATGATTCCGTACTCCAATATACCATTAAATCATTAATAGTTATTTGCCTATTTAATTCTGCGTCAATTGCATGATTAAATGGGATAATTGTATTTAATAGCTTTTGACATGTATTTTTTTTAATCAAATAAGACACAGTTGTTCTTGTAAGTTTTTGTTTACACCACTTTTCATCACCATTTATTGTAAAATAATTGCTTATATCTAAATATTCAGCATCATTTGGAACGCAATCTAATAATTCATTTAATTTTTCTATAAAATTAATGCAAAATAAAGCGTCATCTTCAAGTATCAAATACCATCCATTGTCAATACCATTAATTACTATTTCTCTGTAAGTTTCTATATGTTCAATTGTTACACAAATTTGAGCAGGACATAAATTGATTTCAGTTTGAAAAAAATATTTAGTTTTTAACTCATCCGTTAAATCTTCCCTCTGATATTTGTCTCTAATTTCATAATTTACAATATTATTTTCTTTAAAATAATTTTCAATATTTTTTTTTCGGTTAGTTAATTTTTTATAATGTATTATAAAAATGTTTTCAACATTTAATTTCATTATTATATTATATTATAATATTGTATTTAATATTAAATATAATATTGTAATATTATTTATATAAAATGTTGTATTGTTGTCATAGAGTTAATACAATAAATGAATTATCTTTAATTAATAATTCATACGGTATTGAAATAGATTTACGTGATAATGTAAACGGTGAAATACATCTTTCTCATGATCCATTTATTATTGGAGAAAATTTTGAAGAATTTCTAAATTATTACAATCATTCTTTTATAATTTTAAACATTAAAAGCGAGAGAATTGAATATAAAATTTTGGATCTCCTCAAAAAATATAATATAATTAATTATTTATTTTTAGATTCATCATTCCCAATGATTTATAAATTAAGTTCAGAAGGAAATAAAAATATTGCTATAAGGTTCTCTGAGTTTGAAGGAGTAGATACTATTTTAAATATGAAAGATAAGGTCGATTGGGTTTGGATTGATTGTTTTACCAAAAATCCTTTAAATAAAGATATTTATAAGACTTTAAAAGAAGCTGGATTTAAACTCTGTTTTGTTTCACCCGAATTACAAAGTCAACCCGATAAAATTCAAGAATATAAAAAATATTTTCTAGACCAAAATATTATACTTGACATGGTCTGTACAAAAAAATGTAATATTGATATATGGCGGAACTCGGTTCAAATTATTATTCCGATGTCTGGAGTTGGTCAACGTTTTATTGATGCTGGATACAAAGATCCAAAACCGTTAATTGAAGTAGATGGAAAACCCATTATTGAACATGTTATAGGTTTATTTCCGAATGAAACAGATATTAAATTTATATGTAATGATTATCATCTTGGAAATACAAATATGTCAAAAATTTTAAATTCAATTTGTCCGAATTGTCAAATTTTTGAAGTTCCTGTTAAAAATCGCGAAGGTCCAGTTCAAGCAGTTTCTTTAATTTATGATCATATTGATGATGAAAAAGAAGTTATCGTAAGTTATTGTGATTATGGCACATACTGGAACTATGATAAATTTTTGGAAGATACCAGAAATAGAAATGCTGATGGCGCAGTTGTTTGTTACAGAGGATTTCATCCACATATGCTTGGAACTGACAATTATGCTTTTTTAAAAGAAACTGAAAAAAATAGTAGATGGATGTCTGCTATACAAGAAAAACAACCTTTTACAAATGATAAAATGAGTGAATATGCATCAAATGGGACTTATTATTTTAAGAATGGTAAGATAATGAAAAAATATTTTTCTGAACTAATGTTGATGGAATTAAAAGTAAAAAACGAATATTATGTAAGCGTGGTTTATAATTTAATGGTTGAAGATAATCTTAGTGTTAGTATTTTTGAAATAGATAATATGTTGCAATGGGGAACGCCTTATGATTTAGATATTTATAATAGTTGGTCATATTATTTTAACAATATAATCAAACATCAAAATAAATTTTACGATAAAATAAATACGACATTAATATTGCCGATGGCTGGCGCAGGAAGTAGATTTTCAATAAGAAATTATAAAGACCCAAAGCCATTAATAGATACGAATGGTTTACCAATGGTTGTACAAGCAGTCAATTGTTTACCTGACGCTACAAATAAAATATTTATATGTTTGCAAGAACATCTCGATAAATACAATTTAAATAATGTATTAAATTCATTTTATAATAATACATTGATTTACGGGATTGATAAAATAACAGAAGGGCAAGCATGTACGTGCGAAATTGGTATAAACAATTCTAATCTAGACATTGAATCGCCGATATTAATAAGTGCGTGTGACAATGGAGTATATTATGATGTTAAAAAATATCAAGAATTAGTTGATGATGATAAAAACGATATAATTGTATGGAGTTTCAGAAATAATCCTACAAGCAGACATAATCCAAATATGTATGCTTGGATGGAAACAGATAGTGAAAATAATGTATTAAATGTTTCTTGTAAAAAATTTGACAAAAATAGACATAGTATCGAAACAAGTCATGTAATTATTGGAACTATGTTTTTTAGAAAAGCAAAATATTTTATTAATGGTTTAAACGAGAATTATAAAAATAATATTAGAAGCAATAACGAATTTTATGTCGATGATATAATAAACCAAAATATCAAAATGGGGTTAAAAGTTAAAGTGTTTGAAGTCGACAACTATATTTGTTGGGGAACACCGGATGATTATGAAACATACATTTATTGGAGAAATTACTTCGATAAATGTAATTATCATTATTATAAAAAAATAAAAGACATAACATTTACACCCTTGAATATTTAATATAATTCAGTATCGTCAATTGGTCTTTTGAATGAAGAATTAACTTTAATTTCATAATCAGGCACATAACATTTTTTAAGTTTATCAGATAAAAAAGCTGCAGACCAAGATAATGTACTCATTGAACATATTAACAATTCAGCTTCTTTCATTATATAATAATCAGTTAACGTATCATTATGTTCTAAATTAAAATCAATTTTCTTATATTTTAAATAATCAGTTAGTTGATTGATATACTTAAACTCAAAATCTGTGACTGGTTTTTTACATACAATACACAAATTATCACTTATTATATTTCTATGTATTAATCTTATTATTCTATTTACGTCTACAAATAAATTATGAGTCACAAAATCGTCTAATCTTAAATGTATTACATTTTTATATTTTTTAGTAAACAAAACTGGAGTAATCAATATGTCAATCATAAAATATTTCTCATGACGACCGTCTCCTGAATTTATTCCGTCTGTCAATACAAAATGGTCAGAATTATGTTTTATGAAGTTTATTATTTCATGTTTATGTTTACAATATATTAAATCATGTTGATAATAGTCAATCATATGTATCGTATATTTATGTTGTGTCTCAGGAAAAATTCCATCAAATATTTTTTTGCACATTAAATTAAATGCATCATCGTTAAAATTTACACACTTGTCATTATGACTTTCTGTTGATACATCATATTTTTCATTATAATATATACACATAATCGTGCATGCCATATATCTAAAAATAGCATTTCCAAGTCTTCCTCCTAATTTAAATAAAATTGGCATATTATATTAATTATACATTATTAGTATTTAAATAATGTATAATTTATATATATATATATATGTTTAGTTTATGCATTCCAACGATAGATAGATTCGATACTTTTTTAAGTAAATATTTAGATTCATATATAAATAATGAATATATTAGTGAAATAATAATTACAGATGAAAATGGAAATGATATTGAAAAAATTAAAAATAAATATGGAAAAAATGAAAAATTAATTTTAATGAAAAATCCTATAAAGTTTGGGCCGTTTTTAAATAAAATACAGGCATGTAAACTTGCAAAAAATGATTGGATAGCTTTGATTGATTCTGATAATTTTGCTGACACTAATTATTTCATTTGTGCAAAAAATTATATAGAAAATTTTATTGGAGATAAAAAAAATGTAATTTTAGCACCGTCAAAGGCAAAACCTAATTTCGATTATTCACATTTATCTGGTTTTATATTTAAGAACGGTTCTTTTAGAGAAAATAAAATTAAAGAATCACAATTTATAAAATCTCATAACGCAGGAAGCGTTGTACTAATGAATACTGGTAATTACGTATTGCATAAGTATTTAATCGATAATATTAATTTAACAAATGAAACGCATAACATTTCTTTATCATCATCATGTGACGTTATTTATTATAATACGTTATTATTTGAACAGCTTGATCTAAATTTATACGTTGTTCCAAATATGGAATATGAACATGTTGTGCATGGCGAAAGTATTTATATTCAAACTCACCAACAATTCGCTAATTTTGCAAATATTGTCCATAACAGATATAATAGCCTTAATTAATTTAATCAATATAATCTTTATATAAAATTACAATATAAAGATTATATTACTTATTTTAATTATAAATGTTAATATCGTTAGACGCGTTAGTAAACAAATACAATATTATATTTAAAGGAATTTTACACGTCGGAGCTCATGAATGTGAAGAATTAGGTTGGTACGAAAAATACATTAGTCGAGACAAAATTCTATGGGTTGAAGCTATGAAAGGAAAAGTTGAATTTTGTAAATCAATATATCACGGAATCAATATTGAAAACGCAATTGTTTCTGATGTAGAAGAACCCATAAAATTTAAAATATCTAACAATGGTCAATCATCGTCTATATTGGACTTTGGATTACATTCACAATATCATCCACAAGTGCATTATGTATCAGAAATTGACGGAAATACTGTATTGTTAAAAAATATATTACCTAAATATAATATTGATTATAATTTTTTAAATTTCGATATTCAAGGAGCTGAATTAAAGGCATTAAAAGGAATGGAAGAATATCTTAATAAAGTTGATTATTTGTATACTGAAGTAAATAGTGATTACGTTTATAAAGAATGTGCGTTAATACAAGAGATTGATGAATATCTCAAAAAATTTGGATTAGAAAGAGTTGAAACCCACTGGACCGATTGCAAATGGGGTGATGCGTTTTATATTCGAAAATAATATTATTATATTAAATAAATACTTAAAATATATTATTTATTTAATTTATGTCAATAACTTTTTCCAGTTGTTTTTATATTATCAAATCTAAGTTTGAACCAGAAAAATATATTGAATGGATGAATAATTTCATTTCGATTGTTAACAATTTTTATTTAGTAATTTATACAGATGAAACTAGTTTAAAATTTATAAATTCGAGAGAAAATCCAAATATTAAAATTATAATTAAACCAATAGAAATTTTTTACAGTTATAAATATAAGGATTTCTGGATTGAAAATCATAATAAAAATGTTTTTTTAAACGACAAATCTTGTTGGGAATTAAATATGTTATGGTCTGAAAAAATTAATTTTGTTAAAGAAACTATAGAGAAAAATTACTTTGATACAGAATATTACGGATGGTGCGATGTCGGATATTTCAGAAACAGAACTGGTTCTTATACAGATTCAAGTACGAATGAGTTACTAAGATGGCCTGATAATAATAAAATAAGTCAGATCGACAAAAATAAGATTGTTTACGCTTGTATAAATAACAATTATATTTATTTAAATGACCTTATAAAAATAATTTGCGATAAAAATATAGACGGATTGCCTAAAAAACAAATACCTCCTGCACAAAATTCAATTGCTGGCGGTTTTTTTATTTTACATAAAACAATGATTGATTGGTGGTTTCATACATACTACGGCCAATTAGAAAATTATTTTAAACATAATTATCTTGTAAAAGATGACCAAATTATTGTAGCCGATTGTGTATTTAGCAATTTAAATAAATTTTCTATATTTAGAGAATGCCAATATCCATATGACAATTGGTTTATGTTCCAAAGAATATTAAATTAATGTATTATAAATATGATTAGTATATTAATGCCTATATATAACGGAATTGAATTTATAAACGAATCTGTCGGTTCTATTCTATCTCAGACGTATTTAGAATGGGAGCTTATTATTGGAATCAACGGGCATCCACCTGACTCAAACGTTTATAAAACAGCAAAACAATTTGAAAATGCATCACCAAAAATAAAAGTATACGATTTTTGCGATACAAAAGGAAAAGCTAATACATTAAATGATATGCTTAAATATTGCAAATTTGATTATGTTGCAATATTAGACGTTGATGATATTTGGCAAAGTAGAAAATTAGAAATTCAATCTAAATATTTAAATAAATACGATATTATAGGTTCTAATTGTATATGGTTTGGTGACATTCAAGGGATTATACCCAAAATTCCTCAAAATGATATATCAAATTTTAATTTTGCTGAAGTAAATCCAATTATTAATTCAAGTTCAATTATAAGAAAAACATTATGTCATTGGAATGAAAATGGAATTGAAGATTATGATTTATGGATTAGATTAAGAAAACAAAATAAAAAATTTTTCAATTGTTCTGAAATATTGGTTAAACATAGAATACATAAACAATCAGCATTCAATTCAAAGGGAAATAATAATATAGTCCCTGAATTATTGGCTTTGCATGGTTTAAACCGCTAATAAAATCAAATTAAATATTTTCATAATAAATTATTTATTATTTTATAAATTTATGCTTCAATTCTTATCCATTGTGGAGGACATAAATCTTTGGTATCATTATTTGCTATTTCACCAAACCATACTGATGGATAACACACAATTTTATCTTCCCAACTATTAAAATAAGCAGACCACCAACTAAAAGAACTATTTGGGATTATATTATGATGGCAGCAACTCATCAATAACATTTGTTCCCAATCAGCTAATTTATTATCTCCTCGAACAAATTCAAAATCCAAAAAAATATTTTTTAAATAATTTATTGTTATCAAAACGTCATTCATATCGACGTCTTCACAAAAATACATAACAGTATATTTTTTATTGATATCGGTTGATTTAATGTGTTGTAATGATCTACAATAATATTCTTTTGTCATAATTGGGTGAAACACCTGAATTTTTTTATAATCACCAACACGAAAATGAATACTGATTATATCTTTTAATTTATTATTAACTATATCATTATCATTATTATAATTTAATTTTTGAAGTAATTCTCTTTTTGTTTGGTCTAATCCTATTATACGACATATTAAATCATAATTTTGATGAAAATATTTATAACTTTGATAATAACCATGAATTATCACATCTTTATTTAACATGCTATAAGCAGGTATTTCATTAAATTGAAATCCATTTTCTTTAATTACATGAATAGAATTCGGCAATGTATCAATTAAAAAAGGTCTTATCTTATTAAAAAAAGAATCCCAATACGTATTTCTTGGAGTATTAAATCCGTCAGTTAATATTTTTAGATTTAAAAACTTAAATTCATTTCTAGTTTTAATAGAATAAGAAATGGTTGCAAATATTTGAAAAATTTGATTACCTAAGCCACCCATCAAAAAACAAGTTATCATTTATTGTTATATTTAAATTATTATTTTAAGCTAATATTTGTATAGTTTATATTTAATAGAAAATATATTTAATAGAAAATATATTTAAGAGAAAATATATTTAAGAGAAAATAGATATAATATATATGATTAATAAAATATATATTATATGTAAAAAATCTCATTACGCTAATAAAAAATTATGTAAAATTCAATTAGATAATAGCGGCGGAAATAATTATATATTTATGGACGCTATTTATCCCGCAGAAACTAATTATTTAATGGATTCATATAATAATATAATAAAAAATATGGATCCTGCGTTTGTTAACCTAAACTTTAGTTTAGGTGCTTTTGGGTGTTTACTCTCACATATAGAGTGTATAAAACATGCTAAAAATAACAGTTACGAAAATATATTGGTGTTAGAAGAAGATTTTGTTATGTGTAAAGAATTTCTTGATAAATATAATACGTTAATAAATAATATTAATGTAAATAAATTAAAATGGGATTTAATTTATCTTGGCAAAAAACAAGGCATTGATAATAATTATGGTAAACAAAAAAAAAGTTTAATTGAAAAATTCATTAACATTAAGGAAGTTAATGAAATGTTTTATGTTCCTAATTATCAAACATGGGGTACACATTCTATATTAATAAAAAACACAATGTTTAATAGTATAATAGAATTTGAAAAAAATATTACAGCACCATACGATATATTATTAATGTCTTTATATGATAAGTTTAGTTTTTTATGTGCAAAAGATGATTTCTTCATAACGTATGAAGAAAAATCTGATATTCGTGAAATAGACAATTCAATTGATCAATATACAAAATGGAATTGGAATATAGATTCATATAGACATTTTAGAAAATATAATATTAAAAATTTTATTATTTATGATTTTTTAAATAGCGAACACACACACCAGTATATACATAAAATGTATCATAACTTTTTAAAATTTTATTACCCCGAATTGAATATTTTATGGTACAATAATTTGGATGAAATACCAAAAACAATAAGATTTGAAGAAACTATGTTTTTTATATCACCTTGTCATAAAGATATCAGTGTTTCGTTGCCAGAAAAATCATTTTATATAATTCATTTAGATTTTATAGACAATAAAATATATAATTATGACACGTTAATAAAACAATTTTTTAACAACCACAAAAATATATTCGAAGCAAATAAATATATAATTTTAACTTGTAGAGAGGGAATTACTAAAATAAATTATTTTGAAGAAAATATCAAACGAAAAACTATATGCTTACCTTGGTTTTCTAATAATTTATATTCGGAATTAAATGACATTAAAAAAAATTTAATTAATATACATCTAACAAATTCAACCAAAAATTATTTTTGTTATTTTGGAAGCATATGGAATATAAATATAGAGATGATTTGTGAATTAATAGATATATGCGTTAAAAATAATTATAATCTTTTGTTAAAGGGTAGATTATTTGGAGTTAGCGGACAATTATGTAGATATATAAGAACTATTAATAAAAAACACCAAAATATCATATACGAGGGTTATGATCGTGAAAAAGGTCCAGACGATTACGAAAATTCTTTTAAATGTATAGATAATAAATATGGAATAAAATATATGTTACCGTTACAAGGAATTGATCATAATGATAAATATATTTCAAATAGAATTTTTGAAACGTTATCTCTCGGATACATTGTTGTAACAAATTGCAAGGTAGTCAAAAAATATTTCACAAACGCTATTTATGATAATGATATATTAAAATTAATTAATAAATATATCCATATTATGAATAACCCTGACGTATGGATCAATATTATTAATAAACAGATTGATGAATTTTTGAATAAATTTTATGGATATAATAATATTAAAAAAATATTTGATTTTATGTATAAAATTAATGCAGATTATGATAGGCTGATAAGTTATAATGATTATAATAATGTCGAAAATCAATCTTTCACTATTTGGATAAGAAACAAAAATAATATAAATACAACTGAAAAAGAATATTATAAAATTATCAATAATAATGATGATTTAAGTAAAGCTATATGTAATTGTACAAATTATATTTTATTATATGATGAAAACTATGATATTTTTTTGTTGAATAGATTATTAAATATGTCAGTTTATAATATATTAATTGATAAAGAGTTGACAACACATTCGTTATTAAACAATATTTTAATTAAATGTTGTGAATTAGATAGATATATAGATGTAAACCCAAATATATTAAATTAAATTTAATCGAATTTAAATTTAATATTATAACTTAAATATATAATATTTATTTAAAATTTAATATTATAACTTAAATAAATAATCTTTTAAATAAGTATAAGTATGAGTAAAGTTGCTTTTATTACGGGAATAACTGGGCAGGACGGTTCATATTTGGCTGAATTATTATTGGAAAAAGGATATACCGTTTACGGTCTTATTCGAAGAGCGTCTACAATTAATACGACAAGAATTGACCATATTTTAAATAAGGTGCGTTTATATTATGGTGATATGACAGACAGCACATGTTTAGTAAGGTGTTTATCAGAAATTAAACATAAACATATAGATATGATACGATTAGAGGTTTATAATTTAGCTGCGCAGTCGCATGTAAAAGTATCATTCGAAGTACCCGAATATACAGCAGATACAGATGCTTGTGGTGTTCTTAAAATACTAGAAGCAATTAGAACAAATAGATTAGAAAATATTACACGTTTTTATCAAGCGTCTACAAGCGAACTTTATGGAAAGGTTCAAGAAATACCTCAAACAGAAACAACACCGTTTTATCCAAGATCACCATATGGTGTCGCTAAATTATACGGGTATTGGATTGTTAAAAATTACCGCGAATCTTATGGTATGTATGCTTGCAACGGTATATTATTTAACCATGAAAGTGTTAGAAGAGGACATAATTTTGTAACAAGAAAAATAACAATTGGTTTAGGTAAAATTATGCGAGGTGAATCTGATAAGCTTATTATGGGTAATATCGACTCATTCAGAGATTGGGGTCATGCTAGAGATTTTGTTGAAGGAATGTGGTTAATTTTACAACATGATACACCTGAAGATTTTGTATTAGCTACTGGTGAAATTCATAACGTTCGCGAATTTATAGAATTAACATTTAAAACTAAGGGGTTTGATATTGAATGGAAAGGAGAAGGAATAAATGAAATTGGTTATGATAAAAATACTGGTCGTGAATTAATATTCATTGATTCAAAATATTTTAGACCAGCCGAAGTAGAATTATTACACGGAAATAGCAGTAAAGCTCTTAATATTTTAGGATGGAAACCAAAAACTTCATTTATTGAATTAGTTAATGAAATGGTGGAACATGATTGCAAATAAAACATATTTATTTTTATTTTTTAATAAAAATGAATGAAAAATACTAAATGTTATTATATTAAACTAAATATAATAATGTTTACATCTATTTATAGACCTAAAACTATTGAAAAATTTATAGGCAATAAACAAGTCATGCAACCGTTTATTCAATGGTTATTAGAATGGGAACCAAATAATACAAAGAATAAGTGTGCATTGGTTTCTGGTTTATGTGGTATTGGAAAGACATTATTGGTTGAATTAATTCTTATGAAACACGATTATAATATTATTAATTTAGCTCTTGACGACGAACGAAACAAATCTTATATTGATACTCATATTAAACCTTTAATTAAATCAAAAAAAACTTACGATGGACAAGAAAATGTTCTTGTAGTAAGTGACATTGATTCTGGTTCTGACTATGGGTTTATTAATTCATTAGTTGAGTGCATTAAATTATCTCAAATACCGGTTATATGTATATGTGATAATCGTTATGACCAGTCAATAAAACCTATATTAAACTATTGTTTTGATATTAAATTAACAAAACCGAATTACCCAGACGTTTATAGATTGGTTTATAATGTTGTTGTAGGTGAAAAAATAAGAATAAAAGAGTCTGAAATTAAAGACTTATATGAACAATCGAATGGTGATATTCGATTTATTTTAAATACATTACAATTTGGTATGCGTACAGGTAAGAAAAATATTCAGAGTTCAAATATATTTGAAACTACTGGAAAAATGCTTTCAATGGACGAAACAATTGACAGCAAATTAGAAACTTATTGGCTAGCGAATGATATACATATATTGATGATTCAAGAAAATTATATAAATAACACTTTGTCTGTAAGAGATGAAGCAAAGAAAATGGAAAACATTTCATATTCAGCAGATGCATTATCGGATTCGGTTCTTTTCGAAGATTGTGTTAATATGGCTAACTGGGAATTTGAACCATACGTGGCAATGTCTGCGATAAATGCTTCTTCAAAATGTAATAAGAAAGCAATGATTAAATTCCCACAGTTCCTTGGTAAGGTATCAACAATGTATAAGAATAAAAGAGAAAAAATAAATTATGAAAATACTGAGTTATATAATGAAAAAGAAAGAAAAACAGAAAGAATAAGTCAATTAAGGTCAGGTGAAATATATACTGAACCGATAAAAGAGAAGATTAAGAAAAAAACACCAAATAATAATAAAAACGAACCGATCAAAGAAAAAGACCCATCAAAACCTCGTGGTAGACCTAAAAAGACTTAAATAATAATTATAAAAGGTATTTAAAGAAACCGTAGAATCGCAAAAAGTGTTTGGGAAAGTTTTTAAATTTTTTGAAATTGGACAAAAATAAATGTCCAAAAATAAAAGGCTAAGATACTTTATGAAAAAGGCGCAACTTGTGAGCATAAATTATTTTTATCATGTGATCACAGAAAAAATAATTTTCATTTTGTTACGATAATTTTTTTTTTAAATACTTAAAAAACTCTTCTTTTCTTATATTATGGGGACAAAAGGAGACATAATTCAGCCAAAATTAAGCCATAAATCAGCCTTAAAATATTATTGTGAAAGTTGTGACTATTTTACGTCTAAAAAAAGTAATTATGATACACATATTATCAGTGTGAAACATCTGAAGGTTACGAATGGTTCAGACAAGGGACACGATTCAGCCAGAATTCAGCCGCTAAAATATTGCAGCGAAGAAATATATGAATGTATATGTGGAAAAAAATATATACATCGTCAAGGGCTTTGGCGACATAAAACAAAAGGAATTTGTAGCAAACCTGAAAATAAATTAAATGATAATATAAATTCAAGTTCGCTTAATAAAGACGACCTAATAATACAGCTACTTAAACAAAATGCAGATTTAATGGAAATACTTAAAAATGGAACAAATAATACTAATAATACAATAAATAATACTAATTCACATAATAAAGAATTTAATCTTAATTTCTTTTTAAACGAAACATGTAAGAATGCAATGAATATTACAGAATTCGTTGACTCTATTAAATTACAACTAACTGATTTAGTAAATGTTGGTGAAAAAGGTTACATAGAAGGTATTTCTGATATAATAGTTAAAAACTTAAAAAATATGGATGAAACAGAACGTCCAGTGCATTGTGCAGATAAAAAGAGAGAAATATGTTATATAAAAGATGAAGGCAAGTGGGAAAAAGATGAAGATAAGAAAAAAATGAAGCAAATAGTTAAAAAAGTTGCGTACAAAAATGAACGTTTATTACCTCTATTTAAAGAGGAGTATCCAGATTATAACGATTCTGATTCAATAAGGTCCGATCAATACAGTAAAATAGTAATCGAAGCTATGGGAGGAATAGACGGCAATTCAATTGATAAAGAATATAAAATTATCAAAAATATAAGTAAAGCATCTGTTATAAATAAGTGCATTTAGGTATGATATATTTAGTATTTAAAAGGTAAATTAAATACTAATGATAAATGAAAGATATAATTTAACTTAAATAGGTATTATTTTATTACATGATTTAATTAATAGATTTTCAACAAAGTTTTTAAATAATTGTTTGAGAATAATCAGTTTTAATTTTTGGCATATTATACAATATTATCTTATAATATCTTATAATATCTTATAATTTAATATTATGGTCTAAATTATTAAAAATCTTCTGAAAATTCAAAAGCATTATCAACCGATTTATTTGCTAAAGCATAAGAGTCGTTTTTTTTCTCAAAGAAATTGGTTTTACTCTCTAAGCTAATAAGATCCATAAAATCGAATGAATTTGTAACACCATATATTTTTTTGTATCCCAGTTGAACAGCTAATCTATCAGCAACAAATTTTATATATTGAGTCATCAAATCAGAATTCATTCCGATTAATTTGCACGGTAATGCTTCACAAATAAATTCGATTTCTATTTCAACAGCCTCTTTTATAATTTCATGAATACGAGCCTTGTCAATTTTCTTTTGAAGTTTCGAGTATAAAAGAATAGCAAATTCACAGTGAAGCGCTTCATCTCTAGAAATTAATTCGTTACTGAATGTAAGACCAGGTAATAATCCACGTTTCTTAAGCCAATAAATGCTACAGAATGCTCCACTGAAAAATATTCCCTCTATACAAGCAAACGCAACTAATCTTGTCGCAAAACTACTTCTGTTATCATGTATCCATTTTTGAGCCCAATCAGACTTCTTTTTAATACATGGATAATTACTGATAGCATTAAAGAGTTTATGTTTTTCTTCTTTATCTTTGATATATGAGTCAATTAAAAGACTATATGTATGACTATGTATATTTTCCATAGCTATTTGAAATCCATAAAACGCTCTAGCCTCAGATAGTTGAACATCATTCATAAATCGTGATGCTAAGTTCTCTAAAACAATCCCATCACTGGCTGCGAAAAACGCCAAAATCATTGAAATAAAATATTTTTCGTCATTATTTAAGGGGTCCCAATCACTCAAATCTTTTGATAAATCGATTTCTTCTGGTCGCCAAAAGCAATCAACTTGTTTTTGATACATTTTCCATATGTCATCGTGTTTAATCGGAAACATAACAAAACGATTATCGTCTGGTGTAAGTAATGGCTCATTATTAATTTTTGACATCCTAAATAATATATAGCAAAGATTTTAAATTTGTTTTTTAAATAATAAAATAGTTGTTTATTTTAAGAATGAACATTGAAGCAAGAATAATATTACCTATTAGAGATATGGATAATCAATTTATACAAATACAAGAATTAATTGATGCGAAAAAAATGATGTTGCTTGAAAAACAAAATAAATTAAATCGCATTTCAAAGCAAAATAGATTTTTAGAAGAAGTAAAAAATGATTACTCCAGATATTATAGTTATATTTCACAACAAAAAAACGACCAAATTAGAGCTCTTGAAGTTTTGGACGAATATATTAAAGATTTAACTATCTCTGGCAAACTTACAAAAAATAATATCGAAGATGCAAGGGAAGAACAACATAAAATTTTGAGAGAAGTAAAATCAATTAAGGAGAATTTAGATTATGTTATAGATGATACTCAACAGGTTGTTAATATAAAGAAAAACAATTTTTAATTCATTATTCAAAAGTAATTTTATATCATTTTAATATATATGTCAACACAACAATTTTTAGATGACTTTCAAGAAAAAATGGCAAAATTAAATAATGTAAAAAAAAATGCACAAGCTAGCATTGCTTTCAAAGAACAATTTACAAATGAATTAAAAGGAAAGCTAGGACAAATAAATCAACGAATAATAGATTTAGCTACCCTTGTAACTCAATTAAAAACAACTTCAGATACACTTCAAACGCAAGTAAATACAAATAATGCGTCTGTTTCAGGAAAAGATGAACAGATTCAAAAACTTACTCAAGAAATTCAGGTATTACAAACAGAAAAAGAAAATATGGCAAATCAATTTAATCAAGAAAAACAACAAATACAAGCTCAAATGCAACAACAACAACAAAAGGTTGATTCTCTCGAAACTCAATTGAGAGAAATAACCCAAGAAAGAGATGCGTTAAAAAATGAAAAGGCAGCCTTGCAAACAGAGTTGTCTTCCAAAACTGATACTCAGGTTCAACATGTAGAAGAAATCAATAGACTTACTCAAGAATCAGAACAGAGACTAAAAGATCAAGAATCTCAATTGAATCAAAGAATTCAAGAATGCGAAGGAAAACTAAACGATTTACAAAATCAACTTAGAGAGAAAGATGAACAATATGCAAATGCTAAACAAGAATGTACAAATCAACAGGCTAATACAATTCAAAACGTAGAGACGTTAAAAAAGCAAGTAAACGAACTTACTACTTTAAATAATACATTATTAGAAAAAATAAAACAAGCATCTGAAGCAATTGATTCCGCAGCAAACGAATTAGATGCGATTTCTAATTCTGTTCCAAATGCTACCACAAAACAAGAAATAGATAAATTATTAGCAGAAATAGACGATTCAATTCAAAATATAAATAAAGCAGTTCAAGGGCAAGGTCAAACGCAAGGGGTACAAACACAATCACAAGGTCAAGCACCTGTAGCACCAAATACCCCAATATCTTTAGCAGATTTAAATTCGCAACAAAGAGTTGATATTAATTTAAGAGATTTAATGGATATGTTGGCAAGAAAATCATCTCAAGTAAGAAGAAATAATCCGACTGCTCAAAATAAATATGCAGACGCAATAAATCAAATTAATTCAGCAAGTTCACCAAATGAAATATCTGCTATTATTATGAGAAATAATATTTCTGTAAAGGACGGCAACGTTTCTGGTGGAAAAAGAAAAACAAAAAAGAATAGAAAACAAAAAGGCGGGTTCACATACAAATCAACAAGTAGAAGAAGAAGTATTACATCAGTAACCGGTTCTAAACGCAACTCAAGCAAACGTAGTTCCCGATAAATAATTTATAGAACCTTTATATTGTTGATAATATGAAGATATTTGTGACTATTTCCAATGAATCGACCTATATCTTAATGAGTTAAGTTTACATCTTTCTTTAATTTATATTTTCTCTCGAATTAATATTTAACCATTCATTTTTTTTTAAATATTATATATATAAATGAAACTTGAAGTAGCTGTGTCAAAATTTTTAACCAATAAGTGGGTATTAAACGTTATAGCGTTCTTGTCATTATTTAACGTTATTGGATATGCTATGATTGGAAAGGTTAATGCTGTTTTGTATTTTATAGTATTTGCTGTTTTGGTTAGATACTTTAGTAAAAACATGACTATCGTTTTAGGTGTGCCGTTAATAATTATTAATTTATTTGCCTTAAATGGTCATATGCTAGAAGGTATGGAAAATAACACAGAAGAAGCTAAACCAAAAACAGAAGATAAACCAAAAACAGAAGACCAAAAGAAGATAGATAAGATTGTCGATAAAAATAAAAATAAACCTGATCCAAAAACAGGTCAAGGATTAATTATGCATTCAGTAGATGAACATAACGACTCAAATTCTGAATCACAAGATTCGACTGATAATGCGGCTCAAACTACAGGTGGTGAACAACAAGGATTTGAAGCTGGACGAAAAAAGAGCAGAGGATATGAAATCGATTATGCAACAACAATTGAGGATGCTTATGATGAATTAAATAATATTCTTGGCGGAGATGGTATTCAACGCTTAACATCAGATACACAAGGATTAATGAAACAACAAATGCAGTTGGCTGAAGCCATGAAAGGAATGGGACCAGTTATCAAGCAAATTGCTCCTATGGTTGAAAACTTAAAGGGTATGATGGGGCAAATGGGTGACGGCAAAGACGGTTTAGGAGGTGTTTTAGATTTAGCGAAAAAATTCTCATCTCAAGTGGCTCCATCTAAATAAATGAATAATATAAGTATTTAATATTATAATAATATAATATGAAAAAATGTCCTCCTGGTGTAATTTGCGTTGAAAATTATTCGATGTTTTTTATTGTTGTATGTATAATTATTTTATTTTATATAATTTATAATACAGTTGTCAAACAAAATATAGTTGTAAACAATTCACCATCAGAAAAAATAATTATTAAAGATACAACTAGAGAGAATCAAAATAGTGGCGGTTGGTTTGGAGGATTTATTCCTAGTTGGCCATACACTAATTTACCAAGTGACCCATTATTAAATCCTTATGCTCCACCATTAAGAGATGAACGATATTTTATTCCTGGATATTCTATGGGAGGAATTCCGCCTGGAGCTTTACCAATTAACGTTTCAACAAATGTTGGCGCTGTTGATACACAATACAGACAATTAGGCATTATGAATTCAACTAATTCTAAAGGTAAAATTATTCCTCTAATGGGTCGTCCATTATTCACAAATAGAGATAAATGGCAATATTATACATCAAGTTCTGAAGGGAATGGTATTGGTATGAAATTACCCATATCAAGAGGGGGTAAAAGTTGCACAAATGAGTATGGTTGTGATAGATTGGGAAATGGAGATACTGTCTATATTGAAGGCATAAATGAAGCATATAGAATAACAATGTACGATAATGATACTATAAAGTATTTACCTTTCATTTAATAATATAAATTTAATTAATAATTATATTATTAAGCATAACGTCTTGTTTTGTTTTTATTCGTCAATCTAAAATGTCTGGTTCGTCTAAATTTAGAACCGCCAGTTGTTGCCATTGTTGATGCAGCTGCATTTACAGCTCCGAAACCATCTTGAGGATAATCATTAATTTGACTGGAATTCATATTTTCTGTCACTTTTTTAGCAACAGTATCCGTAATGTAATCCACTACTTGAGTCAACGATTTAAGTAACTCTGCTTTGTTTGGTTCTCCACTTAAAGGTTCTTCAGCCAACTGTTTTTCAGTAACTGGTTCTTCAGCAACAGGTTCTTCACTAATAGGTTCTTCGTTTAAAGGTTCTTCGATTAAAGGTTCTTCATTAACAGGATTTTCAGTAACAGGATTTTCAGTAACAGGTTCTTCATTAACAGGATTTTCAGTAACAGGTTCTTTGATTAAAGGTTCTTCAGTAATAGGTTCTTCGTTTAAGGGTTCTTCGTTTAAAGGTTCTTCGTTTAAAGGTTCTTCATTCATTGGTTCTTCAGTTGGAATTTCATCGCTAATAGATTCTTCACTAATAGGTTCTTCATTAATAGGTTCTTCTGTCAATGGTTCTTTATTAACTTGTTCTTCTGATGGAATTTCATCACTAACCGGTTCTTCATTAATAGGTTCTTGGGTCACAGGTTCTTCGGTTTGTAATTCATTTGAATTAGAATCAGGAATAGAATTATTACTAATCGCATTATCAATTTCATCCGAAGCCAAATTTGGCGTAACTTCAGGTTCTTGTATTTCAGGTTCTTGTATTTCAGGTTCTTGTATTTCAGGTTCTTTTATTTCAGGTTCTTGTATTTCAGGTTCTTGTTGAGTAATTATTTCTTCTTTAGGAGGTTCAACAGTATCACCTCCATTTCCACCCTTATTTTTTTTATAATTAAATCTTTTTAATGTTTTTCTAGCTAAATTTACTTTTCTTTTATTTCTAAATGTTCTTCTTCTATATGATGATTTTCTTTTATTAGCTTTCTTTAAACTTTGCTTCTTTTTATTGTATAATTTTGATATTTTACCTTTAGTTAATTTCATTCTATATAAATAAATTAATATTTTTATTTATATACTTATATTAATGAGCAACGAAAATATAAACATATCAATGAAAAATATTACAGGAAAATGTGATTTAAAGTGTTCATATAACTTTAAATATTCTGAAAGTAATTCTACAGCAAAAAATAATGGAGTGAATATTAATTTATCATATGATTCAAACAATACTCCACCTGTTGTTTATAATAGTCAAAAATATAATGTAGCAAAAATTGGTATTTTTTCTCCTTCAATTCATCATTTTAATGGAAATACAATGCCAGGTGAATTAGTAATAACGCATAATCCAGTTATCGGTGGAAATATTTTAGAAGTATGTATTCCATTAACATCATCTTCTGAATCATCGTCTGCATCAAATACATTAACTGAAATTATAAACAAGGTATCAACAAATGCTCCAAGCCAAGGCGAATCAACAAACCTAAATATATCAAATTTTAATCTTCAGAATTTAGTTCCTAAAAGGCCGTTTTTTTCTTATACGAATAATTCGGTAGATTGGATTGTTTTTGGTGCTTTAGAAGCAATTGCATTGAATTCTACTACAATTACAACATTACAACAAATAATTAAACCATTTCCAATTCCTACACCAGGAAACGAATTATTTTATAATTCAAAGGGCCCGTCGTCAGGTGTTCAAATCGGCGATGGATTATATATTTCTTGTCAACCAACTGGATCGTCCGAAGAAGAAATAGAAGTCGCATACGACAAGCAATCAACAAGTGTTGATTTTTCAAATATATTTCAAAGTCCAATATTTAGAACACTTATTTTAATTATAGTTGGATGCATTCTTTTTGTGGTTGTTTTTTATGCTATTGGTGCATTTTTTAATTATATATCATCAGATTCTTCCTTATTACCTAAATTAACTTAAATAATATAATAAATTAATATATTATTTAAATATTTAATTGGAACTGTTAATTGGTGATGCGTCGTATAGGTTATCAAGCATAGGTTTATAAGAAGACGGCATTAATGATGATCCGGAACGAACCATTGGTGCCATTTTAGAGACTACTTCTTGTTCTAAAGTATATGGGAATTGGTTAAAGGCGGTAAATTGAGACATTTTCTTTTCTTCTGTTGGAGCATAAGCAGCTAAAGCACCTAGACCTGTAGCGTTACTTGAACGGCGCATTAAATCAAAAGCAACTAAAGCAGCAATTACAGCTAAAATTGGATTAGATTGCATAAATAAATAAACGACAATTAATATAATAACGACTTTTCCGATTAAATTATCAACTATAGTAGCAATTAACTCAGGTGTATTAAATCCCATAATTAAATAAATAATCATAAGAATAATCAAAACAAATTCACCCATATGCTCTTTTTTTAAAAGTTCATTAAAGCTATCCATATATCATATTTATAGATTTTATTTTGAAAGTCATTATTTAAACAACATAAAAACAATATTCTAAATAATATAGATTATATGAATACCTATCTTGGACAAAAAGGGTATACTGTACCTAAAAATGAATTAAGTATTGAAAAACAAGTAAAAATTAGAAAAGATTTGATGATTAAACCATTTACAATGGGTGCTCCGATTAATGATTCTAATATATTTCCTGCTTATAGAGAATCGCCAAATAAATTTTACGTGCCACATTATTATGGAATTGAACAATTTGGCCCACCTAAAGAATATAAATTATCAGAAGGAACTGATATTAATTTAGTCTTCAATGGAGAACCGCGTGATTATCAAGAGGATGTAATTAATAAATTTATTAATCATTGTGAACAAAATAAATACGGTGGAGGATTGTTAGAATTACATACTGGTTGGGGAAAAACGTGTGCAGGATTATACATTTTAAGTAAATTAAAAAAAAAAACAATTATCATTGTTCATAAGGAATTTTTAATGAACCAATGGATTGAGAGAATTCAATATTTTTTACCTACAGCAAAAATTGGTAAAATCCAAGGACCGATTATTGACGTCAAAGATAAAGATATTGTTTTATGTATGCTTCAAAGTTTGATATCTAAAGATTATGAACAGCAAATATTTGATGAATTTGGATTTACTATTATAGATGAAGTTCATCATATTTCAAGCCAATCGTTCTCAAATTCTTTATTTAAACTTGTAACAAAATATATGCTTGGATTATCAGCAACAATGAATCGTAAAGATGGAACAACTGAAGTATTTAAAATGTTTTTAGGTAATGTCATTCATAAAGCAGAGAGAAAAACAGATTCATTAGTCGAAGTAAGATCTATTGCTTATAAAGTTGACGATTCAGAATTTAATGAGACTATAATGGATTATAGAGGAAAACCACAAAATAGTTCAATGATAACAAAAATATGCGAATATAATAGAAGAACTGAATTTATAATAAAGGTTTTATGTGATTTTATAAGAGTTGACAATACAGATGAAGAAACATTTAATATTCATAAATTTAATATGGACAAATCAGTTCCAAATTGCGAAATATGTATAAAAAATAATAATTATCTAGTAAGAAACACGTGTTGTGAATGCGTTAAATATTGTTTATTATGTGTTGAAAAAATATCAACATGTGATAAAAAGATACGTCCAAAATGTCCAAACTGTAAAAAAGTTTTAAAATATGAACAAAATTATATTGAAAATAAATATATAAAACCGTTAGAACAAACACATGTAATTGTTATGGCTCAAAACCTTAGCATATTACATTATATTTATAATAAGATTGTATGTAAAAATTTAGCTAGTGTTGGGTTTTATATTGGAGGAATGAGCGAAATCGAACTAAAAAAATCAGAAAAAAAACAAATAGTTTTGGCAAGCTATTCGATGAGTTCAGAAGGGCTTGATATACCTACATTAAACGCTGAATTCCTAATTACACCAAAGACTGATATAGTTCAATCAGTTGGAAGAATTTTGAGAGCAAAGCATAATTATTCACATCCAATTATTTTTGATTTTATTGATTCACATGATTTATTTCAAAGGCAATGGCTTAAAAGAAAATCGTACTTCAAAAAACAAAACTATAAAATTATAGGAATGAATAATTTAAATTATAATACAAATTATTCAAATTGGAAAATAATATTCGAGCCTAAAAATAATACTGAAAATAATAAAACTAAAACAAAAATAATACAAAAAAACATTTCATTAAAAAGCAATAGCTCAACAGATAAGAGTATTATAAGCGAATCCGAAGAAGACAATGATACCGAAGATGAGTCTCAAAAAGATAAAAAATCAAATGATATTTGCTTATTAAGAATTAAATAATTTTCTAATGTCTGTTATGTCTCGATTTTTTTTTGTGTTTTTTATTATTATTACGTCTTCTTTTAGTTTTCCCACCATTCTTTGTGCCTTCTGAAAATCTAACCATTGGAGTTTTTTCAATAGATTCATTGCTTTTTTTTTCCAAATAATATTTTTGTTTCTCTCTAATTTTTTCTTTAATTTTAATTTGAATATATTCTAATTGTTCATCCGTAATATCAGGTGTATTGTTAATTACATCTAAAATTTGGGCTACATTAGTGTCTATCTTTTCAGCTGTAATAGACGGTTTTGAACCCTTACTAAAATGACCATAAGGATAAGCTTTATAATTTTCTTGCATTTATATAATATTTAAATATTTTATTTAATTATTATATCAGTATTTTATCGTCTCAAAAATAAATTAATGTCCTTTAGAAGGGAACCCTTTGTTCGTGTAGTGATTATAATTATCTATTGCATTGTTCATTGACTGAATAGGTGGTGGGTTTGCCAAAGCTGATTGACCAGAAGGCAAATTAATTCCGCCAACAGAATAAGACATACTAAAAGGTTGATTATTCTGGTATTGAGAATAACCACCTCGTTGTTTTCTACTTCTGCTTCTACTGCGTCTTCCACCAGCCATACGTCTAGATGCTGCTCTAGATCTTAGTTTTCTCTTTAAACTTCTCATTTTTCTACTTCCTGCTTTCATTCTCTTATATTGTTTAGTGATATTTTTTATTTTTCTTTTAAGTTTTTTAGCGCCTCCCTTAAATGAACAAATTCCAGGGACGGTTCCTGCTGCCGCATCTATATTACTTTTGGCTCCTGCTAAACCAGGCAATCCTGGTATTTCATTTGAACCGAAACTACCTGGCCAATTTGAACTGTCTCTATTGACGAATTGACCGTTAACATTACTTAATGGTGCTGAATTTCCATAACCTAAATTTGATGCTCCTGAGCCAGCTGACATATATATATATTAATTATATAATATATATTTAACGATTATAGTTATATTTTTTAAAATTATTTATTTTAGATTTATCAAATAATTTATTAATATAATTATTTATATCTGATATACTACTAGCTGACAAATCATTATGTACAATCTTAATAGGATTCCATTTTTTAAATCGTTTATTGAATTGACATGCAAATTTGTATGATTTATTTAAGAAAACAAATTTATCGATATTTGGATTTTCAAATTCATCTTCATCATCGCTTTCTTCTAATTTATCTAAATCGTAATTTTCTTTTATTATTCTAAATAAATTATTCATCATTATACTTGTTTTATAATCTGGTATACACGCAGTATCATATTTCTCTCCACCTAAAGAATATAAATGATAAATATCATTTTGAATATCAGGTTTAATTTCGAATATTATGTTTTTATTGGGTTCTTTCTTTTCGATAATTGGACGTATTTCCTTTTCAATAATCGGTCGTATTTCCTTTTCGATAATTGGACGTATTTCCTTTTCGATAATTGGACGTATTTCCTTTTCAACAATAGTAGGTTCTTTCTTTTCAATAATTGGACATATTTCCTTTTTATTAGTTATTTTTATATATTCATCATAAGACAATAAGTGATAAGAGCCAATCAAATTATCTTTTTTATATTGAATAGATGATATTTTATACTTAATTAAATTTTTTAAATTATTTTCTAATTTTTCATTGCAATTTACAATAACAGGTAATCCAAACACCAAAAAAGAATTACCATAAGATATTTGTTTTATATCTGTTTTTAATAAATTATGAATAATATTCATTTTATTTTTCCAATTCTCTCTAGACACATCTTCACATTTGTTTAAAAATACATCTTCAATGCAGAAAAATTGATTATTTTGATGTTTAAAGACTGTTCCATAAAAGACTGTTCCGTAACAAATAGCCGTAGAAAAACATGACGTCGCCGTCCAAATATTATTTATTTTATTATTATTATCATCAAGTTCTAATATAAAACATACACAATTATCCTTAAATTGTCTGAACCATGCAAAACATTTCTTACCTTCGGGAATTGCCAACATATAGTCACAATTGTAAACCTTCTTATGTATAATTTTTGCATAAGAAAGTTTTATGTCAGGAAATTCATTTAAAATATTAATTTTGTCATCTGCAGTCAACATTTTATTAATATAATAAATAATCTTTATATCATTTAATAATTCGAATATGAATTAGTGCCCATAGAATCTAAAGTATCTATATTAGTACTAGAACTATGCAGTTGGTTTTTTAAAAAGTTTTTAAGTTCATTTTTCATTGATTTGTCTTCTTCTTGTTCTTTTTTCGGCAACAAATCTATTAAAGTATAATCGTTGTCTGATTTGACAGACGTTTGGTTATTTATTATATTATACATATTTTCATATTTTTGAGTTGGCGTATTTACTAAATCTTTTATTTTTGGGACTGTAAGAGTTGATTTGAAAAAGTTTATTAAATGATGAACCAACATAATTATAATAATTGATATAACTGTAATTTGTATAACCCAGGATAACATAATATATTATGATATTAGTTAAAAACGGATAAGAACTCAGTTAATTCTTTCTTAAAAAATAATTCGTCAATATCAATATCTTTTTCTGTTTCAAAATAAATATCATATACTTTTCTTGTATAATCTTGCCTTTTATCTTTTATAACTAATTTTATATTTGAGGTCTTATTTATTTTATAACTATATTCATTAACGTAAAAATAATAATGTCTAAAACCATGAATGCTAGTTACCTGTTGTTTATTGAAATATGATTTATCAACAATAAGGTCGAAGTTCTCATAATATTTATTATATAGTTTAATCTCTCTATCTACAGTATCTAATTTATAAACATTATTTTTTTCAATAAGATAAATACGATCATCTGTATAAATAGTAGAATATTTTTTCATTTCAACCAAATATTCTTTAAATAGATCAGATATATCATTTATAATATCTAAATTCAATTCGTCAATGTATATTTTCATATATTATTAATTATATTGTAAACTATTTAAACCTATTAATAATAGTATAAATAATATACGACAATGTCACAACCATTAGATATTATTATTGTTGAAAGAGTTGGTTCATTAAAAATTCTTTCAATAAAAGATTTTAAACTAGAAGAGCTTTATAAGAAATGCGGATTTAAAAAGGCTGAAGATTTTAATAAGCAAATAGAATGGCCTCTCAAATATGATGGCAAAAAATATTACATTCAAGTATTTGCAAAAGCAGATGGAAGAGCAAACTCTGAGAATAAATATGATTTTCCTCCTCCGATCGACTCAAAATTATTTTATGGTAGCTGTGCAATTATTGCACAAATTAAAAAAGATGACGGAACCAAGGTTTACATTAATTTAACTCTACCAATTTGGAATAAAATATATGAGAAATTATTTGGTGGATTTGAAGATTTAGCAGCTACAGCAAAAGAAGATGAAGAAGAAGAAGATGAATTAGCAAATGTTCCAAAGGAAAATAAAACTAAACATGGATATCTAAAAGACGGATTTGTTGTTGATAGTAGTGATACCGAAGAGCAATCACCGTCTGGTACTGAATCTAGTGACGAGACCGGTGACTTATCCGAGGACGATTCAGAAGACGTAAATGGTGACGAAGGTGACGATAGTTTGGAAATAGATGAAGTCGGGTCAGAACTATCAGAGGAGTCATATGATTATGATGATAAGAATGTTAGCAAATAAATATTCCTGATAACACAGTTCCCTTTAGACCTTGGTTACCTAATAAAATAAAATTGATATTGATTTAAATATAAAATTATAATGTAAATCAATATAGAATGTCGTTTCAAAAGATTAATAATCCAGACAATTTTCGTACTAATATTCGTAAAAAAATTAATGATCGTTTTAATGATGAACGATCAAGTAATAATTTAGAAAAAGGTATATTTAATTATTCATTGAAGGAGGCAGAACAACGTAAAATTGTGAAAAAATGGGACAACAAGGCATTTGTTCAGATTTATATTTCACATTTAAAAAGTATTTTAAATAATTTAAATGAAAATTTAATAAACGAAGTCAATAGTGGCGCTGTTAAACCTCATACAATCGCATTCATGACTCATCAAGAATTAGATCATGATAGATGGGCAAAATTGATAGAAGTTAAATCAAAACGAGATGCTAATAAATTCGAATCAAATATTGCTGCTTCAACTGATATGTTTACTTGCCGCAAATGCAAAGGAAACGAATGTACTTACTATTTAATGCAGACGAGGAGTGCAGACGAACCAATGACGTGTTTTGTGCAATGTGTAAAATGTAACACGAGATGGAAATGTTAATTATATTCACATTGTCGCAATAAATATAAATTTAATATAAATATCCAATCTTTTTTTTTAATTTAAAAAAAAATTGAATATAAAATAATATACATATATAAATTATAAAACAATAAGCATGTCATTTACAAGAATAATTAACGGTATTAAGTATTTACAAGTTCATAATGATAATAATTTAAAATCTTTATCATTAGAAGATAATGTATACTTTACTTTGAGAGATGTATTTATGAATATATCTGAATTTCAATATATTACGGAAGCAAATGAATTTAATAATGAAATAACAGGTTCCATATATTATGAAGATAGAAAAGGTGATTTTCAATATAAAAGTGTATTAAATGATAAATTATTTGTTAACAGATTAAATAAATGGTTAAATGATATAAAAAAATCAGACTTTGTTTTTGGTTATGAACCAGACGATAAAGCAGATGACGAAGAAAAATTTTGGTATTATGATATGACAAGATTAATTAAGTTTGACGATTGGTGGTCTCAATTTGAAGAATTAAAAACTAAACTCGAAGAATTAAAGTAAATAAAAATAAATAAAATAAGCAAACAATAAGAACATCATATATGGAGAATAAATATATAAATATTTTTTTATTCTATTATAAGTAAAAATAATAGGCTCTCTCAAGATTAACTTGTTGTCATTATCTTTGTTGTATTCATAAATATAATTTATTAAAATATCATCAGGAAATTCAGGTGCGACTTTTCTAATAAACATTGCGTATTTATTTTTTTCTAATGAGGAATCGATAAATTTAATATCTTGTTCATCTGCTTTTTTAAAAAGGTGCGGACTTGTCGCACTTGCCATTCTGTTCCAATCAACAATATGAGTAGCTGACTGTATAACAGGACCGTTAATTTCTAATTGCTTATAGCAATATAAACTTATAGCAAATAGGCTTTCGTTTGCTAATCCTCCGCTGCAAATTGTTTTTGTTGTGTCTTGTTGTTTGTTCACAAAATCAAGAACTTGACAAACATTTTCTCTTTTAAGCGTAAACCATGGGTCATTTGCAAGACGAAGCTCTTTGGGAAGTTTTGCCAAATTTGCACGTTTATGAAATTCAATATTCCACCAAGCTTCTCTCCAACTCATAACGCTTTTATTGTAATTTTGATAGAATAAATGTCTGAATTTTTTTGGAGATATAATAGGACAACAAGAATCGGTTAACATGCAAAACCAAGAGTTGTATACATCATGAACCAATGCAAATCTCATAAGAGATAAATAAGCTGGTACAACATGGTAATAAGTAGTTTCATGTATAAATTTAGGAGGTATGGCATGATCTCTTATCCATTGTGATTTGATTTTATTAAAATCTTTATAATAAAAATATACGTTAATAATATCCTTGTTTGGTTCTATCCATTCTCTCCAAATATTTTCCTTATTTAAAACCTGTTCATAATTAATAATAAAACATAATGCTATCTTCATTTAATATAAATATTTAATTAATAATATTTATATTAATATATTATCAAATAAATATTTTATCTTACCATTTTGTTAAAAATAATTTCTTCTACATCATCATCTTTTTTTGTTGAAATGTCATCATAACTAGGTCCAGTTCGAAACGACAACATTATAAAAAATTTACGTATATAATTATATATTTTATTAATAATTTCCATTCCAATTATATAGTAAATTATTGTATCTTTATATTATTTATTAAACTGATTAAACCATGTACTTTTTTTAACGTTATTTAAAGGAATTGATTCATAACATTCATCAAGTAATTCATTCTCAACATTTAATTCATCATTATTTATTAGCGATTCTTTAATAAAATTAGGGGTATCTTCAATAACTTCTGATAAATTAGATGATTCCCTTTGAATATTCTCTCTACAATCTATATTTAAAAGTGGTAAGTTTAATATCTCTTGCATAATATTTTGTTGTCTTTCAAATAATGTTATATATTCATTTCTGATATCTGAAACTGTGCTTTGATTTTCATTTATTAAATTTTTTATATAATTAAGCTCTTGATTATTTTGTTCAGCTAGTTTATTTTGTTCGGCTAGTTTATTTTGTTCGGCTAGTTTATTTTGTTCAGTTAGTTTATCTAATCTCTCGATAATTATTTTGTTATTGTAATAATTTATAGCTATTCCTGATATTCCTACAATAGATGAAATAAACACAAATGAACTAACACGAAATTCAAATCTCTCTATTTTTTCGAAAATTTGTGTTTTTTTAAAAACATTTGAAATTGAATCTGATATTTTACTTGTTAAATTCGTTTCCGACATTATTAGTATAAGAAATATGTATTTAATATATTTTACATAATTTAGATATCAAATTTTAAATAAAAAATTGATTAAAGTAATTTGAATATAATTTACTTTAATTAAAATACAATATTATGAAGACAGAAGTTTTATTTATTCAGGGATTAAATAGAGAGATTAAATTCTATATTGGTTGCCAACAAAATGAAAATTTCAAGGTAATTGATATGGGAACAGATAATGATTTATGGTTTCATGCTAGCTATCTACCTTCTAGTCATGTTGTTGCAGAAATCCCAAGTTATATTAACAACAAAGATATGAAATATATTATTACTGCTGGAGCTTTATTATGCAAAAAATACACGAATAAAATAAAATCATTACCAAATGTCGAATTTGTTTATACGCAAGTAAAAAATGTTGTGAAACTTAGTGTGCCAGGTAGCGTAAACGTTAGCGAAGGCAAAATAATTAAAATATAAATTTCTTTGAATAATATATGACCGATACATTAATAAGTGAACAAACAGAATATTCTAGTTTTTTTTTTCGCCGTGATATTTTGGATGATTTTACAGGTAAAATTAAAGAGTTGATTAAACCAGATAGTATAGCAAACAATATCTTTACCAAATACAAATTATACAACGCAGATGATATATTGCAAACTGCAACAGCAAGAAAAACAGCAAGAACCCGATATATGGAAGAAAACCCTTCATTCAGAAAAATGAAAGTAAGTAATTTAAGGAAAACAATGAATTATTTGAGTAAAAATATATGCGAAGACATTGGTTCAGATTATACTAAAAAATCAATTGTAAAATCAATGTCTTTATCTAAACGAGATGAGTTGTACGATTTATTGGTAATATCTGATAATAGATTAGAAAATATGAATCTTGAGTTAAAAGATCGTTTGGCTGGAGTGGTAGGTATTATAATTGTTGAATTAGGCGAATGTAATATGTACCCAACTTCTTACTCTATTAATTTAATATGTACAAATAGTTCTGCAATGCCTGGAATAGGTTCAATACTCATGGGTGCATATTTATATACTATTCTCTCGCATCCAGATGTAAAAGACTCAAATAAAGGTATTACTGTTCCAAAAGGAATAGCAAGAACCATTATATCAGAATCAGGACCAAAAAGCTATAAAAGAAAATTTGAAACACAAGAGAAATTAAAACCAGTTCAACATATTGCAGTTTTAGAATTAGCATTCGGATACATGAACCAAGGCGGCTTATGTATGTATGAAAAATTTGGGTTTAAACATGACCCAGACATGATTTCAGAAGATTGTTTTAATGATTATGATAATCTTCCAATGATTATTAATTTTAATACTCTTTCAGGTTATTCTGAATTAACAATTAGAGAGAAAACAGAAAAGGTTCTTCAAATTTCGTGTGGAAACGATAAAGGGTTTCAAAAGGAAAAAATATGTTCAGTAAGAGGAATTGACCAAAAAAATTTAGGATTATTTATGTTTTTAAACTATTTTGAAGAAATAAATGGTACTATTGATGGGATTGAATATGGAGATGAAAATATAAATGACATAGTAACTATTATTAATGGATATAAAGGAGTAAGCATTTCGGATTTATTAAATTATGCTGAAAATCCAAACATCGTAAAAACACGTAATATTCAAAATATATTTGATGAAATAAAACCAATTTTAGAAGAAGATGACACAACTGGAGGTAAAAAAAAATCTAAAAGATCTAAAAAAATAAAAACAAGAAAAAATGGTTATAAACGATCTTTAACACGTAAACGTATCTGAACAACACGTTTCAAATAATTTTGAAGTAGCCAAATAAGGGTCAATATTAGCAGCAGGCCTTCTATCTTCAAAATACCCGCATCCTGCATTCTTCACAATATTCGGAATACGAATTGACGTGTTACGTGTGCCAACTCCCCATGTAAATTCATCAATACTTGATGTCTCATTTAGTCCAGTCAATCTCTTATCATTTTCATTACCATACACTGCAATATGGTCAGAATGATTTTGTTCTAACTTCCTAATATATTCATGAATTACTTCAATACCATTATTAGCACGAGTTCCAACCGTACTAAAATTAATATGACACCCAGAACCATTTGTATCTCTAAAAGGTTTTGGTGTATAACAAATAGCAACATCAAATCTCTCTGCTATTCTTTCGAGTAAATATCTTGCAATAATTAAATCATCTGCAGCATTTATTCCTTCACTAGGTCCAATTTGAAATTCCCATTGATTATTTTCGACTTCGGCATTTATTCCTGATATATTTATTTTAGCTTCAATACACATTTGCATATGTTGTTCTGTAATTGTTCTCTCCAAATCAGTTGTAGTAGTTCCACAATAATGCGTTCCATCATTATAACCATACAATTTAAGTTGTTGTCTTAATCCATGACGATATAAAGGATCGTATCGTTTAAACATAAAGTATTCTTGTTCTAAACCAAACCAAGAACGCTCTTCCAATAGATTATCAAATAAAATATTTGCTTTATATCTATTGTTTGTTTTGTGAGGGTCACCATTAGGTTTATATGTATCACATAAAACGATATAAGCGTCTACAGTTTCACTTTTTCTAAGAGGATCAATATATAAGCTACACGGTTTAATAATAACTTCAGTATCACCATCACTATTAGCTTGACCAGTTGAAGAACCATCAAAATTCCATTCATCAATATCTTCTATATTATAAACGTCTCGATGAGGAACTGTTTTTGTCTTAGATCTGATTTCTCCATTACCTCCAAGCCATATATATTCTAAAATTGTTCTATAAATCATATTATGCATATATTTGTATCGTAATTTTAAGTATTTTAATTTATAAATATGTAAAAAAAATATTTATAAATTAATTAAATTTTTATATTATATATCTAAAAGTTTATATTTTCTAAATCTTTTAAATTCCAGTATTCAAATTTGCCGCCAGGAATTGGTCTTTTAATGACAAATGGTATTTTTTTTTCTCTAAGCTCAAATTCTGCAATAACATAACTATCAATAATATTTTCAGGAACCTTTACTAGAGGTTTTGCACCGGTTTCAATTTGTTTTGATCTTTGACCAAGTATTCTAGCCTTTTCATACTTTGTTAAATATGGTTGAGTTTTATGTAAAGGATCAATAATTATATTATTGTCATCTCTTATGACGCGAGATAATTTTAAAACCTCGTCGGAATTATGATTCAAACATTCAGGATGAAATTCGACAATATAATTTCTATTTACTTCAGAGTCAAATTTTTGTAAATAATTTTCTTCATATTCATCATCATCATCGTCATAATCTTCATCTTCGATAATGAGTTGTGTTGTTTTCTTCGGTTTTGTAACTTTGGTTGGTTTCTTTTCTATAGCGTCTCCGTCTTCGTTAATTTCTATATCATCATCATCATCATCATCGTCATCATCAGCATCATCGTCAATTTCTACTTTATCTGCATCTTTAATACCATCATCAGGTTTATCTTTACCGCCTCCAATTTGTTCTTCATCAATTTCATCATCTTCGTTTTCATCATCATCAGCATCATCATCATCAGACTCAGAGTCGCTTATTTCAGATTCATCTTCAATATAATTACCAAATTTTTTGGCAGCATTTAAAACCACATTTTTTTTAGCCACGACTTTCTCGTCAACATTGTCGTCACTATTAGAAGTAGAATCAGAATAATAATCACTTTCGTTATCGCTCATTGTTAATATATTAACTAAAGATACTTTTAATATAATTATTTCAATTTTCTTTTAAAAAAAAAATAATTATATTAAGTTTATAGTATTTAAGATTATATTTAAGAATGTTCATTTATTTTCCAAACAGTATCACATTCTGAGCACAAATAAACATATTTCATGTTAATATCATCATATCTTATATAAATAATTTCACGTTCTTTTCCGTTAGTATTGGTTCCACACTCAGCATTTGGACAAAGTATATTATTTACACGAGGCAATGTCGGATCTAATTTTGTATATTTATTTATAATATGATTGAACGATTGTTCGGATTTTTTAATTTGTATTTTTGAAACGCACACGTTTTCAGCAGATAACATATTATCTTCGTTTCCGCATTTACGACAATAGTGAACAAGTTTATTCGGATCATCTATATTAATCCGAATATAATACATATTGGAACATATGTTACAGAAGTGCATTTTATATATTATAATTACAATTTATATTTATATAATTATTTCAATTTTTTATATAAATATAAATTGTAATTATAATTAGATTAACTTGATTTTTTCTGAGTTTTCTTTTGTTATATTTAACTTATTTAATAAGTTATTATAATCAATTTCAACACTCATAGAATAATATCCTGTAATAAACGTTTTTTTACTGTTATCAAATTGTGTGATTTTATTTTGTACAAATTCAATTGTTTTATCAAAATTTTTGTTAAAGTTTTCAATGACAAATGGATAAAAAATCTCAAAAAACGGAAGATAAATTGATGGATTTTTATCAACTATACCACATATAGCAATAATTATATTTGAATACTCGACAATTTCATTATAATTATCAATATCTCTATGTCCCTTAGTTACTCCAGGTTCATTTAAAAGCGGATCTTTGCATAATAAAGTACATAATGTTAATAAAACAGTTGAAATACTTTGACAAGACGTCCATTGGTCACCTCTCCAGGTATTTAATAACGAAACGCACACCTTACCACAAGTATATAAATTAGGGTTAAAACGTATTCTATTACCGTTTGTACAGTATTTTATTTTTGGCGGGCTATGAGGATAATCAGTCGGATAATTAATTTCAAAGAAATAAAATCCGCCAAAATACGGCGTTTCAGACGGTCCAACAATCATCGCATAACCTTTCAACATATCAGTATCATCATGAACATAGTAAATGCCTTGATCAGTAAGAGGATTCTTAATAATCTGTTTAACGTCTCTTAATAGCCTACTAATTGTCTCTTTTGAAATAAAACTAGTCATTTATTTTAAATGTATTTAAATATATCAAAATACATTTAAATCTATTTAAAAAATATTAATTTAATGTATTTTCTTTAAATTAAAATTATATAGTATATTTTAATTTAAAATTCATTTTAAAAAAAAATGAAATAGAAAAATCTTATTATATTATATTAACAATGACTATTACAATGACGACATCGTCACAATATAAAGATTTTAGTGAGTTTATGGCAAAGCATAGTGCCAAGAACGTTAGCAATGGTAGTAATACTTCATTAAGTATAACTCATACTAGAATACCAGATAAAGAATTAAATATTTATGCAGGCGCATACATAATTCCGAAGGAAGAGTTACAGACCTTTCATGCTTTATATTATGATTATGTTTTTAATAAAAAACACCGTGAATATCTAACTGAAAAACAATTAGATACAAACGGACCAATTGTAGTTGATCTCGACTTTAGATATAAACATGATGTAACAGAGAGGCAACATACAAGAAATCATATAACTGATATGATTTGTGTATATTTGGATGAACTTAAGGAATATTTTGTTTTTGAAGAAGGTAAACCGTTTTCTGTTTATATATTTGAAAAACCAAATGTAAATAGGTTAGCAGATGGTTCTTTAACAAAAGATGGAATACATATGATTATTGGAATTCAATCAGATCATATTGTTCAAACGATGTTACGTGAGAAAATGTTAACAGCATTACCTGATTTCATGGATTTACCTTTAATTAATACTTGGGAATCTGTTTTAGATGAGGGTATTAGTAAAGGTACCACAAATTGGCAGCTATTTGGCTCGCGAAAACCGTCTAATGAAGCTTATGAATTTACGCATCATTATGTTATAAATTATGATAAAGCAGATAGTAATTTTATTATGGATGAACGTAAGGTAATCGATTATGATCTAAAAAGAGATTTCTCAAAACTATCAGCACAATATGATAGTCACCCAAGATTTGAACTAAATCCAAAAAATATAGATGCATATAATAAGCGTTCTGAAAATAAACATGTTAAAATAAAGAAACCTTTAAGTAAGACAAAAATGAATTTAATAATTGAAGACGATGATAATAATAATGAAGATTATATTTCGGTCAATGATATAAATAATGAAGAAACTTTGAGAAAAGCAGTAGATGTTATGTTAAAAAATTTAAAGGCAGATGAATATGAAATTAAAGAGACCCATGAATATACTCAAGCATTACCATCAAGATATTATGAACCTGGTTCACATTCGTTAAATAGACAAGTTGCATTTGCTCTTAAACATAGCGATGATAGGTTGTTTTTGTCTTGGGTTCTATTGAGAAGTAAAGCAAGTGATTTTGATTATAATACAATTACAACTTTATATCTCGAATGGAAAAAATTTCATAAATCAAATAATAACGGTAGGACTTTAACGAGACGTTCTATCATGTATTGGGTAAAAAAAGAAAATTATGATGAATATAAAAAAATTAAAGAAAGTACAATCGATTATTATGTTGATAAAGCAATTGATAATAAAATTGCAGAATACGATTATGCTGTTGTATTACAAAATATGTTTAAAGATTCTTATATATGTGTTAGTTATGACAAGAGAGGTATATGGTATTATTTTAAAGGTCATAGATGGATTCCAGATAGAGGATTAAGTTTAAGAGATAAAATATCAAAAGACATGTATAATTTATTTGGTCGTAAATCAGAAAGTTACGAAGCACAGTTAAACGAATTTCAAGAAGACGACGATAGACGCGAATATATAAAAAAAAGATTAGCTGATTTACATACAATTAAAATTAATCTGAAGAAAACAACTTTTAAAGATCACGTTATGCGTGAAGCAGCTGAATTATTTTATGACGATAATTTCATTAAGAATATGGACACAAATAAATATTTATTATGCTTTAATAACGGTGTAGTTGATTTTACAACAAAAACTTTTAGAGACGGTAATCCTGAAGATTATATATCGAAAACAACGAGAATTGATTATAAGGCTTATTCTGAAGACGATATAGAATGGAAACAAACATCTGAAGAACTGAATAAATTTATGTCAACGTTATTTCCTATTATTGATTTAAACAGATATATGTGGGATCATTTAGCGTCTTGTTTAATTGGGACAAATAAAAATCAAACATTTAATGTATATCATGGTAGTGGTTCAAATGGTAAATCTCTTCTTGCTGATTTAATGTCTGCTACGTTAGGTGATTATAAAGGTACTGTTCCGATTACTCTTGTTTCTGATGCTAGAGGTAAAATTGGTGGAACTTCCGATGAAGTTTTGAAGTTAAAGGGCGTCAGATATGCAGTTATGCAAGAACCTTCAAAAGGTGTAAAATTGAATGAAGGTATTATGAAAGAGCTTACTGGTGGAGATCCGATTCAAGCAAGAGGTCTTTATTCAGAATCAGAAATATTTGAACCCCAATTTAAACTTGTTGTGTGTACAAATAATCTATTTGATATAAATAGTAACGATGATGGTACTTGGAGAAGAATTAGAAAATGTACATTTCCATCTAAATTTATTGATGAAGGTGAACATTATGAACAAGAAACTCCTTATATATTCAAGAAAGATAAATCATTAAATGAAAAACTACATTCATTTGCACCAGTATTTGCGAGTATGTTAGTTCACAGAGCATTTGAAACTAATGGTATCGTTTTGGATTGTGAAACTGTATTGCAAGAATCTAAAAAATATAGAAATGGTCAAGATCATATTTCAGCATTTATTAATTCAAGAATCCAAAAGACTGGTGATTATGAAAAGGATAAAATTGGCAAGAAGAGTTTATATGAAGATTTTAAAATGTGGTTTCATCAGGAACAAGGCTCTAGAAGTATTCCAAAGGGTGAAGAATTGTATGAATATATGGATAAGAAATATGGAACATGTACAAAGAAAGGATGGCTTGGCGTTAAATTTCTTCAGGAAGAAGAAGAAGAGGACCTTATTGACGCGATTAATAATAAATAATTAACATTAATTATTTCAATAAAATTTAAAAAATATTTAATTCAAAAAGCTAGTAAATATTTTTTTATTTATATACATTTTTTGGTAATAAACCAAATAACCAATATAAAATGTACACTATATAACCTAGTAACCAAGAAGATATAAATGGAAGTATAATAAACATGACAGTTAACAATAATCTAACTTTTAAACTGGTTTGGGTAGGATAAATTAGAGAGAAAATTACAAAACAAACGACAGAAATAATATAAATTACCAATATAATATAATGATAATATTTATTTAAAGAATCAATCTGTTGATCCTCATAAAAAGTTTTGCGTTCATTAGTTAATACGTCATTTGAATCGTCTTTAAGTTGTTTTTTTAATTTATTATTATCAGTTAAATATTGTTTAAATAACTCAACAACGTTTCTATAATTTATAAGTAAACTATTATAACTATCCAATTGAACGTTTGTTTTATTTAGTTCAGAAGAAAAACTCTCTTTAAAATTATCGACAATTATGTCTGCCTTTTCATTTAATTCTTTTTCAAGCATTTCATTATATCCATTTTGTCCGGAAACTGATGTATAATAATTTTGTTTTGCTGTTTGATATTGTGGTTCCGCTAAAACTAAATTAGATTGCGCGTTTAAATACTTATCCTTAAGTTGCTGAGTTGCTTTTTCTTTTTGACATTCTGAACCACATGTTATTGCTTGAGTTGCTGAATCTATAAATAAATTGAATTTGTTTAAATCACTTTGGGTAGCCATTATACTATATTATACAACTATAAAAATTTAATTATTTGACGCTCTTGGTTGTCTTAAATTGACGTCGGCTTTAAATTTACCTTGTTGTGTTTTTGTTAATACATTATTAATAAAAGATTCTTTCGTTTCAACAGAAGTTGACGTAGGCATAATACATTGATTTATAGAATCGTCATATACTAACCCATCCGAACAACATGAATCGCCAATACATGCACCTAAAGCTAAATTTGATTTCCATGGGTCATCTGTCACAGTTGCTGTTGCTGTTGAAGCATTGTTTGGGTTAAATGTCCAAGCATACTCTTGATAATTCATATTATCACGCATAATTATTGAAGCAAAACGTTTCCAGAAAAAATAACCACCAATTAACGCAATTATTAACAATAAACTATAATAAATAATACTTGGCAATAATCCTTTATTGTTTAAAAAGGCTAATATAATTATTGGTATTAATGTAAAAATAATAATTTTCATCAATTGAGAATGCTCTGCATATTTTTCACCATAATATGTATTTATTTCGACAAGACGAATTTTATTACTTCTCTCCTCTTCTAAAAGCTCCAGACGTTTCTTTGATTTATTTAATTCACTTTCAACAATCTGAATTGCTATAGCTTGCTCTTTTAATGTACCTATTGAACTATTCAATGCATTATCAAAATAATTATTTACACCACTTAACGTTTGATATAAATTTACACGCATAGTTGATAATTGATTCATTTTGTCAATAATTGTTTGTTGTTCTTCAGGAGATAAGCTTGTATTTGATTCTAAACTATTGAATAATTGTTGTTCCATTTGTTGCAATGATTGAATGTCATTGAGTAATTGTTCATTATTTTCTTGAATATTTGGTAATTCAGACATATTATATAAATTATAATAAGATAATTATATTTTATATAACTTTATTCTTTTTTGATAATGTTCATTGACACTAAAACAGTTCCTGCTGCTAAAATACTCCAAAATAAATAATCATAATTTTTTTTAAGAACAACAATGTCACTATCTTTTACTATATTATTTAATCCATTTGAATTCTCTCCAGCTACTTTTACTATATTAACGTTTGTTTTAGTTAAATCAGTTAGATAGTTGCTTATACCGTCTACATTTTTTATTGATTGTTTTCCGACGTCTTCTGTTCCATATTGGTATTTATTTGTCATTGATGTAATTTGGTTTGATAATAAATTCATTCTAGTTTGTATTTGGTCTAATTGTTTTTTTTGCAAACTGGTTGCTTGTGCGATTCCATATTTATTTGCAAAATTTCCACCGTCAACATAACCTTGATACGTTATTGAATCAGTATTATTAACAGTTTTTGGCACACCCATAGGAGGATTTGATGGTGATTTGTTTCTAACGTATAAATCAACCTTAGAGTTTAATTGTTTTTTACCAGATGGATACATTGATGAAGTTTTTGGATAGCAAACATTATCACTAAATACAAATCCAGCACATGAATTATTTTTATTACAAGCAGTTTCACAAGTTTTTGCAGTTGCATTAGCAAATGAAGCACCTGATATGTCGTTTCCTTGGCTGTCGTTTCCTGGTATATTAGTGTAAGTATTTGTATATTGGGTATTATCTGAAGAGTAAGAATGTAATTCTGAATTTTGATCTATGTAAGCAAGTTGCGACATTTTTGACGGAAACCCTACTGTTCCGATATCATATAAAGCATTTGCTCCTATTCCACCTCCAATGTTTCCATCAGCCATTTTTTGGCAATTAGAAACCATTGTGAATGTGTACAAAACTAAATTACCATCGGATTGCATAATAAGTGCCATATTTCCTGAAGTTGAACCAACAAAATCACCAGTAGCTAAGGCCGAACCACTTGATATCCAATTCTGTGCATATTTTCCATTAACAGCTGCGTAATTAGGGTTAGCTTCTTGAGCTTTGCCATTTGTACCTGAAGCCCATACAACACCTTGATTATCGCTTGGACCAGTTCCTCTATATATTACCATATTGTCGTCATCCTGAAGAATTAAAAAATAATTACTTTGCGGTAAAGTAGTATTATAAACTGCATTAGACCAACCACCACCACTCAAAGAACCATCGCTAATTCTAGTACAGTTACCAGCCGTGCCGTATTGCGTCGTATGAGCAAAATCACTACTCAAAGCACATTGAGCATTAGTACCTGATGTTGAATTTTGTAATCCATAAAATGCTGAACCGTTTTGTTGTGCAATTTGTTGACATTGTGCGTTTGAATATTGTTGAGAACCTCCATTGTATAAAGGCATAGCTCTATTAGACGAATCACCGTAACATCCTAAATAATTACTCGGTTGCGCTTTAGAGTTGGGTGTGTTGTAAACATTTGCTCCACTCGAATTTACAACCGATAAAGCACCTGTCACAGTCAAAATAGCACTATTACCAGATTGACCAGAAGTATTAGATGCCCATAAAGGATTTTGTCCACTAGGAACTTGACCCGGACCTAAACTTGTAATAACAGGTTGATTATCACTTACAGCACAATATCCTTTTGATGTTGAAGGAATTACCCCTTGCAAAGCAAAATATTGATAACCAGCATCTATAGCAGCATTTTTGCATTGTTCGTAAGAAAAAGAAGGAGGTGTATTATTTCCTGTAGTTATTTGTATATTTTGAATACCTACATTACTCCATCCAGTAGTTCCTTGTGCTGTTTGAAACACTAAATCATAATTACCTGATGTCGGCATCGTAAAAGAAGTAGTATATTGTTGCCAACCACTAGTTGTAGTAGGTGTAAATGTATAAATTGTATTGGATTGTCCACAAAATACATTTATAGCAGCACTTCCATAATTACTAGCAGAACAAGCATAGAAAGATAAATTATATGTTCCGCTATTTAATTTTATATTTTGACTAATAACAGCATTTAGATAAATAGCAGCACATTGATTACCTTGTGGATAAGGCAATGGATACCCCCAACCTCCCCAATTATTAAAAATCAAAGCATTAAAATTCCATCCAGGCACTGTTGTGTTAGAGTTTATAAAACTATAACTATTATTTGCTATTTGTGGTTGCGAAAAATTTCCATTTTGCAAATTAACAGAAGGTGGTTGTGGAAAACCACCAATAAATTGCATAAGTGGACTGCTAGTATTATCAGCAAAGCATCCTTGGTGTGTTACGGTTGGATTATTAATCAATTTATTAACGTAAATATTTGTTCCTTCATTTCCACAACTTTGTCCAGAAGTCATTGGTGTTCCAGTTATTAAAGGCGGTTTTGTCGGAATAGTTGCACCTGATGTTTCATATTCTTTTTTCCATGGCACATTTACTTTTATAACTGTTTGTTGAGATGGACAGCCGTTTTTTCCTGCATTTGCTGTTAATATATCTGGAGTTGAATACCATTTTGCAACACCTTGATTCGTAACATACATAGTATTTTTCCCAATAACTATATTTTTTCCAAGATACTGATTATTGGGATTTACTCTATCAACGTAACCATTTACGGAACCGTTTATTTGTTCTACTAAATTTTCATATTCTTTTAATGTATTGTCGTATTCTTGTTTAAGCTGGTCAATATTTCGAGTTTGTGAGTATTTATCAATAACGTTATGCGTTTGTTTTGTTAAACTATCTGAATTCTGTTGAGTAAAACCTTCAATTCCTGCTGTACTTTTCTCTAAACTATTTTCTATTTTGCTTTGATATTTATTAAATTTGATTCCTTGTGTTAATGACGGTGATAAATTAATCATGATATTAATATATTATTAGAAGTTAATATATATTAATAATTAATTTTTATGTAAGAGTTAAAAATAATAACAAAAGCTAAGAATATAAATAATAATGGAGAGATTTTTTTATGATACGATTCACCTCCTCCTATTTGTGAACTAGATAAACTAAACTTAAATAATAGAAATACTAGAAATAAAGCAATAATTAAATATAAAATATAATAATAATAATTTGAACTCACAATTATTTTACCATTTTCGTAAGCAGAGTTTAAGGTTTCGTATTGATTTACCATATTTAATATTTGTATTCTTTCTTGTTCCAACATCTTATAATTATTGTTTAACATTTCAGACTCCTCACTATTTTTCTGTTTAGATTCTGAGTATTCGTTTTTATTTGAATTTACTAAATTCATTATTGAAGTATTTGTATTTATTAATTCATTATTTATTTGTTGTAGTTGATTACTATAATGTAACGATTGATCATGCGAATCAATAGACTTTAAATATTCTTTATATGTATCTTGATATTGTGTTAAAAGACTATTAAAATTATTTGTTAACAGTTCCATTTGATTTGACATTATATATTAATGATGAGAAAAACATTTATATTAAATTATTATAACTAGAAAACTTGACAGCTATCATAATGATTATAATTATAAAAACAATAATATAAACATTATTGTTTAAATCACCTCCGTATTGAATATTTGGTGCAATCGGTTGACTTCCACCTGTTGACATTTTAAACAATAAAAAACAAATAGCAACTGCTAATATTAACAATAAAATATATGAATAATAACTTTGATTTATTTTAATATTATTTTCAATTTCATCGTCATTTAGCGTTTCATATTGAGTTAGAACATTCTTAATATTATCTCTTTCTTCCAATAATTTTACATAGTTTTTAATTAATTCTTTTGTTTTATCTCTAGACTTCTTTTGAGACTTATCAAAAATAGGTTCTCCTTTTTGGATTTCGGTTGTAATTTGTTTATTTATATTAATTAATTGGTCATTTATATTTTCCATATTTAAAAGCAATTGTTTTTCTTTCGGAACAATAGCATAACTATCATTATTAGAAGATATTATTGGCGAATTTCCTGTTCTAATCTGACATTGATTAGAAACAAACGTAGCACCAGTGCATTTAGAATTATGTGAACATGAAGCAATACATTCTTGAATAGTGGTTGCGTCACTACTTCCAGCACTTCCTGTACCAACATAAGCCATACCTTTAACGTTCGCAAATTTGGTGTTTTTATTTTTATTATCATTATTTAAAAATGTTATATAGTCAGATACAGCAGACTGATATTTTATCAATAAATTACTGTATTGTTGCTGCAAATTTTCTAAATCGATTGTTATTGAATTACTTTTTGTTAGATTATTACTTGAATTCATATTATATATTTTATTGAGAAAACATATTTTAATCTTTTAATCTTCTATATAAATACAATCCAATTGTTGAGATAGAGAGAAAAATTATAAATTTATCAAAATTACGTTCTGGTTTATCATTTTTATCGTCATTTAAAGGATTATTTATTTGAATTAACTTATCATTTCTCTCTAAATTATATATTTGAGTTATTTTTTTAATATATTCATTTGTTGAATTCATACAATAGTCTCTAATAGATTTACTGTGATAAGTATAAGGAGGTATTAAAAAATGCATTTAAATTTTATAGATAATTTAAAATTTAGATTTAAACTCCTTGTTTTTTGTAAACAGTACCAATAGTAATTATACATAATATTGTACTTAAAGATAAACTCCAATTACGTAAATAAGTTGAATCATACATTTCCTTATAATTGTCAATCATTTCAGAAGCGGAATTATTTTTATGTTCAACAATTCCAAGTTTTCGTTTGAGTTCTTTATTTTTGGTTCTCTCTACTTTAATTGAAGAGTCTAATTTAAGAAGCAATGAATTTATTTTATTTGTATCCGATTGAATATCATTTGATATTGTAAATAATTTAGCTTGAATTTGATTTATATTAGCTTTACAGTTTTCAAATAATTGTTGATATTCTTGGTTAGTTGGATGCATATTTGTAATTACATATAATTTTTTAAATTCATCTAAAATTAAATTTATACTATCATTAAGTGTATTCAATGACTCTACATATTGCGGTTTTTCAATAAATTTATGATTAATGTTTGCTGATTCCATTAATATATAATTAGATTAAAAATTAGATTCAAATGATAATAATAAATTATCTATTACGTCAATAGTTTCATAATATCCACCGATAAATTTTCCTTCATAAAAAATCATAGGAAATGTTTTGACACTCTTTTTTGCTTTACTTTCAATAAATGCTAAAAAATTTTCCTTATCTTCCAATAAATATTCATCACAATTAATTTCAGTAAGAGAAAAAAATTTATATTTTATTAATTTTTTGGATGACGTACAATTTGGGCATCCACTCTTACTGTATACTGTAAAACCCTTCAAACATGGTTCTTCAATTTTTTCCATATAAATAATTTATCATTTATTTTTTAAATTATTTATTTTTAAATACATATTCTATAATAATTAGCAGTTATAGCTGTTTTACTTGGTCTCTTTATATGACAAATCTGTCCAGGTCTTAAACAAATAGCTCTCGCTATAGGATCAAATCTCGATATATCAGGAAATAAAGACTTGTCTACTATATTATATCTTTTAATAACCTCTTCAATTTCACTATTACTCATCAATGTATGCTCAGGAACCAATTCATGTTTTAATATATTAAATTGAAGATGTTTTATGCTTTCCATTACGATAAATATTCCATCTCTTTCCCAAATATGTTTAAGTTCATTAATTAATGTTTCATTTACGTTATCCTTTACAATAATATATAAAGTATCATTCTTTTTTAGGGTTTCAGATAAAGTAAATAAATCATCAATCATTTCATTAAGATTTGTCGGTCTAATAGTTTTCGCTAAATAATAACGAATATATATTTTTTTTCCTTCAACGCTTTTTTCTCCACTTGAATCAGATTTAGATTCTAAAAGCATATCTAATTGATTATTTAATTTCATTGCGTTTACTTCGCTTATACTAAAGTTTGCATAACCTGATATATCAAAATTCTGCTTATCCATAAGCTCCAGTATAATTTTTCTGGATTGATAAATTTGAGAAATTAAAACGCTTGAGTTTGTATTTACCATAGTATATTATAATATAATCATAATGAATTATTTTTATTTCAATTTTTTATAAAATATTATAATGTAATCTTTCTAATTCCACTTGATGATGTTACATCTGAACTAGATTCTGGTGCAATTTCAATAACTTTTTTAGTTTCTTCTCCGCTCGGTGATGTTGTGGAAGATGAATCATCGATTTTAAGTTCTGTCTCTTTTGGTACTTCTAATATTGATGAACTACTTGAAGAAGATGATATAACTGGTTCTTGAATAACAGGCTGAGATTCTGGATTATAAACTGGTGATGACTGTGGAGATTCAGGATTATAAGCAGGTGATGACTGTGGATATTGCGGAGATTCAGGATTATAAACTGGTGATGACTGTGGAGATTCAGGATTATAAGCAGGTGATGACTGTGGATATTGCGGAGTTCCTGGATTATAAGCAGGTGATGACTGTGGATATTGTGGAGTTCCTGGATTATAAGCAGGCGATGACTCTGGATAGTCAATCGATTGAGAAATAATGTCTGCACTTTCAAGTGGTGTTGGAAGTTCTGGGGTTTCAATTATTTCTCTTACTCCGGTTGGTTTTATTCTTGTTTCCATATTCATATTTACGACATAATTTTTAATCATTTTTTCTGTTTCTTCTTTACTTGAGACTGAACTGTTTAGTAAATTACTTATATTATTAGAATAAGACATACTAGTTAATTGATCGACGTTTTCATCTGTTATAATACGCATTTGAATATTCATAGCTTGTAACTCTTGGATTAATAACTTAAATGAATATGGTATTCTTAATAAACTGAATGAACGTCCAAATCTGGTTAAATTTTTTATGTTCATCGTACCGTCCGGATTTGTATGGAAATTAATTGGACCATCTGCAAATGGACTTAAAAATAAATTTTTTTCTTCGTTGTAAATTGAAATGGTGCCAGTTTTATTACAAATAGCCATATAATATTCATCGCCTCTAATCAAAAATGATTCATTTAAGAAATAGGCTAAACCATGTGCACAAATAGCATCACGTTCCATTTCACCAATACGTAAACCACCATCATTTGCTCTACCTTGAACAGGTTGTCTTGTTAATTGTTGATTTGGACCACGAGCACGATAATTGATCTTATCTTTAACCATATGTTTTAAACGCATATAATACGTTGGTCCCATATAAATATTGGCTTGTAATTGCTCACCTGTCATACCGTTATATAAAACGTGATTACCTGTATGGTTAAAACCAGCCTTAGTTAACATTGGACCATAAGTCGTGTAATTAGAACCCTTTACTTGAAATGCTGTCGCGTCACCATAACCTCCATACATCGCACAAGCTATGCCAAATAAACTTTCAATAATTTGACCTATAGTCATACGTGATGGAATAGCATGCGGGTTTATAATTATATCTGGTCTTAAACCATCTGATAAAAATGGCATATCTGCTTCAGGAATAATGAGACCTATAGTTCCTTTTTGCCCGGCTCGACTATTTCCTATGAGCATAGATGGTGCGAAATTATTCTCGCGCATATAATATAAATGAGACGATGGCATTTCAACACAGTATACTTTTCCTTGATAATCTATAATTTCTTCCTTATTGGAATCGTTTACTTTTTTATTAATATATGGTTGATTTTGCTTACGAATAATACTAATTTTATAATACGTATTTTTAGATTCAATGAAGTGAAATTTATCCTTATTATGCCCTGAACCTCGTATCATATGTGGACTATCACCTGGTTCAGAAGAAATTTTTGTTATTCCTGACCAACCACAATGAACAGCTAATCTACAAATATCGTTTGCTAATCGTAAGCTGATTGTTCCATATCTCGAAAACCCATCGTTATACGTATGTCCGTCGCCTTGTAAAAGAGCATCAAGCAATATTATACTTTGCCTTTTAGACAAAGACCATACGTAATTAGGTAGATATTTATTTAATGCTCCAACACTTAAATTGTCAAGTTCTTCATAAATTTCAGGATATTGACCTCTTGTTATTGAAAAACTATTATGAACATCGTTATATTTATACTTTAATCCTAATTTCATCATAATATTTGTATTAAATGCCACTTTTCTCGGTTTTAACGCTGAAATATAAATCGCTCCAGAATTTGTAGACCCATCAGCTACAAACATACCAAGCAATTGTACCCAATCGTCCATTTTATATTTTTTATCACCAAGTTCCATCCATTCAACATCTGGATAAACATTATTCATTAATTTTTGAAATCTTACCATTTTGCCAACAACATTTTGTGCTTCAATTAATTCATAATCTTTATTTATTCCACTATGTTCCCTACGCTTAACGTATAACTTATGATTTAAAGTACATACAACTTCAACTTGTTTATTTGAAACAGAATACATTTGTCCGTTATGATTATATTCGAATTTTGCTACAGGATGTTCATAACACATATTACCATTTATATCTAATGTAGCTACTTTATGTTTAGAAATATCGATATCTTGTATTTCAATCCATCCTTCATTTGTTAAAACTTGTTGAGTCGGTAAAGCGCAAGCCATCTTATCACCAATTGCAGGTATTCTTTCTTCTCGCAATCTTACTTTTGCAACATTGAAACCTTCTTCCCCAAGAGTAATAAAAGATTTATCTACATATCCAAGCTGTCCTTTTTTGGGTTTTACAGAATCATCAATCCAAGTATCTTTATTCATTATATTTGAATTAATTTTACCAATTAAAATCATCTTATCATTTAATTCTGTATTCTCTCTAATTAACCCATGATCATCTAAAAAACTATAATCATATCCTTTTTTCTTTCCAGTAACGTTATTCTTTTCAATATTTGCAAATTTTGAGTCAGTTGAACCTGACACTCTTGAGCTCTCTTCTCTCGCTTCATACATCGAAAAATATGTTGTTCTGAACATTCCTCTCAATATTGAACCTTCATTAATTAAAATAGCATCTTCTACGTTATAACCTGTATAACAAGCAATTGCAACTATCGCGTTAACTCCGTAAGGTTGCTCTTCGTTATTTATGTATTTAAGATATCTTGATTTAATCAAAGGAACCTGACCATAATTAAGTACAACACCCATTTTATCGATACGCATCTGATAATTTGAATGATAAACTGATACTGCCTGTTTGCTTTGACCACATGAGAAAGAGTTTCTGACGACAGGATTATTTTCTGGATAAATGGCAAGATTACCCATAACACCTAGAATCAAGGATGAATCAATTTCCATATGAGTGTAATATTTATTTTTCTTCAAATCATCTAATGATGTCGCAATAAGAGACGTTTCTTCTTCAGTAGTATCTATATAATCAACCATGGATTTATATTTTTGTAGCATACCAAATACTTCTTCTTTTGAATTACCTATGTCAGAATATAAATTTTTCAATTCGTAAATTATATTATTTTTTGTATTAAAATTAACATCACTTTTTTCAATAAATCCAGAAATTATTTGTTCCCATTTTATGGTACCTTTATCGAGCTTATCAATTATTTCTTTTCTATCAAAACTTAATTTATCATTTTCAATATAATAAATAGGTCGAGTCAATCGTCCACCATCAGTATAAATATAAACCTCATTATGCTCTATATCAAATGAAATACTTGTATAAACAGGTATAATGCCATTTCTTCTGTATAATTTAAGTAAATTAACAAGTTCAAACGGAGTATCGATTATACCAATCCACATTCCATTTACAAATACTTTTGATGAACTTATTATTTGTTCTGGACTACATTCTAAAATTAATTTTAATGGTGTATTTGAGCGAATCCATTTTACGATAGGGAAAGCCGACGAACCGCTCGTGATATAAGCACTGATAGTTAAATGTTTATGTAATCCGATATTACCACCATCCGGAGTATCAATTGGGTCAATGTAACCCCACTGAGATGAGTTTAATAAACGCGGTCCAATCACCTTTGCACTTGAATCAAGAGGTAAATTGATCTTTCTTAAATGTGAAATGAATGTATACCAACTAAGACGATTTAAATCTTGAACAGCACCAACACGTTTCGTGTGAGCTTGCGAACCCCAATTTCCTTTAAATGCTTTTTTAAATCCTTGTTCAACAATTCTGTCTTTAAAAAAAGATTTCACATTTGATTCAATAAGATTAATGAAATTGTCTTTGTATTTGTTTAAATCGGTTGTTTCTTTAGTTTGCATTTTATTTTTTAAACTTTGTTTTTCTTTTCTAGAGAGAGTATCATCTTCTTTATACGAACCCTTATGATAATAATACTCTTCATCAATCCTGCGACCAATATCTTTCTTTTGAATCAAATAATATTCCCTGAACAAATCATAAATTAAAGAACCAGTTAATTCGATTCTTTTATATCTAAAATTATCTCTATCTGTCGGTTTTTCTTCTTTTGTATAAACTTTTAATAAACGGTAAACCATATAACCTACAAAATATGCTTTCTCCAAAAAATTTAACTCGCCAATATGCGGTAAAAAGAAGTCGGAAAGAATTTCAATAACATTTGATACGGTTCCTCTTTTTGTTAACTCAGCCATAAACTCAAGAGCAGTTTGTTGTGTAAATATTTTATTTGCGTCATGAACAGACGGGATAAATAAATCAACCATCGATGAATTTTTATCTAAATCAAGTAAACATGTTTTAATAATATCTTTGTCAGAAATAACACCCAACGCCCTCATTAAAATAAAAAGAGGTACTGGTTTTTTAACATTTGGTACAGAAATAACGATTTGATTATTTGATAATGCAGGAGATGGAGCAACTATTTTTGCAGATGTAGTTCTTATTGGTTTTGAAGAATCTTCTGATACAGATCTTATTTCAGCTGAAAAACTATAAATATCATCTTCTTTATATTTTCTGATATAAAGCATATTGTCTGCAAATTTTTCTTGAGGAATAATGAGTTTTTCTTTACCATCAACAATAAAATAACCTCCATAATCATTACGACATTCACCAGCATTAAATCTAACTTCTTTACTCATCGTATTTAAAACGCATAATTCAGATTGGAGCATAATCGGAAAACGTCCTAAATATATTTTGTCGAGTACCATAGTGTGTGTTTTCTTTTCTTCACCAACATAATATATAAAATCTATTTCTACGTCATAATGAATTGTAATTCCATAATTCATATTGCGTAATCTGGCTTCATTAGGAAACATGTAGTGTGAATTATTATCATCATAAATAACTGGTTTACCATAATAAATTCTTGTACCATCTTTGCCACCTAAATACAACATACATTCATTTCTTTTATTAGTGTCAGACCCTTCTTCTTCTCTTTCAATAAATCTTATTGGATTGTTCTCATAAAAAATACGTTTAATTCCGCTTCTAAAAAAATCATTAAAAGATTCTAAATGATGCGCCACTAGACAATTTGGATTATCTTTAAAGTATTTATCGATTAATTTCCAAGATATATTTTCTTTATCCATTTTATATAATAATAATCATATTTTTTTAATATTTATTTAATTATTATTTATATGGATAATTATTACATAAAATAATATATTATAATTACATTTTAAAAATATAACAGTTTTCCAATAATAATTATGCCAAATACGATCTATCGCGTCAAGTAATTTAATATAATATATCTAACTTTCATAATTTTTCACTTTCGTATAATTATATATAAAGAAATTAAACAAATATAAAAATATTTTGATATGTAATTTTTATATGAAAGAAACTATTTTGATAACTGGAGGTTCTGGATTAGTTGGACATGGAATTAAATCTATTCAAACTAATTACAATTATAATTTTATTTTTTCAGGTTCAAAAGATTGTGATTTAGAAAATTATTCACAAACGTTAACTTATTTTAATTCAATTAAACCTGATTATATTATTCATCTAGCTGCAAATGTTGGTGGATTGTTTAAAAATATGAACTATAAAGTAGATATGTTGGAAAAAAATGTTCTTATTAATATAAATGTATTAAAGGCAGCACATAATGTTAAAGTTAAAAAACTAGTCGCTTGTATGAGCACTTGTATATTTCCAGATAAAATAAATTATCCTATTAATGAAACAAAATTACATGATGGACAACCGCATTTTTCTAATAATTCTTATGCTTACGCTAAAAGATTATTAGATATACAATGTAGAGCATATCAAGAACAATACGGAGATAATTTTGTCTCTATTATCCCAACAAATATATATGGACCAAATGATAATTATCATTTGGAAGATGCACATGTAATACCAGCACTCATTCATAAATGTCATTTAGCCAAGAAAGAATTAAAACCGTTTGTAGTAGCGGGTTCAGGAAAACCTCTTAGACAATTTATTTATTCAGACGATTTGGCTAAATTAATTATGTGGGTTTTATTAAATTATGATCAAAACGAACCATTAATATTATCTGTTGGAGAAGATGACGAATTTTCAATTGGTCAAGTTGCATCTATTATAGCAAAAAAATATAACTATATAGACAATTTAGTATTTGATAATACTAAACCAGACGGTCAATACAAAAAAACAGCCTCAAATGCAAAATTAATGAATTTAATCGGTAATTATGAATTTATTGATATTGAAGAAGGAATAAATAAATCTATTGATTGGTTTGAAGAAAATTATGAAAGTTGTAGAAAATAATTTATAAATAATAACTTTATATTATTATTTACATTGAGTTAATAGATGAAAAATTAAAACATTTAATTTAACTTTTGGGTTTTATTATTTTTATTTTTATTTCTTTTTGTTAATCTAAATTTATTTTTTAAATTTGTAATAGTTAATTCGGTCCACGGTTGGACCGGTCTATCAAATAAATAAGGACAAAATTTTTCATATTGTCTATGTTTTTTGCAAAATTCATCCTTATTGAATCCAATATCACATGATGAACCATATTTTCCTACAAAAGTCATTTTTTTCGCCAATTCAGTGCTGCAAACAATACCATCAGTAGCTCCATGAGGCGAAAAAGGTTTAGGTCTATCTGATTGTGACATATATTCTCGCGCATCTAATTCATAATGAGAACAAACTGTACGTGAACAAGGGTTTTCTTTTTCTAAATAAACATCATAATGGTCTCCAATTATTTTTTTTGCAATATCTATATTCATTTTTCCTTTATGTTCATCCATTAAATCTCCGAGTCTTACCATTCTTGCTCCTTGATGACGTCTAATATCATAAAATCCTGAATTGACAACTTCTAAATTTCTTATACGTTCATCATAAACTGAATTAAAACCAATGAAAACACCATTCTTGGTTCTCTCTATATTATGATATTTAAGACCTAATTCTATACGTAGAATCTCATTTGTATTTGTATCACCAAATAACCATGAATTAGCATAATCACCTGAATTTTCGTGTAAAAGTATTTCACAATATTCATCTAACGTGTTACCATACTGCATTGCTTTTCTTATTCTGTATCCTATAGGATATTTTTTTTCATAAGGGACAAAACCTCCAATGGTTGTTTCGGTTCCAATAATACCTTTTGATGTAATAAAAAAATCTGTTCCACTCCAAATCCAACATGGAGATGTTTGCATCAATATACGATGTCCCTTTTCTGGTTTTATATCTAATATTACGTAAGCATATTGACCGTCTATAAAATCAGAAAATGAATTATGTGCACAAACTATTTTACCATCTTCTGTCCAATCACCTACAGCCATAAATGCACTGCAATGATCTTTTGCACCACCTTCTTTTGCAAAATGTGAATCAGAAACTAATGAATACCAATAAGGTATTGAACAATAAAAATTCCAAGCAATTATTTCATCTATTGTTGTTTTGCAACCACCAGCCTTTAATCCTTCAGTTATTCCTAGCATTTCTTCGTATAATTCAGGAAAATCTTTTTCAGTCATATCTTTAAATCCGTCTGAAATTTCCTTAATAAATTCAATCCAATCTTTTCCATAAGCTTCCATCATTAAAAACGATAATACATTTTGAATCTTTTTAAAATCTTCAACACATAAATAACCATATGCATATCCTCTTTCTCTCGGTTTTCCTGATATTGAAATATATTTCCATCCATTAATTTCATATGAATTTCCGTTTTTTACTTTTTTTACCATTTATAATAAGTATAGAATATATTAATACTAATATCATATTAATATATTTTATTTACATATTGATCATTAACAGGCCAATAATAACAAATAAAAGAATCCAAGGAAGAAGAACAAGTAACCAAGAAACACCAACATGTCCATCTCTGCAAATTAAATTAAGAACATAAGTCCAGAAAACAATATAAATAAATTTAGCTATAAAAACTAAAACAGTGCTTGGAACGCGACAAGAAAAATTACCGACGTTGTAACTATTTGTGTTGCCTAAATTTTGAAATAAAACCATTGATAAAGCAATCATTGAAATAATAAAATAGAGAGAAGCAGGTGTGCATAAATCTTTTAACGTTGTTGGAAATGGAGCCATTATAGATTATAATCAGAAAATAATTAAATTGTAGCTGGATTAAATGGTAATTTTGAAGGAAATTGATCTTTCCACGGCATCGGATTAACAGGTGAAGAATAACCAGCTAAAGCATTATACGCACTTCCTACACCAAATTGAAATTGTCTTCCTAAATTAATTAAATCTTGACCCATAAAATTTGATAATGTTCCACCTCTTTGTTTTCTACTTTTTCCTCTTTTCAAGTCGATTTGCTTTCTTCCGTCGCTTTGCTTGCCACCCTTTAAATTTAAAAATGGAGGATTTGCTCCTACATCAACCATTTGTCTCGATACGTCATTATTGTATGTATTATTTGTGTAATAATTACCGTCACCTGGAACGCCGTTTGCTCCAGGCCACGAGCTAATATCCGAAGTCCATGGCGTTCCAACTAATCCATTTGGATATGGAATACCAGGATTTCCGCCTCTCATTTCTTTACTTTTGCATTTACTGCATTTACAACCAACACGATGTCTTTTTCCACCAACCATAAAACCCATAGCACATAAAGGTCCGCATCCACCCTTTCTTGATTTTCTACCACCCTTCATAAAAGATAATCCGCAACCACAACCACCACCACTCATTAAAGGAGGAGCAGAACATGTTGGACATGAACCTCCGTGTTGAGGAGAAGATGAATTAAAAATTATTTGCCCAGTTGGAACCGGACCAGTATTTGGAACAGTTGGATTTAATGCATTTGTGTTGACTGGGATAGTATTTATGGAACCACCCTTACCAGTATAAGCTAAATTTGGATTTGGATGAGAAAAAACTGGTTTTCCAGTATAAGCTAAAGGAGCATCCGCAGAACCACCTAAATAATTTTTACGAGTTTTAGAACATCCTCTCATATTATAGAATTTTTTTGAAGCTTTTCTACCCATTTATAATATATATTAAGAAATTATTCGATATATTAAGAAATTATTCGATATATTAAGAAATTATTCGATATATTAAGAAATTATTCGATATCAACATGAGTTAAGAAATGTCTTCTGCAACACATCTTTTTCAAATTTAATTCATCAAGCACTTCACCTTCAGGTGTCTTTTCGTGAAATTCTTTCGTTAAATACACAACTGTATCAATATCATTTGAATCAGAACCAACTCTCTTTGCTAATTTTCTTTTACGAACTTCAGCTTGATAATAACGATACTTATCAGCAAGAACCATTCCACAAGTAAAACATTTAACAGGGATTATCATCTCTTATAATATAACTAATTATATTATTCTAATATGTTTTTAAATTAATATCAATTTTTTATTATATTATTAAATAATATTAAATAAGTCTCTGACAAGAATACATCAGATGCTGGATAATACTCGTACAATGGAGGATTATATACATATAATTATTACAACTAATATAAATACAATTAATAATATAATATTATATTTTAAATGATAAAAGCAATTAAAAAATATAAAGAGGACAAAAATAACGAGCGATTAAATTGGGACGAATATTTTATGTCAATCGCTTTACTTGCTTCTCATCGAAGTCCTTGCGAAAGATTAAATGTTGGATCAACTATTGTAAAAAATAATCGTTTGATTTCAATGGGATATAATGGCTATATGCCTGGAGCTCCGCATATCTCTCGCATTCAAGATAATCATGAACAATCTATAATTCACAGCGAAATAAATGCCATTTCTGATTGTGCAAAGCGTGGGACAAGCTTAGATAAATCCAAAATTTACGTTACACATTATCCATGCATAAATTGTTTTCGCTCTATAGCAGCATGTGGCATTAACGAAGTTATATATTTAGAAGATTATAATAATAATCCAATTGTCGAAGAGTTAGCAAATGATTCACATATTATTATTCGTAAACTTTAACTATCGCACATAAATGTACTTTAACTATCGCACATAAATGTACTTTAACAACCATCACCATAACATTTATTTTGGAAATAATAATGAGATTGCAAAATTGTCTTACCTTTTTCATCTGAGTTAAACGTTGGGCCTTTTATATTGCCGGCTTTACATTTATTATCTCCAGTAAATACACAACATGACGTTAAATTACAGTTGTCTTTAGTTAATTTATTACATGCTTTCTCAAGGCCAAATCCTTTATTTACATCACAAAAAGATTGATTACTTTTTTTAAACGGGTTTGTACTTAAACCTTCATGAATAAGTTTTTTAGTATTTTCTGGTTCGTTAAAAGTAAATCCAATAGAGTTTATGAAAAGTATAATAGAGAGAATCAAAAAACTAACAATAAATATCTTTAGAATATATTTTAAATCCATTCTAATATAAATAAATATTTTATATACTTAATTTATAATGGGAAAATCACATAAACGAAGTTCAGGAGTTATGAAAAGTATTAGTTCAACAGCTAATAAAACTTTACCTGTTGTAAATAAAGGTTTAGACACTGTCGGTAAAACCGCTAAGAGTGTTGCTACAAGTTCAATTCCAATTATTGAGAAGGGTGTTTCTGCTGTTTATGGAACAATGGCGACTGGATTAGATTTAGGAGTTAAAGGCGTTAAATCTGTCACAAGTCGTTCTCGTAAAGGTGGACGCAGTAGAAGTAGAAGCAGAAGTCGCCGCATGGCGGGTGGTCGTAAATCAAGAAGACACCGAAGCAGAAGCAGACATTAAATTATAAATTAATTAATATACTTTATCATTTAACGACGTCTTTTAGTTCTAGAATGCGTATTATGTCTTCTATTTGTTCTTTTTTTGATTGTTCTTTTTTTCGGTGTTCTCTTTTTAGTTGTTCTTCTTTTTCCTCCTTTAGATGATATTGGATTATAAGTTTGGTTTACCATTTGATTAAAATCATACATTATATATTATTTATATATTATAATTTGTCATCATGTCTCTCTATATTTATTACTTTAACACCTTTTGACGTTTTTACCTTCTTTTGTTTTGTGCCCTTTTTATGTATTTCATTATGACATGCTTCGCATAAGGTCATCAAATTAGCTAAATTATTTTTATGAAAAGTTGATGATTCTGATTCAATTATTCCGTTTTCATTTGAATCAGCTTGATGTTGTAAATGATGAACTTCTGTTCCAGCACTCTTTCCGCATTTTTCACACATGTTAACAATTTTATTTGAGTTATATCTAGATTGTTTGAGAGAAAGAATGCTTTTACCATCTGGATTATATTTAAGTCTGATATTATTCGCTGCTTCTAAAAATTCATAAGGCAAATTTAGCGATTTACATACTTCTAAGCCATACATATTATTTCCTGGACCATCTTTTAATTTGCGGTCATATATAAGCGAATCAGATTCTTTATCGTACTTTACTTCCATATGTTTTAAATGAACACTTTCAAGGGAAGTAATTTCTTCATAATCAACAATTTCATGTAAATGTGTAGCAAATATAAAACTACTTTTACACTTATATAACTTTCCAATTCCGGCAACAAATATACTTATTGCACTAACTGTTTCTGTTCCAGAGCATAATTCATCTCCAAGGACTAAACTGTTTTCGTCCATTGACCGTAATATGGTGCGAAGTTCTGACATCTCAACCTCAAATGTTGACAACCCTTTAAAAATATTATCGTTACCTATTATACGTGTGAATATATGTTTATATGGCTTGAAACGATAACTAGAACATGGTACAAATAAACCAGCTTGGGCCAATATTACTGAGATGCCAAGTGCTCTAATTAATGTTGTTTTGCCGACTGCATTTGTACCGTATAATAAAACACCATCTGATTGACCATCTCCAAGTGAAATATCATTTTTTACGTATAATTCATTTGCTTGAAATTGCTCTATTAAACAATGACGCAACCCCTTTGCTTCAACAAAAGACTTTTCGGCACACACAATTTCTGGTTTACAATAATTATATTTATGAGCTATTGAAGCTTTTGTATAGACAACATCAATTAATGTAATAAAATTAATTAATTGGTCCAACATCTTTTGATTATTTGCTCCAAAATTGTCGATAAAACGATTATAAATAAGAGTAATTAAGTCTTTCATCGAAATTTTTGTAGATGAAATACTTTTACAAACAGACATAATTTGGTCATCAATAATAAAATTATTTGAGGCAGACTGTTTTTCGAAAGAAAATTTATTTTTTGAAATTATAAAAGGAAATTGTTTAGGTTTTTTATCTGAAAAGTTTATACATAAAGTTATTGTTGCATCTTTTGCTGGCAATGACTCTTGAAGAATTTTACATCTTCTGCTTGTACTTACCAACCCATAATTATTTTTATCAGTTTCATGAATTTTTACGTAATCGCTTGATTTACCTAATTTCTTTTCCTTATTTTCGATCTGATTACTTAAATATTCTCTAATAGACTCTAACTTTAATTCAGATTCTTTTAAAGTTTCAGTTTTTTTATCTAATTCTGAATCGACGCCTTGTTTTATAAAGTTAGTTTCAAATTGAGACATTTGATCAATATCCTTAGCTAAATCAATATCTATATTATTAAATATACAACTACTTAAATGTTCACATATTTTTCCAATTTCCAAAATATCCTTATCTGAATCCTTAAAATAATTTATAATAGTTTCGTCATCTTTAACTATATTAAAAATATCATTTATAATTTGAATATTTAAATACATTGTATAAAATGATTTTGGTGGGATCTTTTTTAGAAATATCTGTCTTTCGAATTTTGACAAATCTTTTATTTGTTTTAACTTCTGTTTGAATTGATTGTTATAAAAATCAATATTTTTTAAAAAATGTTCAGTAATATCATATTCTTTTTTCAAGATTGTCTCATCATTAACTGGATTTAATATATTATATAAAAATCTACGCTTACCCATCTGGGTTGAACAATCATTCAGTAAATCAGAAACCGAAGATAATTTTGAAGGTTTAACAGTTCCGTCATTAATTATATTTAATTGTTTGAGAGAATGATTAGCTAAAATAAGACGAGTTGAACAGTTTTCAAATGTTGGCTCAAATATTTTATTAACCAATTGCGGATTATGTTCATAAACAAAATCTAATAGATAGCAAAATGATTGAGTTGCGATATTATTTTCATTAAAATTTTGTATAAAAACATCAAAACTATCAAATTTATAGAACTTAGAGAGAATTTCTTTTTGATATGATTGTTTTTCACAGTTCTTTGTTTTCGAAAGTTTTAAATTATTGGTTTTTTCGTTTATATGAATTTTATGAACCAAGCTGCATGATATACCAGCATAACTAATTATATTATCTAAATTTTTCTCTTCAGGTAGATTTGATATTAAAATTACTTCACTTGGATTATAAATTGAAATAAATCTCTCTAACTCATCAAACGTGGTTGGATTATTTATATATGTTTCTTTAAATTGAAATATAGTTGTTTTGCCTGTATAAATATCAATATTCGCCACACCAACAACGACAAATTTGCCTTTCATTAATACTTTATTATCAATGTAATCAACCCAAATACAAGTTGTTGAATTCGTAAGACTTGTTGAATCAGGCTGAAAATATGTTCCTGGAGAGAATATTCCAGCTAAACTACGGGTAGTATTTTTAACATTTTCATCTTGTGTATAAACAACAGCTGAAAACCCTGCATCTTGAATTTTTTTAACATATTTTTCGATTTGAAAATCCTTAAACCCAGCCATCATAACATTATTTTCACCAACACAAGTATTTTTTTCAACCATATTTAATTCACAAATTTGAGAGAAATCAGTAATGCTACTTGAAATAACAGTGTCAGAAGATTTATCATAAATTCCATATACTTCAAAGAATGAACCAACTTGCATTAAAAGTATTGTATTTGGCCCGTACTCATCTTTATATTTTTTTGTTAATTGGAAATACTCCGTAATAAGAGACATAATATATTATATTAAATTATCTTTAATATCATATTATTTTATTTATTTTGAATTAATTTCTATAAACTTCATCTCGTCACCTGGATTCATTAGAAACTGTTTTAAACGTTTATACATTTTCTTTGATATAATTTTAAAATTATAAAATAACACTTTTATAATATAGAGTACAATTGTTATATAGAATGGAAGATTTTTACAACTTTCGTGGTCTTTTAATACAATATCTTTATTTTTTTCATTATAGATTGAAAGTTCAATATTTATATTATTTTTAACGTCTTCATATTTTGTTTTATATCCATAAACCATTGTTGATTTAATTTTATATATTATTTTTTTGAATTCGCTTACTTTAATATTTAAATGGTTAGATAACATTTGTATTGTACTTGTTTCATTATCAGTAAATATATCTATATCAATATCGCTTTTTTCAGGAATATAATCTGGACGCTGAATGCTGCCATAAAAATAAATAGGTTTGTCTATATAATTAGAGAGATTTGTGAAAAATATTTTTTGTTTTTGTGTTAACCTTTTATTTGTAAGATCCATATTAGAATATATATATATTTTAATTATTAATCTCGTCTTTTGAAAAATTATATAATAATGTATCTACATTTGAATTTGAAATCTCTCCAGCTAACATTGCAGATTCATACAATTTTCTCAATACATCAGTTGGAGCACTACTTCCCGCTTTTATAAGATTATGATCTCTTAAATACAATTTTACATCATTTATATTTCTTCTTTTTAAATCTTTCTGAGCAGTTATAATTTTTTTCCTAGTTCCTCTATCTTTAATTAAAACGCCAATTGTTTTCTTTATTTTGGATCTGCCTAATGTATATTTCCTTTTTATTGTTTTTTTTGTTATATGTTTTGTAGCAATAATAGTTCCGCCTGCTTCTTGAATTGGTTGGACGTTTGAAGGTTGTATTGATTGAATTGGTTGTTGTGATTGTATTGATTGAATTGGTTGCATTGATTGAATTGGTTGAGTTTGTTGCAATAGCTGAGTCTGCATAGGCCTTTTAATTAAGTTTTCTGACGCCATTGGGTCAACATTATTTTCTTGTATTTTATATTTTAATTTTTCCTTCAATATATTTAATCTATTCTCTCTAGCTGTCTTTTCTGAAGTTATATTTGATCCTTGAATAACCAATGACGAATTTGGATTTGTAACTATATTAGTTTTTTGTGTTCTTGCCCATTCACGATAACTTGGTTTTAATCCACCTTTTAATACTCCATATGGAACTTCATCTCCTTTATATGGCGAATTTATTTTGAATGGTTCTGTTGCGATTGACATTTGAATTTGCTGTTGCAATTCTTCAGGTAAATCCATATTGATTTGTGGTTGATTAATCTGATGATCCACCGAATGATAATTTCTTATGGATCTTCTCTCTATTTCTTCCTTTCGTTTTTCTTTTATTAACTCATAATGTTTCTTCTCATCGTCATTTTTTTTCTGTTTTGATAATGTTTGTAAATAATTAATAGAATCTGTAAATTCATCACTGTAATTAAGCAATGCATCATTCGGTTTAAATCTTTCAGATAAAGACGGTTTGTCTTCAACACTTAAAGTCCTTTTGTTATTTTCTAAATTTTCAGTTTCTCTCTGTTTATGTTCTTTAATTCTTTTAAGTAATTTATTTTTTAATACGCTTGGAGATATTAATGGCACTGTAGTCGGTTTTTCCTTTTTTTCTCTGTTTTTTTTTGTTTTTGAACCGCCTAAACTAAATAATGATGGATTAATCGAGATAGTCTTATTTGATGACATATTACTTATAACACATAAAAATAAATAATAGATTTAACTATAAAGAGTACTATACAAATAACGCTGTCTATCTTCTTCTTCTTTTTTATTTTTAATATCTTCATTCATCAAATATATTTCAAATCCTTTATCTAAATCTTTTATTATTAAACGTTTTTTTTCTGATTCAGGACGACAGAAAACACGGCGACTATGTGCTATCTTTGTTTTACTCAATAAAGATTCAATATCTCTTCCATAAAACTTAAAACAATCTTTATTTTTCTTAAACCAATCTACAGTTATGCCTGAATTATCATCAAATTCCCAACCTATGTCTTTTACCATTTTCAAAAATATTTTATATAAATCTTCACCTGAATAATCATCTGTTTTAAATCGCCAAGTAAATCTAGAATCTAACCCTTGGTTAAAACTAAAAAAACTTTCTTTTAATTCTTTTTCATATCCAGCAATTATTATCATTAAATTGTCTTTATTGTCACTTGCTGCCTCACATAAGGTGTCAATACATTCTTTCGCAAAACTGTCTCGTTTTTCAGGATTACCAAGAGCATATGCTTCATCAATAAAAAGGACACCACCCAAAGCATCTTTGATAACATCTTTTGTTTTTATCGCTGTTTGACCTAAATATCCAGCTATTAAATCACTCCTTGTTACTTTTGTAAACGTTCCTTTAGATAGTATACCTATTTTGCTGTATATTTTTCCCATAATTTTTGCTATTTCTGTTTTACCTGTACCTGGAGGACCGTATATAACGGTATGGAGGAACTCTCCTGATAAATTTTTATTTTTATGCAATTTCTGTACAAAATATAAAATTTGATCTACGATATTATTTTTTAATTTTGACATTCCAATCATATTATTTAATTCTTCAAGCGGTTCCCTTATTGAGTGTAGTGCACTCATATCAATATTATATTTAATTGCTGGATCATTTTGATATCTATCAGTCAATTTAATAATGTCAGAAACGTTATTAATTTCAGCTTCAATATTTATTGTCTCTCTAATCAGTATCGGTTGTTCTTCTTTTTTCTTTTTGACACATTTTGGGTTTTTATTTACGTCGCAACAATCGTCTGAAAAAACCATATAATTATTTGGATTGGTATGGTCATAATTAAAAAATAAAATGTCATTTGGTGTTTGTCCTGTAAAATTAGGAGAAGACATATTGCTTGAATCATACTTGCCAAATATATACTCAATAGCTTCTTTTATTTCATTATCTAAAGTTTTATTATTATTTTCATCAATATTTTTATTATTTCTGTCAATATTTTTACTATTTTCATCTAATGTAGCCAAAAATTTATTATAACTATTTATTCTCTTTGGATTCATTGTTATTATTTTACGTTTATTTGTCATTATTTTACGTTTATTTGACATTAATTAATATAATATATACAATTCATTTATATTATTTTGTTTTCTAATTATATAAATGCAAACAACAATACGTTCAAGTAGACGCAGAAAGAGAGAAGCATACCGTAAAATGCATGGTAATCCATGGGATTCAAGTTCAAGTAGTCGTAATAAAACTATGTCATTAAAGAAATCGTCAAGACGATCAAATAAAAAAACAGTTTCTTTTAGAGAACCAATTGTTAGGAGCCGTTCACAATCATCTAGATCTAAAAGCAGTTCTCATGCAGCATGGCGTTCAGTATCGAGTAAAAAATAAGTTTTTTAAATTTAATTAAATTATGTTTAACTATATCTATTATAATATATTTGTAAAATTAAATATATTATTAAAACAATTTAAAATTAAATTGAAATATAAAATAACCGCAAGTATGATGGCAAATAGTATCGAGATAGCAACAATGACTTCATCAAATAATGAAACTTTTAATATTGAAAATGAGCCTTATATTGAAACACCATGGGATATTATTAAATCATATTTTAATGGTCAACAATTAGAAAGGTTTGTGAGACATCAATTAGAATCGTATAATAATTTTATTGGTTATCAAATTATTAAGACGATTGAAATGTTCAATCCAGTGCATATTGCTTCTGAACAAGATTTTGACCCTGTGTCAAAGAAATATTCGTTAGAAATATTTATTACTTTTGAAAATTTTAATATTTATAGACCTCAAATACATGAGAATAACGGTGCAATTAAATTAATGTTCCCTCAGGAAGCTAGATTAAGAAATTTTACTTATTCAGCAGCAACAACTATTGATGTTAATATAAAATATGTAATTAGAAATGGTCCGAATCTTGACAATACGCAAATATTTTACAAGACTATTCCGCGTGTTCATATTGGAAAGTTGCCAATTATGTTAAAGTCAAATATTTGTGTACTTAATCAATATAAGCATTTTGACAGTAATCAAACTGGTGAATGTAAATTTGACGCTGGTGGATATTTTATTATAAATGGCTCTGAAAAGACAGTATTGGGCCAAGAACGTTCTGCTGAAAATCGTGTATATTGTTTTAATATTGAGAAAAATGATACAAAGTATTTGTGGAAAGCTGAAGTTAAGTCAGTTCCTGATTATAAATGTATATCACCGAAGCAAATATCTATGTATCTTTCGTCTAAGAATAACGGATTTGGCAATCCAATTGTTCTTGAAATTCCACGAGTAAAACAACCAATACCTTTATGTATTGTTTTCAGAGCATTAGGTATTACATCGGATAAAGACATTTGCGAGAAAATATTATTAAATATTTCGGACGAAAAAAATAAGAGATTTCTGGACGCATTACAGGCGTCAATAATTGAAGCAAATACGTATTTAACTCAAGAGGATTGCATTAAGTATATTACCAGTTTTGCTATGTATACTCCAATCAACATGGATAAAGAAACTGGTGCAAAAAAGAAGCATGAGTTTACATTGGATATATTAAATAACGATTTATTTCCGCATTGTAATAGTATGACTCAAAAAATATATTTCCTTGGTTATATGGCAAACAAACTATTAATGGCTTATTTTGAAATAATTAAACAAGATGACAGAGATTCTTATCTAAACAAGCGTATTGATCTGACTGGAACACTGCTTAATAATCTATATAGAAATTACTTTAATAAGCTTGTAAAAGATATGGAAAAGCAAGTAATTAGGGAAATTAATACGGGATCATGGAGATCAAAAGATGATTATGAAAATATAATTAATATGACTAATATTTATAAAATTATTAAATCCGCAACAATTGAAAATGGAATTAAACGTGCTCTATCTACTGGCGATTTCGGCATTAAACATAGCAGTTCCAATAAAGTTGGTGTAGCTCAAGTTTATAACAGATTGAATTACGTTTCTAGTTTAAGTCACTCTAGAAGAATTTCTACTCCAACAGATAAAAGCGGAAAATTGATCCCTCCTCGTAAGTTACATAACACATCATGGGGCTACCTCTGTCCAGCAGAAACACCTGAGGGACAATCTGTTGGTGTAGTAAAAAACTTAAGTTGTCTTTCACATATAACTATTTATTCAAATTCGCTACCATTATATGAATATATATTACCAAATATTACAAAAATCGATGAAGCTGAGATGACGTCTGAATATATGTACGATAAGGTAAAAGTATTTATTAATGGTTCTTGGGTTGGCATTTCATTAAATTCCGAAGAACTTTATAATAAATTGAAGGAAATGAAATATAAGGGAATTATAAATGTTTATACTTCAATCGTATTTGATTATAAAATGAAAGAAATTAGAGTATGTAATGATAGTGGTAGATTAACGAGACCTTTGTTACGAGTTAAAAATAGAAATATAATTATTACCAAGACTATTATGTCAAAATTAAATAGTAATGAATATAATTGGGACAACCTTTTAACTTCATCAAAACTTGACGAATCAGTATTAGAATATATCGATCCTGAAGAGCAAAGTTGGTCAATGATCGCTACAAAACCAAAGGATTTAATTGATAAAAATAATACAATGATAAGATATACTCATTGTGAAATTCACCCATCAACTATTTTCGGAGTGTTAGCATCTTGCATTCCGTTTCCGGAACACAATCAGTCGCCGAGAAACACGTATCAATGTGCTCAAGGTAAGCAAGCAATGGGTGTATATGTAACAAATTATGAGAATAGAATGGACAAGACAGCATATATTCTTAATTATCCTATGAGACCGCTTGTTGAAACACGTATTATGGATTTAATCCAATTAAATAAAATCCCATCAGGATCTCAATTAATTGTAGCAATTATGACTCATACTGGTTATAATCAAGAGGATTCGCTGCTTATTAATAAAGATTCAATCGATAGAGGTATGTCATTAACAACCGTGTATCATACCGAAAAAGATGAAGATAAACAAAAAATTAATGGCGATGAAGAAATAAGATGTAAACCTGACCAATCAAAAACAAAGGGTATGAAAATGGGTAATTATAATAAGGTAAATTCAAAGGGAGTTATTCCTGAAAATACTCTTGTTGAAAATCGTGACGTAATTATATCAAAAATAACACCTATTAAAGAAAATAGAAATGATCATACGAAGGTAATTAAGTTTGAAGACCAGAGTAAGATGTATAAGACAAATGAAGAAACGTATATTGATAAAAATTACATCGATAGAAATGGAGAAGGTTATAATTTTGCAAAAGTTAGACTAAGAACCGTAAGAAAACCTGTAATTGGCGATAAGTTTTCATCGCGTCATGGGCAGAAAGGAACGGTTGGTAACATAATTCCTGCTTGTGATATGCCTTATACTGCTAATGGTGTAACGCCTGATATTATTATTAATCCCCACGCAATTCCATCTCGTATGACTATTGGTCAATTAAAAGAAACAGTTCTAGGAAAGGTTTTAGTTGATCTTGGATTATTCGGTGACGGAACATCATTTGGTGATTTTGAATTAAAGGATATATGTGATTTATTATTAAAGGCTGGTTATGAAGCTCACGGTAATGAGTTATTATATAGTGGTTTGACAGGCGAACAAGTAGAGTGCAGTGTGTTTATGGGTCCAGTGTTTTACCAGCGTCTTAAACACATGGTTAATGATAAGGTGCATAGTAGATCTATTGGTCCAATGGTTAATCTTACTAGACAGCCTGCTGAAGGTAGAAGTAGGGATGGAGGGCTTCGCTTTGGAGAAATGGAAAGAGATTGTGAATCCATCAATACACCAATTGTCTTGACAAATGGTCTGAGTACTTTAATTCAAAATATGGAATCATGTGATTTTGAAGTTTTAGGATGGGATGAAAAAACTAATAAAATGATTCCTTCAAAACAATCTGGATTTCTTTATAAAGGTGAACGAGAATGCGTTAAATTGACATTTGAAGATGGAAGAACAAATATATGCACTCCTGATCATCCCATATTAACTTCAGAGAATCAATGGATTAAAGCAAAGGATTTAATAGTTGGAGAACAAAAAGTAAAATCTAGTGTTACTTATCCAGTTGCAGATTTTAATGAGGAAATAAAAGAATGTGCTGGGTGGAATTTAAACGTTGGGGATTTAATTTTCAAAACTGATACTCTAGAAAATTATAAAAAAACATTAATTGTAACTAAATTGATTGGTTATTTAATAACTGATGGTCATATTTCTAAAAATAATTATGGTTATACTGCGTCTGTATTTTTGGGACACATGATCGATGTAAATAGTTTTGTAAATGATTTACAACAATTATGCGATACAAAACAGACAAATTATAAATGTAAAAATTTATATGAAGTAAGAATACCTGCTTCTTTAATAAATCATATTGCTCAATTAGACGGTTTGCTTTTTGGTAAAAAAGTTATTCAACCAGCCAAATTGCCTCAGTTTATTATGGAGTCTAATTGTCCGTTACCTATTGTTCGCGAGTTTTTGGGTGGATTGTTTGGTGGAGATGGTCATACTTGTGTTCTTGGAATGCATAGAGGAAAACGTGATATTCTTACATCTATTTCATTTTCACAAACTAAAAATAAACTTCAACTAGAGTCGCTTACTCAAATGATGAATGATATTAAAACTCTATTTGCTAGATTCGATATTAATAAAGTTACTATACAAAATTTTAAAGAAACTAGTTATTCTAAAAGCAAAGAATATGATGAAGACAATTCTAAAAACTACCAGTTAACATTACATTTAGATATTGACGAATTAATACCATTTTCTGAAAAAATCGGATTCAGATATTGCTGTCACAAATCCCAAAGATTGGAAGCAGGAGTATCTTATAAACGCTTAAGAAATGAAGTTATTAGACAACATAATTGGATAGTTGCTAGAGTTGATGAATTAACTAATTTTACAAATATTAAAAAAGAAAATCCCAATAAAATAGTTTCCACTAAAAAAGCTATTTTAAAGGCAGTTGATGAATTGAAATTAATAGAACCATTAATACATAATTATGCTATTCCATCTACACATGATATTACAGACCACTTAATTAAAGGAACTACATTTGGAAAATTCACTAGCAATTCATTTCCTACAGCAGAAGAATATTTAAAATCTATAGGAGCGTTAGATTGGTTTTTGTGTGATGATGCTTCAAATATTAATAAAGATGACAACAATGATTGTGAAGATATTAAAGAAGATTTACATTCATCATGTTATGGAGTTAATAGAGAATGTGATGGACTACCTACTATGAATTTAAAAGTTATAGATATAAGACCTGCAGGAGTTCATCCTGTATATGATATTCAAGTAGATGATACTCATTCATTCTTAGCTAATGGTATAGTGTCTCACAATTGTATGGTTTCGCATGGTGCAGCACGATTTACTAGAGGAAGAATGTATGATGCTTCAGATAAATATTCAGTATATTCTTGTAAAAAATGTGGTCTTATTGCATCGTATAACGATAAAATGCATATTCATTTATGTAATACATGCGGTAATAGAGCCGACTTCGCATATATTGAAATTCCTTATGCTTGCAAACTATTATTTCAAGAATTGAATACGATGAATATTGTTCCACGTTTTATAACAGAAAATTAAATACAAAAATTATAAAAATTATAAAAATTATAAATAAAACAATATATACAAAATTGTGATTAATACTAATAACCAATAAGGAGTAGCACAAAATTTATTTCGTCTAGTATTAAATAAGCTGTTAGGATGTCTTAACTCATGTGTATAACACATTAAATAGCTGAAAGTAAAAAAAGAAAGAATAAATAATAAATAATACATTTTTTCTTTAAGTTTCATTTAATATTATATTAATTAAATATTATTATATTAATTTAATATTAAATTAATATAATAATATTTAATTAATATAATATT